CACAAATAACATCGGTAGAAATACCATAAGAATCACGCATTCTCTTACTTACACCACAAGATATAATCTTGATAGCGCTTGTGAGAGACTCGTTGTTAGGCTCGTCATTTACAGCCTCGGACAATGCAAGCAACAACTTCATTTTTGAGTTGAAGAACTTGCCAAACTTCTCTTTTGCGTAGATGCACGCAGACTCTGCGACAGACAATTCTGTAGCATTCTTGTTTTCTGCATGGCGGATAACAATGGAACTGACTTCTCTTTCATCCATTGTAGATACATGCACATCCGTAACATCTGATTTAATAACCTTTAATTGTGAGGCTATCAACGCAACTTCAGATGGGCCCAAATCTGAACCTTTGTAAGAGATAACGATGTACTGCTTCATGGCTAATCCTCCTTTGGCATTATGTTAGTACTGGAGGACTGCACAATCTGCACATGCTTACCATCAATAATGGTATCAATTGTTTCCGTGTTAGGAACGTCTGGCGGAGTCAAGATATTGTATTGGTCTGATTTATCGGGCAAGTTCATATATACATGCTTGTTAACCTCAAACTCGTGGGATATACTTCCCTTAGTTATTGGTTCCCCAGATTTCTCTAGGACCGATACAACATCACGCATAACCTTTTCAGGTATGCTGAAGAATACAGAATCCTGATGTCTCCACTGGCCTTCCGTCTTCTGATATGTCAACGCATCAGAATAGTCGGCAAATGTAGGATTGTCAATTTCCTGCATCATCTTTGATACCATGAGCGAATCATCGTGTCTTATTTCGCTCTTTGTCTGCTTCACATAGTCACATGATGACACTGCGAAAGCTACAATAAGCATGATTAAGCACATGCTAAGCTTTTCAAATAATCTCTTCATTTTGATAATTTATTAGAGATTTAACAAATGTTAACTATCCGGGTTTTAAAGATTCACGGAATCATCTATTGTGATACATATGGGACTCGAACCCATGACCCATAGATTAAAAATCTATTGCTCTACCAACTGAGCTAATGTATCAAAAGAAGGAATACACACATACACCTAGTATTCGTTTAAGTATGCCCATCCTACAGCGGTTACCAGGAACGCTGCACCACCTCTTCCTTCTTGTGGACCAGCTAGGGTTTGAACCTAGGACCTCCAGATTATGAGTCTGTTGCTCTAACCGACTGAGCTACAAGTCCAAATGGCAGTTTTTCGTCTTGTTTTTATCCCTTTCTTAGATACTGCCAAACTCTACCCAGGACGCTATAATGCGTGATTTTATGCAGACTTGAACTGCTATGTAGGCCTTTAACCTAATAAATCTCGGGGACAGTATAAACTGCCCCCTTGAAATGCAACTAAATATATTTTTCCTCCTCCTCTTCTATTATATCATTCCACGTAAAGTAGAATAATAGAAGGCCAAAAATCAAAGCAACTACCAACCATATTATTATAAGACCAATAGCAAGTGTACTTATCTCACGCACATTACCTAATGCCTTTATAAGGCTAAGTAGCGGATAAAATGAAGCTAACATAATCAATAAGCTTCCACCTAAATATATTAATCTACTCATGATCTAGTAATTGTTGAGTTCTACTAAAATTGAAGTCGTGCACAAAGTAACTCTCTAGACTATTGCTAAGATATTCTTTTGCAGATCCAATTTCATATTCACTTTGAGACAATATGCATACATCATCATTAAGAGTTTCGTCAAACTCTAACAATGCGATGTTATTATCTCTACATACTTTCTTGAGCTTTCTTACATCGCTGTGAAAGCGACGCAACTCAAGTTCAGATTCGGACATTTGTCCATTCTTTCTACGTTTTGCCATAATTAAGGACTAATAAAAATTATTCCGTCTTCAATGCAAGATGGTGATTCTTTATTATCCAAATTCTTTGAGTCGTTTATTCTTGGACAAGAAAAAGGATTATTAAAGACACATCCATTGCAATTGTATTGACGTTTAGCCCTAACAATAATGCCATTTATTTTGTAGATTCTGCCAGGACTAAGTTTTTTACTCATAGTTCACCAATCAATTGTAGTTTATACATTGGCTTTTTGACTGGAACGATTTGATAACCTTTAATAGTTTCGCCAACTTTTCGTAGTACTCTAGATACTTCTCCAAGATGAAATGTTCTATGTACAGTTTCTCCATTCTTAGCTAGAATAAAGCATACAAATTTTGTAGGGTTTGCGTATAATTTATCATACACATAGGATACTTCGTGATAGAACGAACCAACTCCTTTCATAGCGTCAATTTTATTCATATCATTTTCTCCAACCATAATTTTTGTAGTTTCTAGCTTTTCCAGACTGCTTGACTTATATATACAACATTTCCCAGTTGATACATCTCTAACAGCTGTGCATTTACCACCAGCTCCAGTGATTACCACCATCAAACCACCCACCATTGTTCCACTTGGTAGAACTCGGCGAACTACATCATTCTTCTGAAATTTCATTTGCGTACAAATTTGATTTTGTAACGAACAATAGACGTAATTACGCCATTTCTCAATCTAATACCAAGTGTTGGCTCAATAGAGAATTGCTTGCACGTATTGATGTAATCAACAACACTCTTTGAGATTGGGATAATCTCTGAGAATCCTGCTGACTTATCAATGTATGCAGCCATATACTTAACGGTTTTGCCGTTAGAACTAGGTTGTTGTATTATTTGCTTAATACATTCAACCTTACAGATCATAGTATCAATCGCTGCTTTTTGCTGCGCGTGACACTTTGAGGTCAGGAGTAGTAATAATATTATTACAACTACTGCTATCAGTGGGCCAGGATTGTTTTTGTCCGGCTTCTCGTATAATCTTACAGCCATTTTTTATCATCCTTTAGTAATTTCACAAATACATCATAAGATCAATGAATCGTTAAGAATTTGACATTTGTCTTGCCAGCTCCTGGAACATTTGAATGCTTGTTATTAATATAACTGCTCAAAGTGTTTTCGAGAGACTTAGCGTTGACCTTACTTAACCCAGAAGAGAGGATCATTGTAGATCCTCCCTCTTTAGCAACTACCTTGTAGTTAAGATACTCAGCATCAGGTTTCCCTTTTGCTGACTGTGGCTTAACTGCTTGGTTATGCGTCACATGCTTCTTCTTGTTCATCATCTACATGAATAAATGGTTTGCAATCCATTCCGATGTTCTTGATAGTCTCAGGCTCACTGAGCTTTTCCTCCGCAATACTACTAATAGCAGCAGCAATACGTACAAGATGGTTCAGATGAGTGATACCATTGAACTTTCCAGCTACTTCAACTGTCACATTAATACTCTGCTCCCCAGTCTCCTGGTTCTTCGTAACTCCAATCTCATTAAGAATTGGAACATGCTTCTTGAACTTGGTCTCCACATAACTTGGAGAGTCAAGATCAACGTGTTTAGGTGATAGTATACAAGACACTGTCACAATTGTTGTAGCACCATCAGCAAAAATAGCTGTTTCAACCTTTGGGTAATCATTACCCACCAACTTCTTTAAAATGTTCATAATTTTGATAATTTAAACATTATTTACTTGTATAGGACTACTTCTCACCTATACTTGAGTTTTGTGTTCCATCTGTAATTCGGTTTCCCTTTGGAGGCTTTGGACTCCCTACGGCTACATTAAACACTTAGGGTTGATGCAACTCAACCCTTATGTTTTTAATTAATCTAAAATAGCACCAATGTAAGTTATGAAGACAATACTTACACCAGTCTTTTTGTTCATGAAAATTTAAATCACACATGTAACAATCTGTAAAACTAGATTTATTTTTCACAATTCTAAATACATTCTTACAAATTGTAATCAATTGCCCTGGTTTATAATTCTTATGAGTACCAGATGTCTTCTGTGTGGTCTTCTTTTTCAAATTCATTCATACACTTACTTGTTAATTAAGTTGTCTACTTTGGATTTTGCTTCTAAGTAATCACTACCATAATCTGTTGCAAGATCTGTATCCATAAGATCAAGATTATGTGTTCCATCGAGAGAGTCAAGCAATGTTTCGACACATGTATAGTATCTTTCATATGCTTCTATCTTTTTCTCTGCTTTTTTGCCCTTACCTGTATGGTAATTTGACATAAAGCAGGCACCCACAAAGCAACCTAATACTGCTCCTACTAAAAGGAGGTTAAGGTTGTCCATAAAACCATGTACTTTATTCTTTTCCATATATATAATTATTGATTAATATACATAATAAAAACGTGCCTATCTTCACAGACCAGCACGTTGAGCATCGAAATAAAACCTACGTCACTTAGTAAAAGATGATGTAAGAAAATCGGTATGGTAAAAAACAAATTTGAGTGGTTACTGGACTCGAACCGTCGCTATGTTGCGCTTTACTATAGCCAAGTACAATATCCATATAATGCATTTGTACATAGTATACCCTCTTGCTTTAGCAAGTGTATAATAACCACTATCCGTCTCTCCAGATTGTCATAGAGACTGGGTCTACATTTGACAGATTGCACCTTTTGCAAATAGGCTGTAGTTACCGTATCTCAGTTTTACACGTAAACCTATTGCCTATAGACGACTCACCCTCTGTGTTCTACAATCGACATCTTATAGCTTTGCAAGTACCATAAGCACGTGTTGTAGTGCGTGGGCTTGGGACCACGACTGCCACATTACTGCCTACGATTTATCACGTTAGCATAGGCGCTCCGTCATCCTAGTTTATATACCGCATGAGATAACGGTCTAATACAACTATCTTCACAGACCGTTGTATTATGAGGTCTATTCGCGCTTTGAGTAATGAATCAGACTACACCATGATGCAATGTGTAGTTTCGTCTAGGTCTCATCAGTGACAATGTTATACTCTCCCTAGCTGAGTTTAAATAAAACATACCACTATCTTCACAGACCATGGTATGTGCAAACCTATTGTTGTTACACTTAACAACTACAACCTACATCCTAACTAAAAAACCTGACATTTACATTGAACCTTTTATTAAATTGCTATTCTATAGTCTTTTCCTTTCAGAGAAGGTCTCTTACTAAGAATAAACTTTTTTAGATCTTCAAAGTTAATGGGAAATAATGCACAATATTTATATCTTAATGTGCATACAAATCTTCCATTGAGCATAATGTCAAATTTGAAAGTATTCATATTGATTACATTTTGATTATTATACGTCTTTATTTGTCTTTCCAAATGCCAACGCTTATTTATACTCCTAATGGCCATATTCTCTCCAAGAATTGCTTATTATTGAAGTATTTATTATATGTGCCAAATGATACATCGTACATAATATGCTTGTACATATCATCTGCAAACTCAAGCTCAAGAAAATGGGCACGTGGTAAGATATCGCGTTCACGATCAATTTCATTGATTACATCAACAATTGAGTAATCAACCATATCACGATGCATAGCGAACAGCATAATAGCTACAAAACAGAATCTGTCCATATTGATTATATTTAATTGTTCGAGTTTTCAAATATGACGTCTTCAATTGTCTTGCCAATCAAAGATCTTTTATATTCAGAGTATCTTATTGTATTTTGACACTCTACAATATATCTGATAAATCCTGCTAATTCTTTAGAATATGGTAGGTTAATCATTACCAACAAATCTTTTACAACTTGTTTAGTAAGCGTATTCACTCCTCCCCATGTATTAGGAAAGTTGTTCCACTCTTTTTTCCAGAGCGCTGGTGCGTTGTTCTCGACTAAGCGAATAACGTCCAACACATTTGTTTTGTAAGTTATTTTCATATTGATTACAATATTACGCGTACTATATCAATTTCGCTCTACTTTTTCCAAACACAAAGTCTCCCTAAGGAGACAATGTGTTAATACGGTGGATTTGTAACTGGTGCACCTGGAGCGCTTGGAGCTGGAGGAACTTGAGCTGCTGCCATACCAGGCTGCTGTGGAGCTGGTTGCTGAGCTTGCTGTTGCTGTGCAGTTGGCTGCTGACCACCTCCCATAAGCGATGTTGGGTCGAATGCAGGTTGCTGTGTAGTTGTTCCTTCAACAGGATTGCGGAAGAAGCGCTGTTCCATACGAGCACCCTGTGCATTCTTGCTGTATGGCTCAATGTAGTGAGTAACTCCGTTAGCATCGATAAAATCAATCTGCACAAAGACTGAGATACTGCTGCGGATTACCTTCTGATTGTTACCATCCAGTGTTGGACTACCATCAATCTGATTAGCATAGCACGGTCCTTTAGCGAACTCATACTCTTCAAAGCATCCACCAGGGAATTCGAGCAACTGACTCCAAGTATCTGGATCCTGAGCAAATTCTGGTCCAGTTTTGAAGCTTGCGAGATTGACATCGAAACCTCCCTGATGATTAGGATCGTTTGATGGTGTAGCATACTTCTGGAGAACAGCGAATATCTCAGGACTGAGATCATCATCAAACAAGATGACGTTCTGTTTTTTGCCCAAGAGAGACTTCTTGTTCTTCATACCGATTACTAAGAACTTACTAATTTTGCCGTCTCTGTTAGCCTTCTTAGCCTGACCAATAGATAAGGAGATTGTCTTAAATGCGCCAATCTGTGCGCCTGGAATAATTGTATTCATAATTCTGCAGTTTTTGATGATTACGCTATATATTAATGAGGCATAAACAAAAGAAGATGAGAAAAAGGAGCAATAGTGTATCGGGTGAGATAATTCCCCTCATCTATACCCATTGTCCTCAATTCTCAACTTAATTTGTTTAATCTCGTCTTTAAGGAGAATTTGTTTATTAGTTGCCAAGCAAGAGTGTGAAGTTAGGGAGGCTGTGCTCGTACTAACTTGCCGAGTATACGATCCTCCCATAACTCCTACGTTTCGAGGAGGCGTGACTTTCGAAGCAGTGGAGCAGAAATCTTCAATGCAGTGAATGTTGTCATCATTAATATCTAGAAACTTTTTCATAATGTAAACGTTTATTGATTAAAGAGTTTTGTTGAATATCGTTAGTTAGGAGCAGATGTTTATTAGTTGCTAAGGGAGAATGTTGTATGCCCCAGGTACAGCGTGTACAAGAATATGCCCTCAGACACATTTTAAGGCACCTACAGCGCGTTCTAATAGCTTACCTGGACAATTACCCAGCGTGTACTGAGATCACGCATTAGAGAGCAATTATAAGAGGATCTGTATAAAGAACTTATTTATTAGTTGTTAAGAGGCTAAGAGCCAGGCATTAAGCCTGACCATTAGTCTCTGGGATAATAACTTGCTCCTGGAAGAAGTGAACTGTGCAGTCTTTATTTGCTGCTATCCAAGGCGTCATAACTGCCATCATATCTTCCATACTTGCATACTGTGGGCTTGCTACCCAATAATTTTTACCCTGTCGTACAGAACATCTGTAAACTGTCTTTGTCTTCATAATTGTAATGTTTAAATTGTTTGTAATTAAATTATCATCTGATTGAAGAACTTATTTATTAGATGATAATTAGTAAAGCAGGGCATTAACCCCGCTAAACTATGCTATGTATCCAGTCATTGCTAGTTTATACATAGCCTCATCAACATTCATACTACATACTTTGCAGTACGTTCTGTTAGACACTCTATCCAAACCAAATAAGAATGTTTTGATCAAACTTGCCAACTCAGATGAGTAAGGCAAATCTGTATGCTGTAGCATTAATTTTACAGCATACTTTTCACTGGCGTTTACAAATCCCCAGCAATCATATCCATTTTTACTTATAAGTTCGTGGTATCGTGCTACTTCCTTTGCACGCACCTCTCTCTGATAGATGTTATGCACATAATTCAGAGATGAATTTCCATTGAATTTATTCATAGCTATATTAATATTAATATCATCACGAATGAGAATGTGTTTGTTAGTTGCTTGGCAAAATGGGAGCAAGGCTTATTCAGCCCTGCAATCCCATATCCCATATACCATACCACCAAACAATATACTCCATATGATGCAAAGGAGTATGCGATCACCCATAGTGAGGAGCATTGTTGGAGAATATGATGTAATGATAAATACATCAAGAATGACAATAATCGCAATGATAATCACTGCGGTAACAGCGCAAAGAGTTCTATTCATATTGATTATGTTTTAAGTGTTAATATCGTTTGAAAGGTGTAGATAATTTATTAGGTACTCAGAGTCTTTGGCGGGGGTATCCCGGATCGCGTACTTGGGCGGGGGAGCACTATTTCACTGTTTCTCGTCTTTGTACTTGTAAAATAAAAAATTTTTGTTTCGAGCTTGCCGAGTATGTTTCTCGTCTTTACACATTTATCACAATTCAAAAAATCAAAAAAATATTTTTCTTACGTCCAAACAGCAAAAAAAAGCCGAGGCGTAAACCCCGGCTAATTAGCTTTTGCATTTTACTTTATACGCACATATATACGTTTTAACTGCTCTAAATCCTTGAATATATCCAGATATTCTGCTTCTTTAACTATCATGTCAACAAGGAAGAAATCAAATAATTTACACAGACGTAGTGTATAATCGTGATAAATTACACATGGAAGATGATTATTTTGTTCTGTTTGAATATTCATGGTTTACATTTTATTATTTCTTATAAGTATTAGTCAGCAGCTTTAGAATCATCTTGGGCAAGGTCGTCACACTCTACAAGGTCGCTACCATCTACTTCGTATGCAGGTATATATGGTTTATCTGTTCCGAATCCAGGTACATATCCAGGCCCAAGCTAATCCTGCACCATCTCGGTTACAGTCTTCTATTTCCTTAATAACGCATCTTCTTGCATTGAGTCCTCCTCTTCTGCACGCTTAAACTTATCTATAAAGTCTGTTATTTCTCTCATATATATATGGTTGTCGCGCTCATATATTATGGCATCAATCCACTTACCAGTAGAATCTTTAAACTTTCCTACTCCTACATAATTGTAGACATTACCCTTATACTCATACTTCATCTGTTTTCTTATTATGCATTTTTACCTATCTCTAGAAATACTATTCTGCATCTGCAGTATTATGTTCTGCTTTATATGGCTCAATACCAGGAGCGCATCCAGTACCAATAATATCTCCGATTCTATCAAGTGTAGTAGATCTATCTGGTTCTGCGAGTCTTATAAACTCAGATGCTTCCATCATTTTATATACTCCACGGTATTTGTAGAGTATGGCATCTACCCATTTTCCAGAAGCTAATTGAAATTGACCGGTGCCGATATATATTACTTTTACATCACTATTTCTATTTAATATAAATCTATCATTCTCCATACACGTTATTTCTTCAAATTAGCAATCTTTAGTCTAATCGACAACAGCTTCTTATTAATGTTCTTGTCATCTTTAATCAGCTTCTTTGCCACAGTTATGTATTTAATGATCTTTACGACAGGGATTGCAAGCTTTATTCCAATAAGAGAAATAGCTGCCCATAAAGGTAGAATTGCGAAACATACGTACAACAATATTGCCCAAAATGCCAAGTTTAACATACTTACTGTAATGCTTTTAGCATTCATAGCCTTGCATACCTTGTCAAATGTCTCCTTCTCCTCTTCATTTAATTCGTTTCTAATCTCAGATATATCTACTAACATATTTTAATCTCCTATTTTTAAAATCTCCACCATCTTGTAGTCTCCTTCTTTAATTCATTAAGACACGTCTCATATTTATCTTTCCAATAACTAGTGTGCTCTTCCTGACGCGCTAACTGTCTCTGTAGCAGTGTTATCTGAGCATCTCTAGCTTCTAATGCACTCTCGTTACACTCTGCTGGTTTACTATTCTGTACAAGTTTTTCGTAATCTTTTCTGTCTAGAATTACGTAATCCCTAAGCTGTCTAATCAATTGAACTAAGTCTAATTCCTTCGTCTCCATATATAATATCCAATAACATTTTAGTTGTTTCGGGACAATCCGAGAACATCTTTATCATCTATTCTGCTATCCCCGAATACTTCTATAAATTTATAGAACTCTCCTTTTTCATCAAGCTGCAGTGCTAATTGTAGTATCTGTCTCGTTGGAGCTGCTTCCTCTCCTAGGTTCTCTAGTTCCTTCAGTAATGTCTGATACGCATCCCTCTGTCCCGGATCCATCTTTTCCTGTCTCTTCATCTTTTATATCGTTTAAAGCGTTTATAACTTCAGCCTTGGTAGTCTTTGTTTTAGACTGCTCAATAAGCTTTTGTATAAGTTCGTCCTTATGAGGATTACCTTTTTGCGCATACATGTGCATAAGGATTGCTGTGGCACTTGCAAACTCTCTAGAGTTTTTGTCAAGTGTGTCTATAAGTTCCTCAAGTTCTTCAATTGTATATTTTCCTGGCTTGTGCAAGAACTTTCCATCTTTATTGTACAGGTTACTATTTTTGCTAATTTTTCCCATTATTACTTGCTCCTTTAAGTATTACCCAACCAGCTGTAACAGCTATTATTGGGATGATTAAAAATATAGTTATTATATCAAATGGATTCATCATTGTCTGGTTCATAAAACCCTAATCTTCTTCCGTTTTTCTCGGCTCTTTCTATTATTTCCGCAGCTCTTAAAAAGTCTTTATCTTTTGCTATTCTGCTCAGCATGGGCTATGTATTTTGTGCACTCTTCCTCTATAATTTCACCATCGTCGTTACGTGTTAAATGCGTGTATTTCATCTTTGATCTATTGGATTTAAACGCTCTAAACGCCTTATCTCGCTCCTATTTATCATCATATCTGTGGATGTATTTCATCATTTGCGTAGCATTTACAGATCCTGCTACCCCAAGATTACATAGGTTTTTAATAAAGCTCATAGCCCCGTCTTCTCCAAACTTATGCTTTAGCATACTATACTCTTTAAGGCTCTTCTAGAACCACTAATTGTCTATATCGTATACTGGATCCTACTCAACAATATATGCTATATTTATTGGCACACCGTGCACAAAGAAGTATTTGCACTACTATGTACATGGTTTGTTTTGATATTGTAGAGATAAGAAGTCAGCGTAATATAGTACGGCGCTCATCTCAAACTAATTCATACTTTACTTGCTGTTTTGTTTACACACTCTGTAAAGTATCCAATCAAGTATGCGAATACCTCATTTGTATCTTCAGAGAGATTTATATGACACGATTCTAGTATATCTACAGCCGCATGAAATGACTCGTGAGCAAACGTGTTTACATCATTATAATCATTCCAGATCTTGTTTACTACTATGATTTCGCAATCTTCGTCCGTTGATTTATCATATGCTCCATTTACTGTATAAGCCGTATATTTAGAATATTCACCATCGCATATAGATGATTCATCTTGTCTAAATGCAAATCTTTTATCTATTACAGACTTATCTGGGTTAACTATAACGAATAAACTAAACCCATATACTGTATTGTATTCGTCTATTATACACTTCTTTTTATCCATACTATTCTTATTAGTCTTACTATTATTGTTAAGCTTATATATAGCTCTACTATACTGTAATAGCTTATTATACTATATAGTCTTACTATACTGTAATAGCTGTACTACTAAAGTAGATCTCCTAAAGAGAATATATAAGAGAAAGGGTTCTTAGTCTGACTAACCCCCTACTATCCCCCTAACGTAAAAAAGCTAAAAAAGTTGCATATCGGGTAGAAAAGTGCAATTTATATAAAATTTTTATGCAGTTTGCAACCATTCTTACAAAAGTTTACGTTATGGCGGCGTAAAACAATTAAATTTAATGGATATGACAAAGATTTTAAAGGTTATTAAGCCTTTCTTCGTAATGGAGGTTGGCGATACATTTGAGTACAACGACAAAACAAAGGAGTACAAGAGTGTATATAACGAAGAGCATAATAGTTCAAACGAAGAGAATTCTACAGTTGTTTCCTCATACAATTCAGTTTACACTATTTCTGAAGACTACGCAAAGATGCTAGTTGAAAACGGTTATCTTGAAGAGGTTATGCAAAACACAAACAATGACAAGCAGTTTGTTAACATATTTGATGAGATTGAACATTTGCTTATTCAGTATAATACTGATTTGAATATTCTCTTAAACTCTGATGACGATACACCTCAGTGTTTGAAGGTCGAGAAAGAGACAGTTCTTCGCAATATGATCAAATTGCTTAAACACCTTAAGTCGTTGAAAAAGTAATATGGAAGAAGAGAAGATGATAGATCAGACTCAGCTTGCAGAGGACTTAAGCTCAAAGATAAAGTATGAGTTTAGACAGATGTTCTTGGTAAAGCCGCTTGAGCCTGTTAAAGTTAAAAAGAAGATCTCCGAACCTGTGGCTAAGGACACTAAGCCAAAGAAGGATAAGGATGGGATCGAAGCAGTTGATTACGATGATGTAAAGACAGAGATTAAGGAAGTTGATTCAGATTTCTCTAGAGCTGTTGTACTTAAGTTGCCATATGAGTATACACACCCATATGTTGATGAAAAGATTCAGCAGATGCCTATCAAGGTTGGTGATATTGTTATATACAGATCTGCTAGAGGAGCTATGTATTTCGACTTACTTAAAGATTCTCAACTTGTATCTCTTTACGATATTGTAGCAACGGAGACAGTAGAGAAGTAATGAATATAGATAAAGTTTGTAGATAGATCGGACGACAATTAAACGAAGATCCGGAACTAGTAAAGCAAATAGTAATGCATTAGTTCTAGTTTGTAGTTGATGTTATGAAAGACCCAGATGACACTAGAGATGTGTTGTTAAACAAACTATTTAGATTCAAGCTTAAGAATAGATTTAAAGATAATAAGAATAAACCATTAAGTCCATATGAAGAAGATAATAAACATTGATCGTAAGCCGATTATGGTTGACACAGAGACGGCTTTTGTAACATCGATAGATAGATCTACAAGAGGAATTGATGATGTATACGTTATCCCAGAAGATGCTCATATCGAATGGAGATCAAGAATGTTCCCTGACAAAACAATTGAGGCAGATGTAAAGAAAGATGATATTCTTGTTACATTCTACGATAAGGATCTCGGTAAAGATTTTGTAATAATCAAGTCTACAGATTGGTTAAACGCTCTTAATAATGCAGCAGATGCTGATCAGAAGAGAAAGGAAGAGTGGGCAGCTAAACAGAAAAGCTCAAATTCTGAAGCTCTTGATTGTGGAGATAATTGTAGACCATGTTAATATTTAAGTTATGAAGAAAGTTGTTAAAAAGACAGTTAAGGTAGCAAAGCCAAAGTACACAATTTCTATGATTGATGCAGCTAATGTAAGTGATATTACAGCATACTTTATTGGCCAGAAGATTTTAAATGGCATGAAGCTCACTGATTCAGATATCAGTACAATCGTATCAATTGTTACAGATATTGTACTTGAGGATCTTATGCCAGAGGATTGTGCAGCAATTGTAAACGATAATGGCACATACAGAAAGTGTACTGCTATTAGAGTTGAGAACAAGGTTAAGAAACCTTGGTACAAGCGAGTATGGAATTGGATTACTCGTACTAAGTAATCACCTTTAGAGTCTATTAGTCAAACGGTAAAGACAGCCCGATATAAAGGGAATAGTTAGCAGGTTCGACTCCTGCATAGACTCCATTCATTATTTTTCATAATTTTAATTAAGAATTGAGAGTGGCGTCCGCCTGATGCGTACACTATAAATAAAAGGTTCCGCGGCAACCGACACGGGCACCAATACTGGTTCTGCGTAACTCCAGCTAAAGGTTACGTGCTTATCGCGGGATGGTGAAATGGTATCACGTGTGGCTCATAACCATAGATTGCTAGTTCGACTCTAGCTCCCGCAACAAACAAAAATTTACAATGATTTATCATGAGGTAAGTTAAGACTTTAAAACATAGTGGTTAGGCTTGCCACGCCAGACAAATAAAAAGCCAATATTGCCCTATGGTGTACCGCCTGTGCACAACTGTCCCTAAAACAGTAGGTCTCCGATGGACACGGAGTGGGGCTACTAATAAATACGTAGGTTAGAGGTGCGTATCAAATATTTTTTACATGGAAACAAAAGTATGCACTAAATGTGGTATAGAAAAACCACTTGATCAGTTTGCGAAGAATAGTAGCAAACCTGATGGCCTATCACCTCAATGTAAGGAATGCAAACATAAATATTATGAGGAATATTACAAAAAGCACAAGAATGAAATATATAAAAAGCATAGATCTTATAAGAAATTTTTAACACAATATATGAGGCAATTAAAATCTAATGGATGTATCATATGTGGAGAAAAAGATCAGGCTTGTTTAGACTTTCATCATCTTCATGATAAGTCTTTTAATATAGGAAATCAATGTAGAGACAAAGGCGTTACTTCTATAAAAAATGAAGTTGACAAATGTGTTGTACTATGTGCAAATTGTCATAGAAAACTTCACTTCTACAATCTTACAATAGACCAGTTAAAAGATTATGTTAGTCTGGGTTCGAATCCTAGTGGGGCGACAATAATTAAACAATATTATAAATACTATGGAGTTAAAATTTAAGAGACTTGAGGACGAAGCGGTCCTCCCTATTCGTAGCACAGAAGGTGCTGCAGGAATTGATTTGACATGCATTAAGATTGATACAGCTCTTAATGAAGCAAATCAGCTAATGTTGGTTTACCATACAGGATTGGCAGTTGAGATTCCTGCCGGATATGTTGGTTTACTTATACCACGCTCTAGTATTTGGAAGAAATCATTATGGCTTACTGATAATGTTGGAGTGATTGACGCTGATTATAGAGGAGAGATTATAGCTATAATGAAAGCCACAACAGATGTGGTTCCTGCTATTTATAAGCAGGGCGAGCGCTTCTGTCAGTTGGTCATAGTTCCGGTGCCAGAATACGAGGTTACAGAAGTGTCTGAGCTTTCTGATACGAAACGAGGCGAGAATGGCTTTGGTTCAACTGGTACCGATAATAAGGAAGTTAGCGCAGCTGCGGGAACTGAGGCACAGGCTAGCGAACAGCCACAGTCCGTACCAGAGCAAGCGGCGGCACAAGATGGTGCTGAGGTAGGTGAGTGACAAGCTTGACGATCCTACATAAAGGGGATTACCGAAAGGTAGTTCCCTTTTACTGTTTATATATAAACAATATAGTATTAAATAATATGAATTTTAAGAAACAACCATTAAAAGGTGTAGAGATACATGGCGCTCCACAAGTTGGTACGCGTACAGTAAATATCTTAATGGGCGAACACGCAAACGAATTTGTCCGTGGTGATATTATGGATGCTAATGCAGTATTGCAGGCATTTGACGAGCTTAAGGGTAATGTTGATACAGATCATGATACTCTTGAAGAACTTGTTAATGAAATCCATAAAAATGCTAATGATATTAGCAATAATAGCACATAGATACAAAAAGTTGATGCCGCATCAAAGGCTAGAGACGAAAAAGAGAAAAACGATAGAACTGAAGCTGATAACGCTCTTGGTCAGAGAATCGATGAAGAGGCAGCTGCTCGTAAAGCAGCAGATGCAGCAGAGTTATCTAGAGCAACACAGGAAGAAGCTAGACTCGATGCAGCGATTAAAGCTGAGGCTAATACCAGAAAGCTTAACGATGATACTATCACAAGTGCATTAAATGCAGAGATTGCCCGTGCAAAGGCTGCTGAAAAAGATAATAGTAACTCAATAACAGCAGAGGCTGCTACAAGAAAGTCAGAAGATGACGCTATTAAGAATCTGCTCCAGAACGAAGTTACTAGAGCTACTGCTGCAGAGGCAACACTTCAAGGTAATATAGATAGAGAAGCTGAAGAAAGAAAGGCTAGTGATAACACTATTACAACTAATCTTAACAATGAAATAGCAAGAGCAAAAGCTGCAGAAAAAGACAACAAGGATAGGATTGATGTACTTGATGGAGATTCTAACACAGAAGGATCTTATAGAAAAGCTATTAAAGATCTTATCAACGGCGCTCCAGAAGCATATGACACACTTAAAGAAATTGCTGACAAGCTTGCAGAAAATGATGATCTTCATCAGGCAGTTGAAGAGGCTATTGCAACAAAGGCTTCTAAGGAAGAGCTTAAAGCAGAATCAAATAGAGCAAAGGCTGCTGAAGCTGATAATGCCGCTGCAATAACAGCAGAGAAGAATAGAGCTACACAGGCAGAAAGTGATATTACTTCAAATCTCAACAAAGAGATAGATAGAGCTAAAAAGGCAGAGTAGGCTAACACTACAGCTATTACAAGCGAGGTGACCAGAGCTACTACTAAGGAAACAGAGCTGTCTAATTCTATCGCTGCTGAAGCTAGTACTGCTAGAGCTGCAGAAAAGGCAAATACAGATAAGATTAATACAGAAATTCAGGATAGAAAGAACGCTGATACAACTCTTAATAACGCAATTAATAAAGAGGTAACAGATAGAACTACTGCTATATCTAATGCTACAACAACTCTTAATAATAGTATTAATTAGGTTAGTACAAATCTTGATAATCTTACAACTACTGTAAACAACATTAGCGCATCAGTATCAAGTATCACAGCAATTAGCACAGATTATATTAACGGTTTAAGCTAATAAGATATGAAAGAGAATATTGAAATAAAAGACGTGCAAAGAACCGAGTATCTTGACAAGAACGGTCTTGATATGTTGTGGGCCAAGGTTAAAGAGAATACACACAATCAGGTTGAAGTAGAAAGATATAGAGCTACAACACAAGAGAATAGAATAATTGATACAAAAGCTGATAAATCTGAACTTCATAGTAGTTATGTTTCTAACTCAACTTTTACAGCGCTCTAGGAGAAGGTTGCGGCTAATACTGATGCTATTAGTGATAAGTAGGATGCTGGTAACTATCTTAGTTATAAAGTTCTTAATAATGAAGGATATTACGAAATACCGGATATTCGTATTCCTGGCAGTGGCGGCATTACTAAAACGGACATAAATTCATAGAGTATATCCGTTAATTGTGATTATCCAGCCAGACATACAACAATTACATGTGACGGTATTTCTAACACTGATAATAACGCTAACCACGTTTATGCTACAGATGGTTCTATAGCTGATTTGACACAATATGCTAAGAAGAGCGAGATTTCTGCAAGTGGCAATGTTGACGATGTACAAGTTAATGGCGTAAGTGTTGTAGAAAACAAGATAGCTAATATTAAACCTGCTACTAAAGAAAGTCTTGGAGTTGTAAAGGTTGGTGACGGTCTTAATGTTGCTGATGGTACTATAAGTGTTGACGGCACTGCTCTTGAAGCACTTAAGTAGAAGGTTACTGCTAATACTACGGCTATTAGCAGTAAATAGGACGCTGGTAAATATATTCCTTATGAAGAATTTTATGATAGTAATACATACGTTCTCCCAGACAATTAGAAAATTGAATTAAGAGTAGACTTTGGAGAGGGAATATATAGTAATTCTAAAATAACGGCACAAGGTATATATGTTAATAATCCATCTGGTAAGTATATTGATATTGGAGCCGGAAATATAAGAGTAGATAGCGGTGGTCATGATTCTAACGATAGATATCTATCGTTAACACCTAGTAACATTACAATTTTTGACAAACGTGATTCGGAAAGATTTTTATTAGACTATAATGGTATAAGACTATAGGGAGGTGACAATAATCATGTATTAACCTCCAATAGGTCTACTATAGATATAACTCAATATGTACTGAAGTCTGTATATGATAAAAAGATTGCAGCACTTGAAGCACGTATTGCAGCACTTGAAGCTAAGCATGCAGAAACTGCTTGATGAAATAAAAACTAACGTTAAGAAAGACTTTAACGTTTAAGCTAGGTCTTAATGAAAGCGTGACGTGGTTCACTGCCCCGCCTAGCACAACAGATTCTACCACGCCTCCTTCCAAATGCGTACCAGGGTAGGACTTTTATCATTCCTAGGTGGAATATACTAGGACACGCGTAACAATACGCTTATATTTAACGGGACTAGGATTAATCCAGTCCTAGTTCCATATTGTTTTGCTTTTAAAACTTAAAGACTATGGATACAATCGAGAAAGTTTATTGTACAGGACACGACAATAACGACGCTTTAGTAGCCGCTTTGGCTTCTAAGAATAACTGTGATCCAATGGCTATGGCAGCCATGATGAATCAGAATGATTATATGAATAACCCATTTGCTTACCTTATCTGGATGATCTTCGCTATGCGTATGTGGAACAACTAGGATGGTGGTAATCAGGGAAATGCAATTCAGAGCCAGCTCGACGCAATGCGTTCGCAGATCGCTGACAATCAGAATAGTTCATTGGTAATGGATGCCATAAGAGGAAACGGTAATGCAATTACCCAGTTAGCCTCTAATCTGAATTGTGATTTCAACGCATTGAATAATGCTATTTGCTGCGTTAAGTCAGGAATTCAGGAAGTAGCAGGTAATATAAACTTCTCTGCAGAACGCGTTATTAACGCTATTAATCTCGGAGACGCTAATATTACATCTGCATTGCAGAACTGCTGCTGCCAGACGCAATAGAACATTATCAAGATGGGCTACGAGAATCAACTTGGGCAGAAGGACATCGTTAACCAGATGCAGACAGGTTTCAGCTACACAAACGCAGGTTTGGAAAGAGCTGCAAGTAACCTTGGTTTCCAGATGAGTTAGATGGCTTGCGATCTTAAGACGAACGCAAATGCCAATACTCAGAGAATTGTAGATGTATTGAATAATCATTGGCAGTCAGATTTGCAGTAGAGATACAATGACGCACGCCTTGAATTATCACAGTAGAAACAGAATGCTACTCTTATAGCAGCACTCAAGACTACTCCAACAGCTGCAGCTTAATTAAGTTTTAAATTATGTGTAAGGGCTCCTTCGGGAGCCTTTACATATTAAATATGACATAATATGGCATTTAAAGACGTAAAACAAAATTATTCAATCTACATATTGAATAAACAAGATATATCTATTACCGACGGTAAGGTTATATCAGTTGGTTTTCCGCATATGGATTTAAACAATAAGCCAACTATTGGTTAGTCATAGATGGTTATAGATGTAACTATAGAATCTAATGGCAAAACCGCAACATATACAATTCCTGAAAATCTTTCTGTTACATATGCTGGAGATATTGTACTCTCTACAGATAAGCAAGGTCTTATAGCAGAAGTTGAATCTATGAAGAATACTGCTGAAAAGATTCTTGAATCTGTCCCAAAATAGAAAGAAGTTGTTGAAAAAGCAACAACCCTTCTATCTGATCTTAATCCAATATATAAGGAAAAGAAAGAGACTTAGTAGAGATTTGCTAAGATAGAGGAAACTATTAACAGAATGGAATCAACTGTAACTAACTTTATTAATTCGTTTCACAATGGACAAGGTAATAGTAATACGGCACAGTGATGAAGAATTGCCAAATACAAAGTATACTGCTAATGTTAAAAAGAACGAAGATGGCAGCTATACAGCTAGCTTAGATATCTATAAGTAGAGCAATTATAAAGACTACGTAAATAAGAATGGATTACACTTTACAAAGTCGTTACAAGAATATGCTAGCAAATAGATGGTTAATTCAAATGGATTAGAACATACATGGACTCCTGAACAGGTTCAAAATGTATGCAATGTTCTCAATCTAAAGATACCAAGCACATCGACAATATATGATGTTACATATACGGCTAACATGGCATACGCTGATTTCTATCCAGAGTTGCTTACTGAACACGAGTGTGTTAAGTATGCAATGTCAGTTGCAAACGATGAAGATGGATATGAAGGAATATAGTTTTGTAGATGGGTTGCTGATGTGATGGCAAAGAAAGAAAATATAGATTGGGAGAAATTTAAGTAATCTTTAACTGTGACGTTTTAGACGTAGTCTTCAATGACACCACAGTACTATAATTAATAATAATTTAAACGAATTAACATGACTGAATTACTATCATAGAATGATTAGGTTATCGAGAAGAAACCAAATCCAATCGAAGAACTTAATACAACGATGGCTTAGTATTATTCTGTATTACACTCGAAGATTTATAGTCACGAGAGCAATACTGATATACACGTAACTTCAGATGATAAAAAGATCTGGAACAATAAAGCCAATTAGTCTGATTTAGAATCTGTTAAAGAATATGCTGATAGTTTAAAGTAGTCTTTAGATAAAGTTAAGCCAGATATAATTAAGGAAGTCGAGACTATGATAGATAATAGTAAAGACATTAATTTATCTGACTATGCTACAAAGGTTTATGTAGATGCCTAGATTGCCGCGCTTAATATAAGTGATGACATTGCTACAAAAACATGGGTGTCAAATAACTTTGTAAACTCTACAAATTATCAAAGATTTGATTCTACAAAGTATTATACAAAAGATGAGATTGATAATAAAATTGCAGGAGCAAATGTAGATAACTATCAGATAACAGAGTTTAGTTTGGCTAATGATTATCTTAACCTTACATAGAACAATGGTATATCTACATAGGTAAAGCTTTCTGATGTATCTGGTGGAGCAATAACCAGCGATAATTTGGATAGAAAGCTATAGGACTATTTAAAGATATCTGCTATAGGAAATATTACATTTACTAGAGGCGGAAGAATAGTTAAAACATGGAATCCTGCTGCAGAAAATGCTACAGTAGAGCTTTCAGGAGGAAGCGGAGCAGATTCTTAGAGTGGTGGATATTATAAGCCATACTTTAAGAATTATCCATCAGATGATAGCTTGCCTACATCACAATTACCAGTAGTTGGATAGGATCCTGTAAATGCAGGATGGAGCTCTGTTAATGTAAATCCTGAACAAGGATACTTTACTTGGGAGATATGGGTATACATTAAAACTGGTGGTGGCTTTGGTGATATCATAGGTCCAGTTTGTATTTCTGGAAAAGATGGAGATAACGGCTCAGATGTTACCGGAAAAGAATATATATATCAGTTAAATAATAATCAGCCTACAAAACCAACAACAAAGCCAGCATGGGGCGATGTTCCGGCTGGATGGACAGATAATCCTACAGGTATAGATTCTACTCATCGTACAGAATGGATGATGTATAGAACATAGGATTCCAATGGAGTTATAAGTAATTGGCTCCCAGCTAAGGGCCCTGTGATTTGGGGGAATTGGGGTAAAGATGGAACAGATGGTGATGGCGTACAATATATATTCTGCGCATTAAAACCTGGTGAAACCACATCTGTATTTACCGGAGCAAATGATCCTACGTCGTGGACAAACGATTCTGGCTTTCAGAACGGAAAGGCTGGAGAATACATTAAACCAGGATCTAGATGGACAGACAACCCAATAGATATTAAAACAGCAGCTGGTTACGGTTAGGGATCAAGTTAGTATGTAAGTATAAGAAGATATAGAGGGTCTACAGGAAGCGCTGAAGATAGCGATGGAAGATGGGAAGCTTATAGCGAGCCTAGCTTGTGGACATACATGGCAAAGGATGGAGAAAGTTCATCCCAGACATTAAAGGGATCTCCTTTAAGAAATAGAGGTGTATGGCAGGCTGGCGTACAATATTTTGATGGTACAACCTAGTCTGATGGAGGTCTATTTTACTAGGACTTTGTATCATATACTCATTCTGTAGTAGCTGATGGAACATCTAAGAATGTTACAGATTTCTACGTTTGTAAAAGACAGTGTACGAGTATTGTTCCTACAAATACTGATTATTGGGATAAACTTAGTGATATGGGTCCAATATACACCGACGTACTTGTAGCCATGAAAGCATACATAAAAGAGCTTACAGCAGAAGAAGTTATAATCACAGATAACGAGAACATTGTAGCTGGTATGACTTCTGGTAATTCTGATAAAGTTTCGTCTCAGGGTAATGTGAGAATCTGGGCAGGAACAAATGATAAGAATGCCAGCAATATAGCAGATGCTCCATTTACGGTTACAGATAAAGGCGTATTAACATGCAGAGGCGATGATACAAGTATTACGTTGAAAGACGGAACAATATATTTTATTGTTGGAGGAGCAGAATACAAACTTGGTGTAACAAATGGTAAGCCAGACTGGATTAATAGCGCAGGAGCAGATTCTGTAGAACAATGGTACACTAAAGTTGAAACAGAGCACAACGTTTCGTTCAGTGCTGTAGATCCATTTAGTATTAAAGATAATGTTTATTATACAAATGGAACGCTGTCAGAAGTTGTAAGCGGTACGTATTATAAGAGTGTATCTAGAATGACATGTTTGTACTATATTAACTCAAATGTGTTGCTTACATATAAAGACGTGCTTGGAATAGATGTGTATGCAAAAGCAACGTTCTTAAATGGTGCTAAATCAGTATAGGGTATAGTTGTTATAAGTGGATCTACTACACTGACACTTCCTCCTACAAATGATGATCCTGGAAAGATAAATGTAGACATAACCAATAAATAGTGGTGTTCTATAGAGAAAGAAAGCAAGGACAATCTATCTAGTATGTATTACACAAAAGATGTACCTGTAGGAAATAAGAATGAGGTTAGCTGTAGTCTTATCGATGGTAAAAATATATCATACGGAAGCGGTACACCTGATGGTGTATATATTATAAAACCAGCTACACGAGAAGCAGTTAATAAGGATAGAAAAATATCAATATTTATCGAATCTTCTGAAGATGGCGTACCTAAACCAACAATAACAACAATATCTTTATAATGTTTGATATCATACAAAATAAAATACAATTAAGTACAGAAGATTTAGCCATACCACCATTTAGAAACTTCTATAACAATGCTAAAGATAAGCAAGATGCATTAAAGAAGATTGAATTCATAGTGTGGAGATATAAATGGAATAGCCCATATGAGGCTTATCCAGAGAAAGAACGCACATGGAGAGTAGCTAAAGATGTACTTAATGATGAGAATTATAAACCTGATGACGTTGTAAAAGAATTAGCAAAAAGGTTCCAGGAGTTCCAAGAGACTCCTGCTACCCGTCTGCTTAAATCTTCTAAGAGCGCAGCAGAGGGCATTATGAACACGATGGATAGCTATGCTGAAGAAGAACTTGATATAGATACAGCTAAGAAGCTTTCTGCCATATTGAAAGATGTTAGTGGTATTATCAAGTCGTTAGACATGGCTACGAAGTAGGCAAAAGCAGAACAAGCAGAAACCGGTAGAGTCAAGGGTGGTGGCGTTATTGGTATGTACGAATAATTATGATAGACTTTAATTAGAAGCTCCATAATACTGATAAGTTCAGATAGGCAGCTATTTTTTTTGAAAAGCATGGGTGCTACACTTTAGCTCCAAGAGGTACTACTGATTATAAGAAATATTGGGACCAGGAAACAGAAAGGTGCCTAAATGGTTATACGGCTCCAGATGGAGAAGGTATAACAGGTTATAACTATTTTTATCTGAATTATAGTCCTATCTTTAAGCTTGTAGAAACAGAGTACACTGACAGAAACGGAGATATAAGAAAAAGAAGAGAGCGTGTGCTTTAGTTCCCTAGTTTTTGGGATTACGATTATTATTATTTTTGTGCTATAGAAGAAGCCGAGCAACAAGGCAAACATATGGCTGTTCTAAAATCAAGACAAAGAGGATACAGTTTCAAAGGAGCTTCTATGCTCGTAAGAAACTATATGCTTATTCCTGGATCAAAGAACTTTGCTGTAGCTTCGGAGTAGAAGTTTCTTGTAGGAGATGGATTGCTTACAAAAGCTTGGTAGATAATGGACTTCCTTGACAAACATACAGAATGGGCAAAACAAAGGCTTGTGTCAACTCGTATGGAAAGAGTTTCTGGTTATAAAGTTACAGACGAATTTGGAAAACAGACAGAACAGGGATACCTTTCTAGTATAGTTGGAATAACACTTAAGAATGATCCTGAGCGTATCCGTGGTACTCGTGGCAAACTTGTACTATGGGAGGAGGGAGGTAAATTTCCTGATCTTCTTGATGCATGGCGTATTGAACAGCCTTCTGTAGAAACTGATGATGGTGTAGCATTTGGATTAATGATAGCATTTGGAACTGGAGGTACGATAGGTGCAAGTTTCGAAGGACTAAAAGAATTATTTTATAAGCCTAATGCTAATAATGTGCTAGCATTCCCTAATATATGGGATGATGGTAGAGAGAATACAGAATGCGGATTCTTTGTTCCAGCTTATTCAAATCTAGAATCATTCGATGATGATGGAAATCAAAAGTTCATGGACAAAGATGGTAATAGCCTGAAAGAGTTAGCTATACAAAATTTAATAGAGCAAAGAAATAAAATAAAAGACGGAGGTGCTAGCTAGCAATCTATAGACCGTTTTATATCTGAGCGTCCTATGAAGCCAGCAGAAGCAGTATTGGAGCTCGGTAAGAACATATTCCCTAGAAAGCTATTGATGGACCAGTTAACCAGAATAAGGACCAACAAGAAGCTTCAAAGCATGAAACATATAGTTGATCTAGAATGGGATGGAAATGGTCAAGTAAAGGCTACAGAAAAGCCTAGTGGGGATATAACTAACTACCCTCTTAAGAAAGGCGATAAACCGCATGGTTCTGTAGTTATATGGGAATATCCAGTAAAAGATCCTCCTTTGGGTTTATATATAGGAGGATGTGATCCATACGACCACGATGATAGCTTTACAAACTCTCTTGGTTCTACATTTATATTTAAGAGAGTAAGAGCTGGAGAAGCGTGGACAGATGTGATAGTAGCAGAGTATTCTGGAAGACCAGATACGGCAGAAGAATACTATGAGAATGTACGTAAGCTACTTACGTTTTATAATGCTAGATTATTGTTTGAGAATGAAAGAAAAGGAATCTACCCTTACTTTACGAATAAACACTGCGATTACCTCTTGGCTGATTAGCCAGATAAAATCATATCTGAAGTCTTTAAAGATAGTAAAGTACAAAGAAGAAAAGGATGCCACATGACCAAATAGATTAGGGCATATGGCGAAGGATTAATATTAGAGTGGCTATTAGACGAGTTTGAAGAAGGCCATCCTAATGTAGAAAGAGTATACAGCGAACCTCTAATAGAAGAGCTTATAGAGAACGATGGTGTACGAAATGTAGACCGTGTGATAGCTTTGTGTATGGTAATGATATACAGAGAGGAGATCTATTAGGTAAAGGTGTCGTCTGCAAAAGAACAAAACAAATAGGTTGAACTCTTCGAGATGCCGTTATTTAGCAAACAATGGTTTGAAGAAGATAGCAGCACAAGTGAAGACGGTATGCCGATATTCACATTTTAATACATGGAAGATAACTTATACAATTCAGCTTTCCCCAGACAAAAGCTTCCTCTTTCAAAGAAAGGAAAGAAGTGGCAGGAAGATTGCGTTAACTATATTATAGGTGAAGGTAACGTAACATCTGGAGGAAATAGTACATCATATTACGGAGAGCTGTAGACCTATTATAACTTATATAACAGCATCTTCGACGAGAAGGATTTTAAATCAATTACAAACCCATTCAAGGTCGAGGATGGTTTCCCTGCTACTCCTCATGACTTTAATATTATAAGACCTAAAGTAGACTTACTTATAGGTGAGGAGACAAAAAGACCTCTTAACTTCAGAGTTATCAGAACTTCATAGGAGGCTACATCAGAAATGCAGGAGAAAGAGAAGTAGATGATACTACAATATATAGAAGCGGCTATCACAGCTAGAATGAGCCCAGAAGAAGCTCAGTAGTTCCAGGAGTAGCTATAGTCTGGAGAGATTATGCCACCAGAGCAGATAGCTAAGTATATGGATAAGGATTACAAAGATATTGTAGAGAATACTGCATATCATTCACTTACCTATCTGAGAGAAAAGCTTGATCTTGACAACGAGTTTATCAAAGGCTGGAAAGATGGATTGATCTCAGGTAGAGAAATTTATTACGTTGGTGTGCTTAATGCAGAGCCATATGCCGAAAGAGTTAATCCTATATGTTTCTCTTACGACAAGAGTCCAGACCTTGAGTTTATTGAGGATGGTTCGTGGTGCTGCAGAAAGATGCGTATGCCTATAACTGAAGTATACGATAGATATTACGATAAGCTTGAAGAGAAGGATCTCGATAAGCTTGAAGAGATGATTGGTTCTACTCCTGGTAGAAACCTTGGAGACAGAAGTCCTGTTGACATGGGTATACAGTTACGTATATATGACAACCCAATATTCGAGGGATCCGGCAAATCACTTGTAAATGTATGGCATTGCTGTTGGAAGTCTTTCAAAAAAATATTCTACGTAACTACTACAGATGAAGCAGGATAGCCTTAGATTAACATAGTTGATGAAACATATCAGCCTGTTGGTAATGAGGTTAGCGTAGAACCAGATTGGATTATAGAAGTATGGGAAGGATATAGAGCTGGTAGTGATTTGTATTTTGGTATACAGCCTATTGAATATCAGCATGTAAGTATTGATAATCCTAATAGTCAGAAGCTTCCTTATTGTGGCGCTATTTATAGTAATACAAATAGTAAGCCTAGATCATTGGTTAGCATTCTTAAGCCATTACAGTATATGTATATTGTACTGTGGTACAGACTTGAGTTAGCTATTGCTAGAGATAAAGGTAAGGTTGTTAATATGGATATTACATAGATTCCTAAGTCTATGAATATTAGCCCAGCTAAATGGATGCATTACTTATCTAGTGTCGGTGTTAACTTTATTAATCCATACGAAGAAGGCTGGTGTTTCGATCCAGAAACGCTTGTGGCTACACCTAGTGGTAATACTAAGATGAAGGATATTAGATTAGGATAGTTTGTATATACTCCTGGTCACCATCTAGCTTAGGTTACAAATCTTTTCCATGGAGAAGATGAGATGTACAACATAATACCATCTATAGGGTCTAATGTTTAGAAAGTTACAGCTAATCACTTGGTTAGGTATAGATATAGAATAAACGGACATTCCGATTCTGAAGTAAGAGTAGATAAAGCTAAAGACCTTATGCTTAAATTTAAGCAAAATAAGTATTACGCACAGAGATGTTTCCTTGAGAGAGAAGATAATTTCTTTGATCCTAAGGAACCTAGTAAATTTGGTGGAAGAGATATGTATTTGCTTGGGCTTTGGCTTGGAGATGGTACAAAGAATACTCCTGAATTTGAATCTATGGATCCTGAAATAATACAGTATCTTGAGGATTATGCTTGTACGCACGGATTAAGATGTTTTTATAGACATAAGAATGGTAGCAGATCAATGACAATTAGACTTAGCTCTGTTAACAACAAAAAGAAAGGATAGGCTTTCTTGAATCCATTTATAGAAGATCTTAGATATTTCGGCGTATACGATAACAAAGAAGTAAGCGGTTTGCATATAGATAATATTGATGACGCTTTAAACTTCTTAGCGGGATTAATAGATACTGATGGAAGCGTATTTAAAGGAAACGGAAATCATAAAGGGTATGTAGAATTTACACAATGTGAATCACATAAAGATATATTTGATTTATTCGTTGACTTGGCGAGAAAATTAGGATATAGAGTATCTGTAAAGAGAAAAGAATCAGTTGTTAAGAAGATATACAAAAATAAGACTATAACTATTTCTGAACCTTTCTATAAAGCTAGAATATTTGATGGGAACTATGATATACCTACAAAGATAGAAAGAAAGAAATTTCATTTTACATAGGGTAGAGTATATAATAAGAACTATTCACATTTCAAGATAGAATACGCTGGCAGAGGTGAATATTACGGATTTGCTATTGATGATCCAAAGCATGAATTCTTACTCTCTGATATGACAATAGTTCATAACTGTATCCCAGGAAGAGAGGGCGGAAAGCCTGCTTAGTTTAATCAGATAACAGCATTGGATCTTACAATGTCTAATGTTATAGCTGAATATATCCAGCTTATGGATAAGATAGAAGAACTTGCTGGAACAATATCTGGTATTACAGCACAACGTGAAGGAGCTGTAAGCTCATCAGAGATGGTAGGTAACGTAGAGAGATCTGTAGTATAGAGCTCGCATATTACTGAGCCATTATTCTGGGTTCATAATCAGTGTAAGAGAAGAGTACTTAATATGCTTCTTAATACAGCTAAGGGCGCTTGGGAAGAGACTGGTAAGCAGAAGCTCCAGTATATCTTTGATAATGGAGAAAGAGCGTTCTTGGATATTACTCCTAAGTTCTACTACGAGGATATGGATGTGTTCGTAAGCGATACATCTAAAGACCTTGAGAATATACAGAAACTTCAACAGCTTATACAGCCAGCTATGCAGAATGGTGCTAGCTTACTTGAAGCAGCCGAGATTCTTACAAACGATAACTTCAATATCATTAAGCAGAAGCTTAAGGATATGTAGACTAGACAGGAGCAGATACAGCAGCAGCAACAGGAAGCAGAAGCTCAGCAGCAACAGCAGTTACAGCAGATGCAGAATGAATCTAAGCAGCAAGAGCTTATGTTACAAGAAGCCCAGATGGATCTTCAGAGATATCAGATTGATCAAGATAATCAGACTAAGATAGCTGTAGCTCAGATCAATGCTTATCGTGGAACTGAAGATATGGATCAAAACGATAACGGAATACCTGATGTTGCAGAACTTGGCAAGCAGGCCCTTGAGCAGCAGAAGATTAATCAAGAGGCTTATAATAAGCGTTATGAAGCTAAGCAGAAGCGCGAGATAGAAGATCAGAAGATTTAGCTTGAGAAGGATAAGATGAAGCATGAGACAGAGCTACAGAAGGCTAAGGATGATGCTGCTTATGAACGCGAGAAACTTAAGGCAAAGACAGCTATCAAAAATAGGGTTCCGGGAGAGAAGTGATCATGAAGTTCGACAACAAGACATTTTAGCAGAAGTATGAAGCGTGGAAGAATGGCGCTGATTACTGGAAAGACATTAGAGGAATCAACTTGGGTGGAGACACCCAGGCTGAGGAACCTAGTCCAGAAGAGCAGTAGTAGATTGATTAGAGTGTATAGTCTATACTTAATGCTTACAATGAAGGTAAAGATGTTAATATAGCTGAAGATATTATTAAGCCATTACCTTTTGATACCCCATTAAATGAAGAGCATCCAATACTGCATAAATATAAAGGAGGCAAGAATGATTCTATTAATACTTTTGTTCACAGAATGGGCCCTCTTGTAGGACAATAGCTAAACAGATACGGATATGGTGATGCTGCATTTTACAATGTAATGCGTTAGCTTGCATACGAATCAAATTACGGTAGATCAAGAGTTGCTAGACAACAGCATAATTATGGCGGAGTAGGCTGGAATGGTAAGACTTACACTACATATAAGAGTGATGCAGATTTTGTTAAGGACTATGTAAGACTTATGCATAATAGGTATGGAGCAGCACTTAGAGCTAAATCTACATAGGATTATGCTAGGGCTCTCAAACAGAAGGGGTATTACACAGATTCTCTCGAGAATTATTCTAGAAACCTTAGGAGTATGGATAGCTTAGTAAAGGCGGCCCACTATCACAGGAATGCACATAAAGACACTTACAACTATAATGTTAAGTTTGATGATCTTGTGTAGGATTATGAAGATGCAAAGAATGCTAGCCCTATAATTATTAATTCTCCTTCTACGAAGCAGCCTAAAACTATTAGAACTGATGTTCCAACAACGTTGATTGGTCCTACTTAGGAAGAGATTAAGGCTTAGCAATAGCGCGATCTTGATCTGTATAAACAATAGATGTATAATAATATAACTTAGCCTTCACTTCCGAACATACTTAATCTACTTCCTTAGAATAACTTTGGTAAAGATTCTTATGGCTAGAAGTTCTGGTGGAGAAAAGGCAACAATCTTAAACTGATGTAATTATGACACAGATGGAAAGTCCTAAGCGAAAGATGCAGAAGAAGAATGACTATCAGCGTCATAAGCTCTTTCGTAAGATTAAACGTAGAAGAAAAGCGCAGGCTGAAGCAGAATAGTAGATAGCTGTGAAATAGCTTAGAAAGAAACTTAAGATTCCTAAGTTTGGAAGTGGCAAAGATATAAATATAAAGAAATCCAAGCGTGGTACATTTACTAAAGCAGCTAAATAGCATGGTATGAGTGTTTAGGGCTTTGCAAATAGAGTTTTAAGGAATCCAAGTAAGTATAGTGCAGCTATGAGAAAGAAGGCGAACTTTGCGCGCAATGCATCAAAGTGGAATAAATAATAACATTACACGGGTTCGAATCCCGTGTAGCGTACAACAATTAAAAATATTAACTTAGTTATAATTTAAATTATGGCAAGAAAGAAGAAAAATCCATTAGGTGATTTTGAAGACGCTTTGAGCTCTCTCGGGTTCGGTGGCCAGGAAGGTGGCGATAGCGTTACAGACATCGATAACCAGGATGTGGTTAATCAGGTGTTAGACGATCCTAATGATGATGTTGAAAATTTAGACAATCCAGATGACGATAAGTCTTCTGAGGATAATAAAGATAATAAGAATGTAACTGGTGATCCTAATGCTCATGATGACGAGACATAGATCCCAGATAATATTTTAAATAATAATACGTCCGACACAACTACAGTTGACAACGAATAGGATAATGACAATGATGATAATGATCAGTAGACTGACACTGATGTCGTAGATCCTGGAGAGGCAGAACAGATTGGTGCCTTCTTTGACGCATTCGCCGAAGCTAATGGTTGGAGTGTTGATGAAGACGAGAAACCTAAGACAATTGAGGGTATCGTAGAATACATCAAAGATGTCGTAGATGAGAATTCAACCCCACAGTACGCCGATGATCGTATTGCTAAACTTGATCAGTACGTAAAGAATGGTGGTAGATTTGAAGACTTCTATCAGACACAACAGAAATCTATGTCTTATGATAGTATAGATTTGGAGGACGAATCTAATCAGAAAGCAGCTGTTCGTGAGTTCTATAGATTACAAGGAATGAACGACGAACAGATTAGTCGCAAGATTGAGCGCTATGAAGATGCTGATATGCTGGAAGACGAAGCAGCTGATGCTGTTAACTATCTTAAGGCGTACGAGCAGCAACAGCAGGAATATATGGCTCAGCAATAGGAGGCTCAAAGACAAAAACAGGAGCAGCAAGCTGCATAGTTCATGAACGACCTTACATCTAGTATTAATGGTCTTACTAATATTAGAGGTATTAATATCCCAAAGGAGGATAGAAAAGCGTTGTTCGATTATATTACGAGAACTGATGCAGATGGCTTAACAGAGTATCAGAAGGCTTTTAACGATAACCTTGTTAACAATTTGATAGAATCAGCCTACTTCACAATGAAGGGTGATGCTCTACTGGGCGAAGCACAGCGCAATGGTCAGACATCTGCTGCGAGTAAACTTAGACAAATGCTCAAACATCAAACAAAAAATCATACATCATACAATGTTGGGCATGAAAAACAACCTCAGGCATGGGATATCGCGTCAAAATACCTATGATGAGACAATTAACATATTATGAATAATTCAAGTTCTTTATTAAATAATCTTCAGCTCTACCGTGGTAAGCGTTTTGCTGACTTGGTAGACGAAAACATGATTGCTAATGCAATGCTTACAAAGCCTCATGAAGTAGCAGGCTTGTTGTCATTGGTTTTTGGTACAAAGGATGATGGTATTTCAACTACCATCGACTTGTTAACTGGTGGTCTTGGTTCAACCATGACTATCGAAAACAGAGAGTATGAGTGGTCTGTAATGATTGATGCTGACCACGCTGTTAATATCCGCTACGCTAAGTGGAATGGCAAGGAGATCACTCCTAAGTCAATTACAGACGGTTTGACCCCAGGTATTAATAATACTCCTATTTATCTTGGTCTTGAAGAGAAATGGTTCGGTGGGTTCTATAGCGCATAACCTGTGCCGCCTTTTATAGTAATATAAATTGAAAAATCCAGAGAATTGCTGGAAACTCCTAAAGAATTTTATACCCTAGAGTTATAAATAAAATTATAGATATATGAATAATATAAAAAATGGACAATCAGCAGCCGAGCAAGGCTACTAGATGAAAGACATACCGGGATTGGAAGGTCTTTACGCATGTACAACACATGGTGATATTTTGTCATATAGAAGTGATAAGTTTTTATCGCCAAGTAAAAATAAAAGAGGTTATCTACACGTTACTTTTACAAAAGATGGCAAAAGATACGATTATAGAGTCAATAGACTTGTAGCTATGACATTTCTAGATAACCCAAACAATTTGCCACAAGTAAACCATATAGATGGAAACAAATTGAATAATTATCTATCTAATCTAGAATGGTGCACACCAGAATATAATATACAACACGGAAAGGAACACGGATTGTTTAAAGGACATTGCTTTAATCCTCCAATACATACAAAAGATGGTCCACAAGTTGCATATGTATTTACTAATGTTTATAATGGGGCGCAGTTCACCATATATGGTTTTAAAGCTTTGAGGAAGCAATTTAGAATAAGTGGTTATACTTATGGGTTGATTCAAAAACATGCGAACACAGGAGACTATATTAAAGCTGGATTGCTTAAAGGTCTTCGTGTTGACAAAGTAGACTTGAAGGTTCATCGACTAACCGCTAACCACGGTGTAGGGTCAAGTGACCCGAAGTACTGGAAACCATTTCTTTATGGTTGTGATATAGTCAATTCTTCATCGAAAGATGAAGCTGCTAGCGAGAATGCCATAGCTAGCGATTCGGAATTAACGACTCCGAGTGAATAAAAAGCCAGGCGCTATTTTGGCATTTGACAACGTAAACTTCCAGGTACGTGTAAACGGTACTCCATATCAGGATGGTAGCACATGGGTATATGAGTGCTACGTGGCAGAAGGCTTCCAGGGTTCTTATATTCCTTGTGAGTATTTACTCCCAGGTCGTCAGGTAGATCGTATCGGTTCTGCATACGAGGAGTACAGTGATGAGGCAGATATCATCAACTATCAGACTCCATTTAAGATGCGTAATAGCTTGATGACTATGCGTCTTACTTACGATATCACCGGTGATGCTTACTCTACAGTATTGGCTATCGCTTTGACTGATCCTGAGACAGGCAAGAAGTCTTATTTGTGGTCTGACTATCAGTATTGGAAGGCTCTTCGTGAGTGGAAGAAGAGAGAGGAGAAGCAGTTGCTGTTCGCTCACTCTAACCGTAATGCAGATGGTACTTATAATCTGAAGGGTACTAATGGTCGTTTCGTTCCAATCTCTGCAGGTTTGTTCGAGCAGATTGCTCCAGCTAACGTACGTTACTATACAAAGCTGACTACAGAGTTGTTTGAGGATTACCTGTTCGATCTCTGCTACAACATTATTGGTACTAACGAGCGTAAGTTCGTTGCTTTGACTGGTGAGATGGGTTGATTTCTAGCCCCTTATAATAGTAATATTATATAGCAAATCTATTTAATTGCTGGAAACTCTATTAAAATAATTAACTTAGATTAAAAACATTATGACGAATACATAGAAGTTCGATAGAAAATCAGCAGCAAAGACTTTACATAAACCATGTAGAGGTTTTGAATTTAGATATATCGTATATATAGATGGTAATATATATGATAGGTATACTAAGAAGCTAATAAAAAACAATAATGGTAAAGTAACTCTTATAGGTATAAATAACAAAGAGTATGCTATGCCAGTACAAAAGATAATTGATTCTACATTTTGTGATTTAGATTTAACAAAGTTTGATAAAGTTAAAGATCACGATGGATATCTTATAAATAAGAACGGCAGTTTGTATAATTAGAAATCTAAACGATTTGTTTCTACTACTGTTAAGAACGGATATATGAGATATAATGTAGATTGGAAAAGAAGACTTGTTCATGAAGTATTAGCTGATCAATATATTCAAAACCCTAATCATTACGAAACTATAGACCATATAGATTGTAATAAGCTAAATAACAGCATTACAAATCTAGAGTGGGTTACTAGAGAAGAGAATAAGAAGAGAGCATATAACAATGGTCTTACATGTGTTATTAAAACTCTTGTTACATTCTCAAAAGATAATGATTCATTTACTCTGTTGGGACTAGAAAATGCTAGCAGGGTATTCAATATTAAGAAATCTTGCTTATGTACAATAATAAGCAGGTATGGAAATAAAGACATGGTCATCCCAAGTGGTTCTATGAAAGGTTATAAAATAACTACATAGAAATGTAAATGTAATGTTCAACGACTATCCGATTAGGAGTAGGATTCAAGCGAATCCGATATGGTAGACATCCAATTAGGATGAAGATATAGTCTGGTCCCTTATGAAAGTAAGGGCTCGAGAGAGGTTTGGTTTAGCGAACCAAACAAACATAAACGATTAGAGAGTTCGACCGTATCTTGAAGGAGAAGGCAGCTAGCTTTAATATGATTGATACACACTTCATTACAGGTTCTGGTCAGGATCTGAAGTTGGGTGGCCAGTTCACAACTTACACTATGACTAATGGTATTGAGTTGACAGTTAAGCGTTGCGCTATGTTTGATAACATGGAGATGTTCCGTCAGCTTCACCCATTGACAGGTAAGCCATTGATGTCTTACACATTCTTGTTCGTTGACCTTGGTCGTCGTGACGGTCAGGCTAACATCGTTAAGGTATGTCGTAAGGGTCGTGAGTTCGTACAGTGGTGTACTGGTGGTTCTGTATTGCCAAATGGTTATGCAAACAACATCAACACTATGCGTTCTAACAGCCGTGATGGTTACCAGGTACACTTCCTTGGTGAAGAGGGTATCATGTTGAGAAACCCATTGTCATGTGGTATCTTGTACTGTGATGCCGAAGACCAGGAGTCTATTGCAGTTGAGAATAGAGCAGCAGAGCTCTAATTAATTAAATAATATACAATGTTCAACCCCACCCAAAATCGGGTGGGAGCTTGGCATTGCAACAACTAATTGAAAAATTATGGTAGTTGAATTAAAGATCAGAAAGAAAAATCCCTGGGCTGGATTGTTAAAATATAAACATTGTTTTGATTATATTGCACCTTACTTTACCAGATCTGGGTCGATATACACAGGTTTAACACCTGAGGACGAAAAGAAATTTGAAAAGGAGCTTGGCTATCCAGAAGGCCATCTCGCTAAGAATTCACCATTCTGGAATACATTCTGTGTTAAGGTTGGCTCTAAGAGCACAATTCTCGACGATTCGTTCCCACGATAGGCTATGATTATTAAGTTCCTTGAGGGACATAAGAGAGTAGCTACATCGCTTGATAAGCTTAATGCTGGTAAGGATTATCTGCTTATTAATAGACAGGCTGAGGCTATTGAGAAGAATAAGATTAACAAGCTTCGTAGAGACGCTATTATTGCTTTTGGCAAGCTTTCTCTCGAAGAGATGCGTAAGTGTCTTAGATTGTTCGGTGTTAGTGCTGATACAATGTCTAATGAGCTTGTAGAGTCTACATTGTTCTCATTGGTTGATAAGTAGCCACAGAACTTCTTTACTAAGTGGGTTAACAATAAGACAAAGGAAACAGAATTCTTGATCGAGAGTGCTATTGCCAAGGGTATTATCCGTAAGGATAGGACACAGTACTATTATGGTTCTGAGATGCTTGCAGACTCATTGCAGGATTGTATTGCATACTTGGACGCAAAGAAGAATCAAGACTTAAAGATCTCGATCATTAATCAGGTTGAGAATAAATAATAAACTAACGACGTATGACGCACAGTGATATTTATACTAAGTTTATGATTGAATATGACAAGGCAAATATAACTTCGTCATATCCGTCGCTAACTGAATATGAAATTGCAACAATATTAGATAAAGCGTACTTAGCTTTAATAGCTCAAAAATTAACAGGGAACAACCCAAGAAGATCTGCTTTTGAATCTGATGTTAAAGCAATTGAAGATTTAAGACCGCTAATAAAACAAGCTTTATTACATGGAGAACATAGTAATATTGTTACAAATGAATATATTTATTCATTAAACATACAAGACTATCTATATTATATTTCTAGCACAATATCATTAAATGCTAACAATAGTTCTATAGATAATCAGAAACATATAATTCAGTCTGTTAGTCTTATCTCTCATGAAAATGCAAACAAATTTAAGTCCACGTCAACAAATTTACCTTGGGTTAAGAATCCAGTATGTTACATAGACAACAAGCTTATACATGTTTTAATTGATCCGTATGACGTTAAAAACAACAGCGGTGATATGGTGTTAGATGTAATATATATAAAGGCTCCTAACAAGTTTGTAAAAGGTACAAGTTTAGTTGATTTTGGAGATACAGAACTAGAGATAAATGACGCTATGGCTGAAGAGCTTGTTAACTTAGCAATTATAATGTCTACTGAGATTGTAGAATCCAGTAGATTATCTACTAAAGTAAATACTAGACCACTAGAATCATGACGCAAGAACAAACTAGAAAGCTTGGTATTGAGTTTGAAAGAAGGATAACAGAAATGTATCCACAGTTCGCAATAGAAGACAAACTTGATACCGATACAATATATTCTTTTTTAAGTGAATATCAATCCTAGTATGTAAAGACTTTATATGTAGCCGAAGGTTAGACACAAAGTGGTACTAGGCAAGATAATAAAATTCACGACATATTGTCTAATCTTATTAGACATGAAGATATCAAACCTTCAAATGAAGTAGATAACTGCTAGTTAGAGTTTGACTTACCTGCAGACTATTCTATGTATATTACTTCATATAGTGTCGTAGATAGAACTTATAAAAGTAACAAAACATTAGACACGCCAGTATATCTTGATAATCTAAACGTTAAGCAAGATTTGGCTGTTAGGTTTTTAGATGTAGCCTATAACTAGAAAGGGGTTCTGTAGAAGCCATTAGTAGTATTAGATTAGAATAATCAAAATACCACAATCAGACTTATACATGATACTTATACGCATATATCTAGTATAAACCTTACATACTATTGTTACCCATACGCATTCAATGTGATGAAGTTTAATGATTAGGATAAATCAACTGGAGCTGTACATAGTTATTGCGAATTACCTTATAGCTGCTTTGAAGACATAGTTTCAGGAGCTGTAGATATGTATATAACTTAGTACAAATTCAGATTATAGCTTGGAGGTAAACAGCAATAGTAGAAACCACAACAAGAATAGGAGGATAAGTAATGAGATATATAGATATATTAGTAAGCCTCGAAAGAGAAATTAATAAGTTTGACGACCCAGTACAGAAGCCTTCTACAGATGAATCATTATTCTGGCTTAATTAGGCTGTAGCCAAGTTTGTTAAAACTAGGTTTAATGGAGATATCGTTCACGGTACGTCATACGAACAGAATGAGAAGCGTAGAAACGATTTAATTAAGCTGTATCAAACAATTGTCTATCAAAGTGACAATATGTAGGTAGACGAATCAGAACCGTCTTATACCTCATACTATGCGCAATATCCTAATGATTTTATGTTCGCTCTTAACGAAGATGTTGTTATATCTGATTTGCAAAACCACAATAAGATTAACACTTGTATGTTTGAGTGCACTTAGGATAGTTTTATGTATAGAGTCAATAATAGTTTAACTGACTTCCATTATAGATACCACAGAGCTAGACCATTAAGAGTTCGTGTTAATGATGGCTGTAAGCTATTAACTGACAAATAGTACAAAATATATAAATATTCTTTAGGTTATTTGCGCAAGCCTAAAGAGATAACCCTCGAAAAACCATATGATGAGTACAATGATTTCGAGGATATTATAATGCCTGAGATAATTAAAATAGCAGCACAAATGTATCTTGAAAACAAGAAAGATGAAAGATACCGTACTATCACTCAGGAAGTTAGTACTCAAGAATAAGATAAGAATAATTTTAACGTGGAAAGCCCAGCTGGTTAGGTCCAGTGTAACTAATTAGGGTGAGTAGAAAAAATTAATATATTATGATTACATATGTAAATACCGTATTGGTATCAAATAAGGGTGGTGATACACTCGCTACAAAGGAAGAGCTTGCAGGCAAGCAGAAGAAGGGTGATCTTAAAGAGTTGGTTGGTAAGTTCGTATTTATGAATTGCGATCCAGCTGCTCAGGACGGCTCAAACATCGAGGATATTTATGCAGTTGATGAGAACTGCGATAGATTTAAGATTGGTGTTGTAACTAGTGATAGTTTCCAGAAGGCTGACAAGATGGGTAATGTAACATACATCCCTGTTGTTAAGTGGTCTAACATCATCAATGCAGCAGATATCAAGTCTATTACAAAGCTCGATTATAAGGAGGATACAGAGGATACAATCTCAATTGATTTCTCTACAATTCCTGCAGAGACTTTGGATATTCTTTCAGCAGGTGGTTGTCCTGTAGTACTTCGCCTTACTTTCAAGGATATGCCTATGCGTTATCGTAAGTGGACTGAGTCTTACAGCTATGTAACAATGCCTGGTGATGGTATTCAGAATATTATGCAGGGCCTTGTTAAGGATATCGTACGTGCTTCAAAGCGTCAGCGTGTATACGCAAAGATCGATGGTACCAAGCTCGTGCTTGAGGCAATGAAGTATGACGATGACGAGCAGGCTGTAACAGAGAATGTTTATGCAAAGGTTCGCTTTGATGCAAATGCTTATTGGATGAACCCACAGGCTCCAGGTTGGGCAGCTAATAACAAGTATGATCTTGGTGTTAAGTTCGTTAAGCAGGAGGGTGTAACTTATCCTGCATCAGCAAAGCTTGTACGTGATCGCGAGCGTTCAGCATTTGATTATCAGGGTGTACTTCATCGTTGCTGCTGGTATGACCCACAGCCTAATATGGTTACAAATATTGATAACCATTACGGTGGTATTACTATCGAGTTCGAGAACCAGTATCGTACAGCTGACGATCTCTGGCGTAGAACAAAGCAGACAGTAGAAATCTATGCTTCTAACAATGGTACCGAGATTGGTGCTGCAGAGATCGGTGATGGTCTCTTGGCTAAGTTGGGCAAGATGGTTGCTACTCGTCAGAACATCGCTAACCCAGTTAGCAATTCAACTGCGTACGACGGTACAAAGTATTAATTTAAATACCGGGGTGGGGTTCTTACCCTATCTCGGTTTTTTTGTTTTTAAACATATTATAATATGCAAAAGATTAGAATTGGAAACGATATTAGATTAAATCTAACTCTTCGTGGTCCTAGAACATACGATTAGGCTAGTATTAAGAAATTAGCTTGTTATTTAATAAACACATCTGTAGCAGACTTTTATACTGGTGAGACATGTTGTAATGATCCACATATGTATGGTCATCCTTGCTTTGATAGATGTGGATGCCCTCAGTATCATGCATACCCACGTTGCTGTAGACCATATCATCACGACTGTAGATTAAGTGGTAGAGGATGTAATCCTTGCGCAGGAGCTCCTTGTATTCCACCTGCATACTGTAAGCCATTCGATAGAGTACTTGCTGGCTATGATGATAAGTTCTGCTATACAGCATATTCTAAGGTTCTTCCTAAGGCTAACAGTATTCAGTGCTACTTCCCTGCTAAGGATCAGCTTTTCTGCGGAGTATATAAACTTGTAGTTGTAGCAGAGATGTATGAACCAGGTTGGGGTAAGACCGACCTTCATACATACACAATGGATTACGGTGAAGTACTTATGCTTGTAAATGACAATACTGGAGCAAGTGGCGACATTACCCTTGATGTAGATAAGGACGATATTCTTAATAAGAATATTATTGACATAAGAGTAAAGACTCACGACTTGTATTTATATGGTGGTAACCAGATTAGACTTGGTGAGCAGGATAAGAAAGACCATTATTATATCATAGAGGTAGAGCTTGAAAATGGTTCTGTACTTGAATATACTCCTGGCAATTGGCCCTATGAGAAGCTTCAGTTTGTTGCTACAAAGTCTAGTGTTATATCAATCGAGGAAGAGACTGGTATAATTAGAGCTATTAATCAGGAGAACACAAATAGTACTTACGTAACTGTAAAAGCTAAGAACAACGATATTACAACCGGATTTAATGTAACTGTAGTTGGCGGTGATTACGACTATATTGGTTATCTCCCAGTTAGACCATTTGCTGCTAATGTTGAAGATGACACAGAAGTAGGATTCGATAGAACCGATCAGTCATACGAAGACAAGAGCCAGGAGTATTATACAGCTACAGGTGTAGAGGCTGTTAATACAGACGATCTTAAGAGAGTTGATGACCTTACAAAGCCTGTACAGGTAGAGAATACAAGAGATGGACAGTATCTTTGGATTGTTACACGTAGACCTATTGCTTATGCTGCAAACATCACAGATAATGGTACAACAGATCTTAACTCAGCTATATATGTACCTCTCACAAAGTATCAGTAGAAGTTGAATGATAGCAAGTATTATTATTGCTGTCCTAACCCAATGAGCGCTAATACTAAGTCTGGTGGAGATATTTTCTATATTAAACTTGAAGCTTAATAACTATGGAAGCAAAGAAAGAAGATATTAAAATATATGGTAAGCTTGTAAATGTTACCACAGAGAATGTTGTAGCTGATGCTGAGCAAATCTGGGACTCTTATTATAGAAAGAACCAGACAGCTGTAAACAGATCTATGCGTGACGACTTTACAAAGTTTGCCAAGAATCCTACATTTGAATCTGCCGTATTTACAGGAGACTCTACATTCCAGGGCAATATGGCTGTAGAGAAATCTCTTTCTGTAAAAGGCTCTTCAACATTCTAGGATTAGGCTACATTTAACGGTACTATTAGAGCTCATGGAACACCTAATGGATTAGTTGTAGACCATAAGATTATTACAAACGATATTGAGGTTATGGGTACATTCCAGGCACTTAATATTGATACAAATAACCTTGTAGTTCATAACTTGTTAAAAGTAGAGAATGGTGGCTCATTCAGAGTTGATGGAGATACTATCCTTAACAACCTTTCAGTTAGTGGCACTCTTGATGTTCCTAATGCTACTACGGCTAAATACGGAAGCGTTAGACTTGCTACATCACCATCAGGCTAGGCTAGTACAGATGTTCTTACAGTTGGCCTTGTGAAGAATATGTTGCAGTATGTCCTCCCTGCATCATCTGAGAATAATATACTTATCTATAGTAATGGCAAGTGGGTTACATCTGCTATTGACTAGGCTATTAATAGCAACGCAACTATTAATGAGCATATTAAAAGTATTACTAAGAATACATCTTATACAAAGAATGAGGTATATACCAAGGGAGATGTATACAACAAGTCTGAAGTAGACAATAAGATTTCTAGTAATATGAATACAGTATACACTAAACAAGAGGTGTATACAAAGAGCTAGACGTATAGCAAGGCAGAAGTAACATAGCTGTTGCAGGATCTTAAAGAGTCAATTCTTAGAGAATACAAGAACAGCTGTTTATGGGAGACTAGCGGAACTGAATTTATTGTTCCTAAAGATAATAAGAAAATTAATGTTAAAGCCGTTTATGTTAACAATAGCGATATTGAAGATAAGATTTAGTAGTCTAATGATCAGTATTGGGAAAAGAGTGGTGACACGCTTACACCGAAAACTGGAGTTAATAACGTAAATGCTAAACATTTCTTTAAAAATTAATATTAATCATTATGGAACTTTTAACATATACAGACATTTATCGCATATTGGGTGATAATGTTTCTGTTTCAAATGAATATATAACTAAGTCTGCTGCTATATAGATAGCAGATGATAAAGGATACAATGTTACGTCAGACTTGTCGCAGTATTTAGACAATGAATGCATAGATGTATTTTCTGTTAAAACTAAAGAGGAGTTCCCAGATGATTCTGAACATAGATGGATAAACATATATCCTACGCAGTTTACTTTTCCAGCTGATGGCGGTTCTGTAAATATAACTGGATCATATGGATTAATTGGAACCCTTGGCACAAGAAAAGAAGTTGGTACTATTTCTGATACAATAACCGTAGAAGCAAATGATACCGAATCATCTAAGAGCGGCAGTAAAACATACTACTATAATAATGATCAATCTTAGTAGCCTACTATTGATTTTTCTTGGACTCAGCCTAATAAGGATGAAGAGTTCCCTGACGATGAAGCACATAGATGGATTGAGATTACCCCTACGAATGCTGGAAACTTCACAGAGGCTGGTGGTACGATAACTGTTACAGGATCTTATGGCTTAACAGGATCTTTCGGAACAAAGAAAACTGTTGGGTATATCAATGACACAATAACTGTTGAAAAGAATATAACAACATAGACTAAATCTGGAAGTAAAACATATTATTATAACAATACTCCTGGTGCAGCTCCATCTGCTACAGTAACTTGGACGCAAGACGCACATATTGAAATCTTTACTTATGAATATCATATCTATGTTGGACAAAATGCTAATACTGTACAATAGGAATTCATGTAGTTGGTTTGGCAATGTAATCAATATGACCAGTCTTCTAAAAAAACAGTTTTCGTAAATGCTTACAAAAGTAAAATTAATGAACAGAATTAGGTTGTATCAAATATAGCTGTTGAATTTGGAGTAAAGGATTCGAATCTTTTTAATAAGTTTGTGACTATAGATAATGAAAATGGACTAATAGATTGCTTTCCTACAAGTAACAACTTAAGTTATTATTATACAAATTTTGGCAGTTTTACTTTATATGTAAAGGAGTCTGAAAACGTTACATGTAAAGTAAATCTTATTCAAGAGAAAAAGGACGTACAGGTAATTCCTGGAGATGCAGTAATGTATACATATAAATTTAATTTGAAATCATATTTGCTTGACGCAACTTTTTTAAAACTTAACCTTAAGAACGATAATAATGATAATCATACAGGAGTTGGTGGACTTTTAATAAATGAGTACAAAAATATCTTATATTATTCTGGTGGTGATGCTCCTGGATTACCAATCGGACGTTCATTTATAGATTTTAAAAACATAACTAAGTACTTAAACGAACATGGAGATGATTAGTCTTCTATCGCTGGCAAAACTATACTGCAATCATTAACTGATAATAATGGTGTGATTTCGGCGCAGTGTGATCTTTATACAGATTGGTACAGTAATAACTATCCTGCAAATAATATGTATTTATCATATAGCACTTATAACAAAGATTCTGAAGACGCAACTGTTACTAAACCTAATCATGAGTTCGTATTAACTGGATATACAGAAATTAATAGTGGTTCAGATTAGGTGTTATGTTATGCCGGTGGAGTAGAAAATGTTCATAATATAAAAGCTGGATACACACTTAATGCTAAAGTTACATATTATTTAAATAGCGGGGTTTTTACATTAGAGACAAATAAAAATGATGTTGGTAAATGGCACAAAGGAGCAAAATTAACATATTCATCATGTACTCCATCATATAGTAATGCGTAGTTTACAAATGATAGTGATAACGTTAATTTTTCAATTAATATAGATTCATTAAACCAGCAGGATTTTTTTGATAAAAATGGTATAGTTGACATAATATCAGAAATTTTTCAAAAAAAAGAAGATTATGATACTACTTTGTATAGAGATGTTCATAAGATTCCAATAAATTAGCTTCCTTGTAAAATTAAACTTAATATACCTTTGGCAGATGTTATTAAAAAGATTGATTTTAGTGAAAGCAATACAGCTAAAATATTTCCTATCGTATCATTTTATTGCAACTACAATATTAATTATAATGAAGAGATGGTACTTACTGTTAAATATATTAAACTTGATAAAAATGTATTAACAATATAGAAATAGAGTTCTTAATAATTGATATAAAAAGATATAATTAATGGAAATACTTAGTAAAACCGGATTAGATACACTCTGGTCTAAAATAAAGGCTAAATTTGCTCTGATATCTGATCTCAATGCCTTATCAACAAGGGTTTCAACGTTAGAGGCATCATTAAGATCTCTAACTACAACAGTTAATAATCTTCCTACAGCAGTAACTAACGACTAGAAATATCTTCGTAAGGATAGAAATGATTCTACAAGTTACACCATAACAGCAAAAGGTGTTTATAAAGCTTAATTACTATGAAGTTAACATTAAAGAGAATAGCTTTAAAACCAACATATACAATTGGTAAGCTATACATAGATGATAATTATTTCTGTGATACATTGGAGGATACCGTAAGAGATCTTAATAAAGACGGTAAGTTTGATAACGGAGAGAAAAAGATTAAAGGTAAAACTGCTATTCCGTACGGTACGTACGAGATTAAGTGGACGTATTCACCTAGGTTCAAGAAATATACACCACAACTTATGAATGTTCCTTCGTTTGAAGGTATCCGTATACACGCAGGAAATACTAATGCATCAACATCAGGGTGCTTACTGCTTGGTGAGAATAAAAAGGTTGGAATGGTCCTTAACTCAAAAGCTACCATAGCGAAGTTTTGTCCAATTATAAAGGACGCTTGCGCCAAAGGAAAGGTAACAATTGAGATTAAATGAGCAAGATAACAGGAACATGGCGTGAGAAAATTTAGTACACAACCGCATGTCTCGCGTTTTTAAGCGGTCAAGCTCTAACTTGGATATAGTATTTACAATAGGGTGAAATCTCCACAGGAGTACTAGGGTTTGTAGCCCAAACATTAGTTTATTCTGCTAGCATCTATGGAGTATCTATTTATATACAGGGCAAGTTTGGAGAAATGAGAACATATTTAAAAGAATATTTAACAAACAATGAAGCAGCTAATTCAAACAATAAAGAAGAACTACAAGCTGCTGCTTAACGCTGTTTTAGGGCTTCTAACGGCCTTTTGCTTAGCATCTGGTATATTCTACCACAACAAAGCTAATAGGCTCTCAGAGGAGCTTAAAATGGCTAATAATAACATCGAAGCCTATTAGGATGCCTTATATGGTGCCTAGTAGGCTTCTGGTGTTTTAAGACTAGATGTAAAAAAGTTGTCAGAATACAACGACAAACTTGTATAGTAGATAGATTCTATTAGAAAGATACAGAAGGTCAAAAAGAACGAAATACAGGTAGCAGCAACTCAAAAGTAGATATTAAACGTTAATAAAAGTAAGGGGGTATGGGGTGATATTATAACAATTATTAAAGACTCTACTTATAAAGATAGTTTATAGTATAACCCTTTAACTAAAGTATACTATACAATCGGTAAAGATAGTGTTAATCTTAAGCTTGATGTATAGAATACATAGTACCTCTACGTCTATAAACATAGAGAATATAAGAATAAGAAGAACTTCTTTAAGAGACTTATAACATTCGATTGGAAGAAGAAGGATATATACAAATATAAGATACACAATACAAATGATTTACTTAAAGAAGATAGTATTAAAATAATAGAAGCAATATGAATTACTTTTCACTTAGAACATTAATAGATGATATTCTCCTTATTGTCCGCAATAACAATATAAGTGAAAGTGAGGATCTTTCAAGGGATTAGGTAGCGTCTTGGATAATACAATATAAGACTTATTTACAAAAGAAGAAAGAGGAACAAGATAAAGAAAACGACGAAAGTGAACCAGATGATTCGTTATAGTCAACGATTGGGCCAATTGAACTTATTGTAGATAAAACAGAAAAGAACATAGATTGTGAAGATTGCTGCTGCGATACCATTAAGCGTACAAAAGATAAAATATACACAGTAAACAAAAGTGCTGATGACATAGTTAGTGTATGTGATAAGAATGGTTGTGTTATACAGTATATGCATAAGCTTAGAAAGCATTATCACAACTTTAGAAGATACACTTACGCAGAGCCTGTATGCTGGTTTGATGATGGATATATTTACGTAGAAGGCGATGTCGATTCAATAAGCTCTGTATACATTACAGGATATATAGATGAATCTAAAACCGCTGATACAGAAGATGATATAACAATACCAGGCTGGATGATCCCTGACATAAAGAAAGCTATACTTACAAATGAGCTTGCATTTATGGTTAAGAGACCTAGTGATGATAGTAACAATTCAACATTAGCTAGTGTAAAACCAAATGGTCCTCAAGATAAGGAAGAATAAAAAGAGTTATACGATCTTAGACATATATAGAGCGTATAATAAAATCAATGAGAACGTCCCATATTTGCGATATAAGCGCATATTGGACGAGTTTAACAAAGTTGTAAAGGATGAGATTTTAGAGCGCTCACAGCTATTTAAAATGCCATATGGACTAGGTAGTATATGTATAGTAAAATACAAACCAAAGTCATATACACCAAAGTCGTTATCTATAGATTATAAAACATCTAAAGAAGAAGGTAAGAAGATATATCACCTAAACGAGCATTCTAATGGATACAAATACAGATTATACTGGACAAAGATACCTAGAACATTTCCAAAAAGATATATGTATCAGATACAGTTTGTAAGAGATAATAAAAGGCATCTAGCACAACTTATATTCAATAAACAAGATTATATAAACATAAATGATATTCAAGTATACAAAATGTGAATCTGTTATAGCCAAAATAATGGCTGATGCAGATATGTCTGAAAAGAATATTCGGGTTACAGATATACGTGAATGGATATTCGAAGCTGTTGAAAAAATAGGTGCACCAGTATAGTATGTGTAGAAGGAATCTGGAGATGATTGCGTTCCTGTATTTGAGATACACGAGAACCAAATACCTATACCAGATGATCTAGAATCTCTTACATCTGTAGCATATTCTGTAGACGGTACAAATTGGATGTAGGCAAGGAAGGATGAAAGTTCATTTAAACTGAAAGCAAACGCTCATAAGGATCCTAGTTATACTCCACAATAGCCACCTAGATAGCCTTTAATAACACATAGATCTTAGCTGTTAGGTATTAATGGTTCAACAGCTGTATTAAACGTATTAAACAACAAAAATGTTAACGAGCCAACATATTGGATTAAACCTGGTTGGATAGTATTTAACAAAGATAAGGGATTTGTAAAACTTTCGTATAAAGCAATTGCTACTGATGAAAGAGGTTATCCTCTTATCCCAGATTTGGCTTCATACCAAGAAGCAATATATTGGTACGTAATGATGAAGCTTAACTTTCCTAAGTTCTTAAAAGGTTAGCTTGGAGGTAAAGTAAGATTTAACTAGAATACTTATTTTTACATGCAATAGCAGTGGAACTTTTATAGAAACCAGGCATATGCAGAAGCTATGATGCCTAATGAAAGTGAAATGTCTTCAATAAAGAACGAGTGGACAAAGCTTATTCCAGACTGGGATTCTGATGACACGCTGTTTAATAACGTCGGAAAGAGATAGTTAAACTTTAATGATTACTACTATGGCTACTGATAATAATACATTCGTAAATAGCTTTGTAACAGGAATAGATAGTGATAGCTCTTTAGATAGAGTAAAAAATACCAGTTACTTAGAGGCTAAGAATATTAGAGTGCTATCATTCGATTCTACAAACCAACATGGATCCATTAAACCTATAAATGGAATAAAGTAGGTTGGATCAATAAAGGATGAAAAGGTGGAGAGAATATTAGCTACAGGAGCAGTACGAGATAGAGGTGTAATTATATACATATCAGAGAAAAGAAATAAGCCAGAGTTCTGTATATCCTGCTTTGATAATAAAATTGGTCAAGATGGTGATACTGACAGCTCTGTAAAAGAAATATAGAATATATCTAATATATTTAGATCAGAACTTATAGATTGGCCTACAGATAGATCAAAGTGGCCTAAGAATGTATCAATTACATTCAAATATGAAGGCGATGATAATATTAAATTATATGTTGCTACAGGATTCAATCCTATAATGGTTTTTAATATAGCGAAATTATACAGCTATAATAATACATCATTCAACACAGTATAGTCTTACCCAAAGATTATATTTCAGAAACCTAAGTTTGTTAAATACGTAGATGGAACTCTTAAGACGTCTTATGTAAGTTACTCGTACTAGATATACAGCAATCATGGAGTATCTACAGATATATCTCCAGCTTGTTAGTCTATACCTGTTATTAATGTACCATCAGATAGAACAGACGTATTAGGAATAAAGACTAATTAGTTTGATAAAAAAACTAATTGTGGTGTTCAGATTTTAATTAAACCAGAGACTGATTATTCTTTTCTTAACAGAATAAAGATATATAGAATCTCAGTACAGATTAACGGTTAGCTACCAACAATTGAAGTTATATATGATTCTGCATACGAACCAAACAGAAATGGAGATTTCTTTGTAAATGATACAGGCCAACAGGCTTTGGACACCATAACAATAGAAGAATACAACAGTATGTCTGGTGTGCACATTATTCCAAAGGTTATAGAAAGCAAGGATAATATATTGTTTGCCGCAAACATATAGGAAAGATCAACTTTCATTGATACAGACCTGTTTAAAAAATGGGACGCTAGATCGTTTAGAGCAAATGGACAAGGATAGATAGTTCTGCAGAATACATCCGGAGATCAAAAGGTAACATATAAATGGTCTGAGCTTAACGAATTGTCTATAAGTAACGGGTATATTGAAAGAGACTCTTATAATCCATATAATGATATAAATAAGCAATACTATCTTAGCGATTCGTACTGCATATATGACAAAGATAATTTCTACGGAGGAACAGGAGTAAATGTTTCCTGGAGATTTACAGTTACATATATTCCTATTGATACTTGTAGCACTACTGGATCAAAGGAGATTGGAACAATGTGGAACGTTCTTAAGGTTAAGAATACGCAGGATAGACAAACTCTTTATTTTGTTAATAAGAACGGCCTTTAGAAGGCCGACATTGAGATATCTACAGAAGAGGGTAGAATTAATAACTCATGGGTAACAAAGTCTCTTAAACGAAACGAATTGTATAGATATGGTATTATACTATACGACTCTACAGGAAGCCCTAGTCCTGTAAAATGGATAGCAGATATTCGTACACCAAATTTATATGATAAGTATTTCAATACTTTCATATCGCATTACAATAATATGTACGATCTAGCATCAATTCCTCTTGGTGTAGCATTCAATGTTAAAAACTTACCAGAAGGATGCACTGGATACGAAATCGTAAGATGTTAGAGAAGAGAGTAGGATATAGCCTCAATAGCATAGGGTGTTATTAGTAAGCCAATAGTTGGATATAGCACACCTGAATGCCATAGACCAGATAGAACTACATACTTCCCTACAGGATTACTTACAACCGCAATGGTGGCCCAAGGATCAGTATTTAAGTATTTTACAGAGAACTACAATCCTGCTAACGATGGTAAAGTAGATGCGATACAAGCCGCTGGTAGAGTATGCGCATCAAATTTTGGTAATACATAGATATTCTAGTTTGTATCAGCAGAAACTACTTATTAGCCAGAATCTATAAAAGTGCTTACAAATAACAAAGACTTTAAGTTAGAGCCACTTAGGTATATTTTTGGTCAAAGCGGAAAGTTCTAGAAAGAGAAGCATATTGGAAATAAATATTTCATGAGCCCCGGTATTTCAAATACCAATATATATACAAAACCAGATTAGACTAATGATGGTAAATCCTACGAATGGAAGTACTATACAAATAAGAGCGGTGGTGGATATACTGATTATCAATACAAGTCTTCTCCGTATATTCTCAAGATGCTTACAGCGCATTTGAAAACTATGTACTATAAAGCTGATGTATCAGATAAAATGTGGACATGTTTGAGTCCTGGTAAGATAGGTTAGAATATTAAGTATTCTGGATCTGATATGAACAAAATAGATGATAAGGTTTTTGCTTATATAAAACTGTATGAACAGGGATGTTCATTAAGAACAAGGGTATGCGGAATAACTGATCATTTTATTGATTATGGTCCAAGCTTTATGGATGAGCATATTGATAACAATACAAAACTTGCCGATATCGATGACATATAGATAGCTTCTGAGTTAAAATGGAATGAAGTAATTAAAAGAACATTCCTGGAAAAAGGCTCAAATTCAGATGTTAAGGAGAATGGTAAATGGTGGCCAACAATAGAATACAACAACCACATAGATTCTGTAGGTAAATACTAGTTCTGTAATACTGTATTTTATGGATGTGATGGAGCTGTTATAGATAGAGGAGGAATTGAAGGAGATGACAACACAACGATTGCACACGATATGGTAGATGGCGCAGATTAGGGTGATGTTATAGGAGATGATAATCCTGGATATATCCTAAGATTCCCATTTAGTACTGGAGGTCGATGCGCTTTGTTATCAATGAAAAACGATTGTGCAAACATGCTGTTCAATAGCATTATTGGAGCATAGTCTTATTATAAAAACGTTGATAATAATCTATAGGAATTCAATTCTTTTTCTAGCTACTACAGGGTCAACATTAATAGTATTCCAGGAACTGTGTTGTGTAATATAAGAAAAACAGTAACTCCATATGACGGATGTACAGAAAAGTCAATAACTGCTAGCACATATAGATCTGATGGTCAGTTCTTTACAAAAGCAAATGAGTGGAACGCTGTATTCGATGGGGATACTTACATATCTGTACTTGATTACACATCAATGCATAAAGCTACTTGCAACTTCTTGAAAGGAAAGGATGATAGGGCTAGTAGAGATTATAGTGATTATAGATCACCTTCAATGATGCTTGGATATGCTATACCGGTAGAATCTAATATAAATTGTAGATTTGCATACGGTTACGAATTCTCAAAGAACTCTACAAATGAAGGTGCATCTATGATTTAGATTGAGCCTTCTAATGTAAACAATATGTATACTCAAACTGAGCCAGAATACCTGTTTAACACAACATATGCTGCAGAAAATAACAGTAGAATTCATGCCGCTTTTGATACTACGAATATAGAAGACTTCAATAAGAATGTTGATTATATGTGTAGATATTCTATGCTAAAAGAAGACAATGAGCACATTGATAACTGGACGAAGTTCTAGAGCTCAAATTACCTTGATGTAGATAGTAAGTATGGCAAAATAACAGGTTTGAGAACGTATAAGCAATGGCTTGTATTTTGGCAGTAGATGGCTACAGGTTTGTTATCTGTTAATGAAAGAGCTATAACTGATAGCACAAATGGCACATAGTTAATACTTGGTACTGGTGGAGTTCTTAGTAGATACGATTACCTTGATCAAACAGCAGGTATGCATAATGATGAATTATGTGATGCTCAATCTAGTTCTACATTATATTGGTTTGATCATCATAACTAGGAGATTAGATCATTTGATGGACAGGGCGTATATCCTTTAAGCAAGGGATCACAAGCTCAGAATATATTATACAAGTATTAGGATAAAGATTCCGATCCGACATTGTTCTTCGATAACAGAAACAACGAGGTTATATGTAAGGTAATTGGAGAAGATTCGTTTGTATATAATGAAGCGGCAAAAGCATTCCCTTCAATTTATACAATACCGTTTGATGGAGCTATATAGTTTAGTAATAAAACTCTGCTAGTTAAGAATATAAATGGAGATATAAAAATTGCATAGTGGGATGCAGATAATAAGTATACAACATCTTGGGAAGAGAAGATATTACCTACTTACATTAAGTATGTTGTGAATAGTATTCCTACATCAACCAAAGTATTTGACAATCAAGAGATAATTACACCTCAAGACGAATTCTAGTATATTGATATATAGGACGATAAAAAAGATAGAGATTCTTATTTCGGACTATCTAAAGAGTATAAATGGTCTACTGATTCTGGAATGAAATCGGAAGATGATCTGCATGGAAAGATAACTATAAGAGAACATAATTATAGATATGCTATTCCTAGAGATAATAGAGCTAATGCATACGGCTCAAGAATGAGGGGTAAATATCTTGTATGTGAAATGTAGGATAACAAACCTAATACAAATGTTGCTATATAGTATATACTAACTAAATTTAGAGCATCATGGATTTAAGATAGAGAAAAAGAATAAACAATATTCCTAAGTTTAATTCAGGTACAGGTTCATTATCTGATTCAATAAATGGAATTGGCGGAGATATAACTGGCCTTAATTAGTATAAGACAAATATAACTTCAATTCCAACATAGGCTGATATAAACAATATGAGAGGCCCTGGAAAGATAACTATTGGTTTGGGATCTGATTCGAAGCCTACTGCTGGATAGGTTATAGGTCAAGTAGGAAATGCAATCGGTGGGGCGTTTGACTAGAGCTCTAAATTTACTAATAGCGCATCAAGATCTATTGGATAGTTTGGTGGTATTGCTTCAAAAATACCAGGACCATATGGATAGGCTATAGGTGGAGTATTTAAACTTGCTTCAAATTATTCTGGAATGGCAAACTATAGTCACGGTAGTTCTGAGATGATGAACTAGGCAGGAACTACTGAAAGTTCGGTAAATGGAATAGGATACACAAGATAGAATGTAGCAGATACAAAAGCTGCTTATAACGACGTATCTAAAACAGGTTTGAATAACACAGTATCAAGTACTGCTACAGGAGCCACAACAGGTGCTGCCATAGGCTCAATTATTCCTGGCTTAGGAACAGTTGCCGGAGGAATCATTGGAGGTATTATAGGCGGAATAGGAAGCCTGTTTGGAGCTAGAAGAGCTAGAAGAAGATAGAATAGAATTGGAAAGAACGCTATAATACAGACAGATGTTATAAATTCTGCTAATATGGCTTCAGCTGACACTATTGGATTAGAAAATAATTATTACGCAAATAATTACAACACAACTGGTGGAGTTCTTTATGCTAATAGAGGAAAGGATTTAAAATTAAGAAAACGAATTAATAGAGCTAAGGTATGATAAAATAGAAAGTATGGACTCCTAATGGTTATTAGGTTGGTCCAACTAACAGTATGGTAGGTAAAGGTGAGTCTATTATAGACTACACTAATGGTACCGGTACACTTGTAACTAAGGGAAAGGTTGGTGTAGATAATCAGCCTAGCTCTGTTAGACAAGACGATAGAAATGTAATAGCTGGAAACGATATAGACTGGACTAACGGTATGAAGTTTTCACAATAGATAGCGCCACTTACAGCTAGATTACAAATGTATAATGATATTGAAAAGAAGGCAAATAAAAAGCCAAGCATGAGCTCGTTATCAAAGCAGACAATGCAGCTCCAAAGCGCCCAATTAGAGCGCGTTAAAGCCCCTATTTTATAGGCTATGAAGAATATTACAGATAGGTAGGAGAAATAGCATTAGATCGAAGATTATGCAGCTTAGTTTAAAGCTAATTGTGGTAAAGATAGATTCGCTAATGGTAAGAATATGTGGGAAGGAGTAAAAGACTCTTTTAACAACTGGATTAAATCTGGAAAAGGAAAAGTATCGAATGCTGTACTTGATACAGGATATATGATTCCTGCTGTTCTTGAAAAGCAGATGCTTAATCATTGGATGAAAGAAAATCCATTAATGCCAAATATCTACGCTGCAAATAGATATGGTTAGTCTGCATTACAAACGCTTAATAGATTAAGAATTAATCCTTACAATTAGCTGTAGAGCCTTAATCAAAACGACAGAGCAGCATACTATAGAATGCAGTAGGATGGCGGATATACTGGAGGATAGAGATAGGCTGGTAGAGTAGCTCTTGCCTTAGGTAATGCCAGAAATGTAGCTGATGTACTTAATAATGCTGATTTACAAAATAATAAGTATAGACAAAATTGGGCTACAGCTGCATTAGAAGAAGGTGGTCAAGATGCTGCTAGAAGACAGGCTGCCAACCAGTATGCGTGGGAAGCTTATAATAGAGCACATGGCGCTAAGACTAAGGGCATTGAAACGCACTTGTCAAATCTCGGTCTTATTGGTCAGAAATGGCTGTCACAGCGCATTAAGAATAAGCAATATGGAGATGTGCTTGATATGTATCAGCAAGATCTCGATAATAAGAAGGATGCATTAAAAGCAATATATGGCATAGGTGCAGATAATACAGGTACAACTGCTAGTAATCCTACCACAAGTTCCACTAATACACAATCTATCCAACAGCCATATGAAACAAATTTGTATCAACGTGGCATTTAGTCAGATAAAAATTGGTAGTAGAAAGCAATATAGGATATAGAAAATTTGCCGTTACCAGATTTACCATATTAGTACACAAATTATTTGGATACTATAGATTTGACTAAATATTTTGATGCATAGAAAAAATGGAATAAAATTATTACAGGTAAAAATGGTATCCCAAAATCGTCTTAGTATAGATTTTTTACTAAGTCGAGTTCTCCGCAAAAGAATTATTTATCTAACTTAGTACCACAGTTAATACCTACGCTGCCAGATACCAGCAAGTATATGCAAGAGTATCAAAAGAGAATGGGAATACCTATGGATAAGTTAAGATCTAATTATAGCAAATACCTTAGTGGAGACATTTTTGTAGACTCTGGTGAACCAATTGGATATACTAGAACGTCTACACCGTCTAATAAAAACATCATTAAGGAATATGGGTTTCCAATTAATCAGGATTAGATGATTAGAGGACTTATGTTATACAATAATAATTTTAAGATTCCATATATTAAGCGATAATAAAGTATGATAGGAATGTATGACGAACCAGTAGCGGTGCCTATAATCGACTTACTGGACAGCAGCATGATGTCATAGTACATTAGTGCTGCGAGGGAACAATATAACTAGGCTGTACAGGATCAAAAAGAGTTTGCTAAGGAATTTGGTGATCTGTATAGTCCTAGCTCAGAGCTTAATAAAGCATATTACGATTAGACTAAGGGAAGAGTAAACAAAGCTATTGACTATATGTATTAGAATGGTATAGATCCTCTTAGATCGGCAGAAGGAAGAGCGTATATAGCTAAGATTATTAGAGAAGTTCCTTATGATAAGATATCTAAATGGAAAGCTGACGCTGACAATATGAAAACATTTTAGAAAGCGGCTGCTTCTATGGTTGCTGAAGGAAAACTTACATAGGATTAGCTTAATTGGCAAATGTAGAAGTATGGGTTGGATTATGATAAGTTTGACCCATATACCCAAAGTTGGAATACATTAGCTCCAACGAAGATGGATACCCTCGAAGATCTCACAAAGATTCCTTACAGTGTACTCAAACCAAGCAACCTTACATAGCAACAAGTTGAAGCCATGGGTTACAAATATGACCCAAAGAATGATTATACAGGTATTACAGACTAGATGATTATTGATACAGCTGGCAAAGCTATTCCATCTGTTATGTCTACAGCTGCGGGAGAATATTATTATGATAAAGCCAAACAGCAGTTACAGTAGGCCGGTGTATCCAACCCTACAGATGATTAGATTAAGCAGCAATTACAAGGTACTGTAGCACAGCTTTGGGAAGGTAAGAAAAACATAGCCTGGGATCCTAATAAATATTCATTGTTAAACTATTAGAATACTCTTGCGGATTAGCTTGATGCTAAGAAGTCTGCTAATATTGGTAGCGGTAGCTCTTCCGGATCTAATTACAAGACTATATTTGATATAGCTAGAGAGTAGCCTTATACTCCAGTGTCAACATCAATAGATGACCTTAGAGCTAATGGCGTAACGCTTGCAGATCCAGATGCTCAATGGAATGAATACACATAGTCTCAATCATAGGGTGATGGTGATAACAAGTAGACACAATCTACAAAACAGTAGATTATTACTGTTAACGATGGACAGCACATAGCTAGATCTGGAGCATTTAAAAAGTTAAATGAAGGCAGGTCTAATAGTGTTAACTATGGACTTTATAAGAAGCCTGGAAGAAAGATTACAGCAACAGTAACATCAGGTCCTACATATAACAAAAAGCTTGGTAAATATTACATTAAGGCTAACGTTATATCTGTAAACAATAATCAATCAGCAGGAACCGTTGGACAAACAATCTGGGTTGAAGTTAAACCTGGATATATAGGAAAAGCATCTAATAAAGCAAATTAATTAAATTATGGCAAATTACAATTTACTTAAGTCTCCAGCAGAGGACTACTTTAGAGGGTAGGCTAAAAGATTTGGTATAACATTACCAAACCAACGCAAACCCGTTCCTAATAAAAGGACTTAGGCTAATGTACCAAGTTATATATCAAGACAATCTGGTTCAAGATTGGAATCTGATATAATGCCGCACGGAAATTGGTATAAGCCTAGTCAAAAATCTATTCAGAGATAGAAAGACGCTATAGCCGAATATGATTGGAATAAACATATTGACAGCTTGTACAAGAAACAATATCAGTCAAACAGGCAAAAGATTGATGCTCAAGATGATTCTGAAGACATGCTTTCTGATACAGAGAAAGAGAAGCAATCTAAACTCGAAGAAGAAGCTCTTCATCAAGAATATCTAAAGAGTCCACTGCACGCAATATTCGGTTCTATGGGTTCTCCTTTAACTGGATCTTATGATGGACTTGGAGAAACATTATTTAATATTGGATAGAGGGCTGGTTTGTTCTCATCTCAGTCTAGTGATCTTGGAATTGAAAGCACAAAAGGTAAAATTGCTCTTGCGCAAACAGATCAAGCTAAAGCAGATGCGTGGGCTAAACGAGAGAGATTAAGAAGAGATTTAAAATCAAAAGAAGATCAGTGGAACTACCTTAAAGCTAATCCTAAAGCTTAGGTTAAAGGTGACGTGTGGAAGGATACATATCTTCTAGGATAGGATTTACTTAAGACTTACGATCAGTTACAAGATAAAGATCTTAACGAGCTTGCAGACGCGTACAAAGCTACATGGATGAAAGATCATACCTCTATGTGGGAAGGATTTCAAGCTGCTGTAACAAATATGTTTGCTGTAACAAATGACACATTCGATGGCACTGGTAGATCTAAAGAATAGATGGCTAGAGATTGGCTTGATAATTATAATAAATAGCTGTCTGATAGATTTGAAAAGGCTCATTAGGGAATGAGCCTGGATCAAAAGGAGATTGAAGCTAATCAATTTAAAGCTAAGCGTTAGCAAGACCTTAAAGACTACAAAGAAACTCTTGATGATTAGATGCGCAGAGCGTCTAAGTGGAAGAACTTTTGGAATGTTAGTAAACATGCTGAGAATCTTGCCAACATACATGCCAACGACGACCTTTTGACACCTGATTATTGGTTGTGGAATTTGCCTCAATAGATGGGATCTTCTTGGTCTTCTGATACAGGCAATATCGGAAATCTTATTACAACTGCTGGTACTGTTGGATCTTTTATTTTAAGTGCAGCCGGACATCCAGAAGCTGGTTTCGCATTGTACAATGCAGCTAATGCGGCAGCACTCCCATTTAAATTACAGGGTGCATAGGATGAGAACTACGCTGAAATTGCTCAACGTTGGACATAGAATTATCAGTAGAATCTCAATAAATATGAAGCATAGGAAGCCTTAGGTAAAGCACAAGGTATTTCTGCATCGTATAAAGATTTACAAAAGCAGTCTGTAAAATTTGCGATATAGAACGGTATGTCTAAGAAAGATGCTGAGGCTAGATATAACCTAAGTACACAACAAGGTAAAGAAAAAGTTCTTGGAGATTATTTGATGGGTGTTACAAAAAGTAACGATCCTCGTTTATCTAAATCTAAACTTGGTACCACAAAAGGTCTTGAGCAGTAGTTTATGATAGATAACGCCAGAACTATGGGTACCGAAGTTGTACAAAACGTTATATCGTATGTACAACCTGGTAACAGTCTTTCTAATCTATACAGACAAGCTGTGTACAAGCTTCCAACAACTAAGCTTGGTGCCAAACTTGCTACAAGTAAAGCTGGTAGACTAGTAATAGGAACAGACTATGCTCTTGCTGGTTTAAATGGCGCTATTGAAAGTAAGTTTGCACAGGCTGGACAGTATATTAATTCTCTTACAAGTACAGCTGGTAAAACAGGAGCTAAAATTGGTTCTACAACAATGGATGTACTTGGTGGTGGAGTTCTTGGTCACTATGTTGGTGCTGGTATTGGCGCAGCAGTAGGAGAAACTGCAAGAGGTATTAAAGGTCTTGCTAAAGAAATAATGCCACAAGCTCTTAAGGATGCTGGTGTAATGGCCAGTGAGGCTATTGCAAAGAAAGCTGAAGCTTTAGCCACAATGGTTGGAGCAAAAACATTAAAGAGAAAACTGTTAAAAGCTGCTGTAAAAAACCCTAACACAATTGCCACTCTTAAGATGCTTAACAAATATGGCATTAATACTGTTAGAAAGGGTATCATAGATAGAGCGTCTGAAGGTAATGAAGAAATTATACAGCAGTTGAACGCTAATGCTGCTGAAGAATTCGCTAAAACATATGGATACGGATCAGCAGACTTGCTTAGTCTAGCGTTCCAGGATATGGCTTACAGCAAATAGGTAGCGGATTTCTATAAAGGTATGTTTGGTCTTGGTGAATCTGAGCTTTACAACGATATGGAGATGCTATCAAACTGGAGAGGTGGTTTTGCTATGGGTGGTATGCACCCTATGGTAGCCATGAATATCTATCACGCTGCTAACGATATTAAGAATACTGTTCAAGTAAAAGATGCTATAATGCACAGCGCTCTTCTCGATAGGGAACAAGGAAAAATGAATAGAGCTAGTAATTCCGTTATCTCAGACCAAATTTCTAAAGGAAGGTATAATTAGTTGACCGCAGAAATACAATAGCTCAGAGAGGCTGATTTAAAGCGAGAGAGGCCACGTTTTGGCGAATAGTATTGGAATGACTTATAGTCTAATGTAGAGCGTATATCTGCTCTCGTAAACAACAAGTAGATCGAACAGCAATATCGTCTTAAAGGTATTAATAAAGGCACAGAGCAATACAATGTAGCTATAGCTGATAGAGCTAATATAGAGCAATAGTTAGCCGATAACAGAAATGCTTAGTAGGAAGCTGAAGTTAGACTTCAGTAGATTTACGGACAGTAGGGTTATCAAAATCAGGTAGAACAGGCTGTAAATAGATAGGAATAGTCAAGAGATCCTATGTTGGCTGCCATAAATGCAGCTACAACAAAGACTAAGGCTATTGAATCTTATGTTAATAGAAAGGTAGAAGAGTACAAGAAATCTCTTGACACAGCAGCTTTACCTCAAGAAGAAATAGAAAAATCTGTAGCAAAATATAAAGAGTCTATTAAAGATGAGGCTAACGAATACGGTGAAAGATTTGTAGAAAACTCTCAGAAAGAAGAACATGCTAGACACATAAATAACTTCTAGAGAAATTCTGAAACTCATAATAGAATGAAGGCTTTACTTACACTTAAGGCTAAGATAAATTCTATTGATGACGTATTTAAGTTTGCTCACGATAAGCTTGGTTTAAAGACCGTTAGACCTGACGCTAAATTATTGTCGGCCAATATAGATAAATAGATTGCTCGTGCAAAGCAAAGCTTAGCTAAAGCTTATAAGAATTTTGATGAGAAATCTACCGATGAATAGACTTTGCAATTCTTAAATAACTTTAGCGAATCTGTTGGTTTTAATGATGATGAGATCCAGGAGCTTGAATAGGCTAGAGCTATGTACACTGCTAATGAATCATTACTTAACTCTACTTTATCTATCCACACAGAAGGTGTTACGCGTGACGATAATGGAAATCTCGAGTACAATCCAGATGAACTTAGGTATCAAAGAAAGTAGGCAGAGCTAAAGTAGAAGCTTGGTGACAAATATAAGCCAGAAGAGCACACTAGAGCTGCGGCTAAAGATGGTTCTAAGAGTAAGCTTAATGAACGTATTACTAAAATAATAGATGCAAATAAGCAAAACGAAAACATCGACTGGATGTTGTCTGATATATACGCTGGTGATGCCGTTACTAAGCTTACGGAAGACTATCAGAACGATATGTTAAAAGCCGCCGAAGAAGATGTAAATGATATTAACGAATAGGCTAAGCAAGCTGTAGATCCTACAGAAACATAGAAGAATCGTGCAGTTACTACAGAAGAACTTTAGAAGCATGCAGAAGAATATAAGCGTCGTAGAGATAAAGCTAGGGAGCATTATAGAAAGAAGCGTAAAGCTAGACGCAATAAAGCAAGGGTATCATTTTTACTTGGTTTTGATGAGCTTGCAATGCAATCATTTGATGGACTTATGGAGAACGCAAAGGTTGGTTTCTATAAATTCGAATAGCTTTACAATGATATAAAAACTATTCTTCAAGAAGAAACTGGACAAGATGGTGGTTCATCAGTATTGGCTTTAGCAAAGGCTATGTATATTCGTCATTATCTTACATCTACACGTAAAGATAAGGAAAATATGAACACTCCTATGGATGTGTAGTCTTATGGCGCGCAGGTTGCCACACATGCTTCATAGGACACGTCTTTTGACGGATATAGAAAAGCTTTGAAGCAACAGCAAGATAGGGCTCTTGTGCATTGTTTTCATACAACTATAGCATATGATGACAATAATGCTCTACATGTATTTGAAAACATAGATGAGATAGATAGACTCGAAAAATAGTCTTTATATCCAGATATACAAGAGTAGATAAATGTGCAAGACAAATAGTAGGCTATACAATTTCTTGCTGAGAATGCAGATAGATTTGGTAACCGTGACTATACAGATATTCTTGACGAACTCTTTAAACAGGATAATAAAGAAGAACTCCTTGATGGATTTGCTCACTATTTAGCATCTATTGATACCCAATATAATAACGTATAGTCAATAAAAGATGGTGAGGCTATTAGAGAATTAGCTTAGGCAATAATGCTTGGCAATGATTCTTATATAAGTACACTACAAGACTTCGATGGTATAGATTAGGCTACATAGTATATAAAGTCAGTAAGAGATAGAATGCTTAATGGAGGATAGTATAGAGTTCTTAATACAGACATCCCTATATACGGTTACGATGATAAAGGTAGAGCTGTACAATCATAGGCTGATATTGTTCTTGTGGATAACGATGGCTAGTTACTTGTAATTGATGTGCGTTCTTCATATTTACCTGATATAAAGGGTAGAATGCTTAGTGGCTAGAGAGTTAATTCTATGGCTAGAGAAAGTATGATAGACCAGGAAAAGAGATAGCTGATGAGAACTAACTAGGTTCTATACGATATATTCGGTTCTAATATAGAGGGTACATACGTTATGCCATTCTATAGTGATAGAAAGGCTAATAGAATGTTTGCTGAACCAGTATTTAAAATAGAGATGCTCGACTTCAATAAACCTGTAACACCTTACTATAACAAGTCTAATGAAGATATATCTAATGAGGTAGTTAAACCTTTACAAGACAAAGTAAACGATCTTGTATTAGATTTACAAAGTATATATGATAGCATTACTGAAGCTGGTGGCGAACATAAAACTGTACCATCTTACAATATATTTAAAGAAGGCTCAAATAAGGACGAATTGCTTCTTTAGATGAGAGATCTATACTCTGCTGTAGAATCTATCCAGAGCTTAAAAGAAGACGCTCAGATGCGCTTAAATTAGCTCCTGTAGCCTAAATAGCACGAGGATACTGTACCTAAATTCTATCCGGAAGATGCGTTTGATCACGTTATTGTAGATGAGCAATATTAGGCAGGTTTAGATACTGTACACGAGATTTGTAAAAAGCTTGATACACTGTTAAGTTCTATTACAAACCTTAACATTACAACAGCAGGCGAAAGAGCTCAAGTTAACGAGCTTATCTATTCTATATATGACGCATAGACGGCACTTGACCAATTCTACGGTAGTGATCAGTTTAAAGTTGGTGACACTCTTCCAGAGCAGAAACTTATAGCTGCTGCTATTAACAAGCTCGTAAGCAATAGAATGATGTACGGAGATGCCGCAAACAAGGCTTTGCAAATGTGGCAGACTCAATTTGCATCCAATATTGGTAATCCTAGCTTTACTTATTTCAACAAGATCAAGTCGTTTCTTTCTACATTTGATGGTGAGTTTATGAATAGTCTTGTTGGCAATAAGAGTTTACAGAGATTCTGGAGTACAGTTATAAATAATTAGCTTAAATTCCTGGCTGATAATGCAAAGAACGTACAGAAGACTAATACAGCTCTTGATAACGCGCTTACTGATACTATTTATGATGCAGAAGACTTCATTAGAGAATATAACCAGAGATTCCCTGTAGATCCAAATATTGATGATATACTTGATATAAACAACGCGTAGAGTATCAATATGATTGACGACCAATGGAGAGAGTTGTATAGTGATACTACTAAACATTTCCCTGCATTTAGGGCTAAACTTGACCCACATTACTTCTCTATAGCACTTGATCCACATTTGATTTATCCAGACGCTTCTTGGAAATCTGGTAATGCTGAGCTTGTATGGAGAAATAACGAGGTATAGCTTAAGCTTACAGATTCCAAAGGCAGAACGATCTTTATGACCTTCGATCAGGGTAATGACGCTGGTCCTAGAGGTGTTGATCCAGTATATTTTGCCAGAAAGAAGGCTGCAGACGCTGTATTTGTACAGAAAGTTAAATATATGCTTGACTTTATAAATACGCATCCAGGATACCATATAAGTATGAAATTAAGCCGTTCTAAGGGCTCAATTAAGAATGGTAGCGAATTATAGCCTGTAGGTAAATTCTTGTTCGCAGGAACGCTTAATTAGCATGATTTGTATAATATTACATGTGACGCTGGTAACAGAATAGGTTTTCTTAAAGCTACGCAAAACGTAAACACTGGTGATGTAACAAAGATGGTGTATGGTGGTCCAGAATTATCAACTTTAATCAGTGGATTTGATCTTGAATATGTAAAACGTACAGCTATAACACAATCTGGTAATATAGTATACTTCTACGATACTGGTCAGACAGAGAAGACTGTAGATAATAGATGCATTGGTACACCATTAATATAGCCTAAGTTTACAGCTGGTCAAGGCGGTTAGGCTAATAAGATTGCAGACCTTATCTGGTATAAGTGTTACCAAGGCATAAATGAATACCAAGGTTATTCTATAGACGATTTACTTAAGTAGGTTCTTTATATCAAAGCTGATAATAAGGTGTTAAATGAAAAATACAACTCAATAGAAGGTCTTGTTACATTAGATCCAGCTAACAAGAGAGTTGTTATAGGTAATGTTGTTTACCCTACATAGAACCCTAGTGTAGACTATGCTAATATCTATAATGCGTTGTGTAATATGTATATGACAAAAGATGCTGCATTTGTTCAGTAGAATATGTAGTAGTATATATAGTCATCACATAATAGTGTATTAGCTAAACTTAACGCACAATATGCATCAAACCCTAATCTTGATAAAGTGGAGCTTCCAAATGGCCTTACGTTTATAAGAGAAGACTTTACTCACGATGGTAAGGGTACAACTGGTCTTGGTTATATGTTGCGCAACGGTTATTTGATGTCGTACGCAGCTAAGTTAGAACCACCTACAGTATATGTAGACAACGTAGAGCTTATACAAGACCATCCGGACGAAAGTGCTCAGCAAGTGTCTAAAACAGTCGCTAAACAAGATATTCAATAGCAGCAAAAGTAGGCTGAAGACACATTTATGTCTTTGTTCTATGAACAAGATTTAAGTGAGTTTGAAGGATAGAAAGAAAAGCCTTCGTTTGCCAACGCTGTTGATGAGTGGGTCAGAAAAACCACTGGTATTACACCTCAATGGGTAGAAAGCGAGAGATTATCTGACGTAGCATATAAAAAGAATAGCGCAGTACTCGCTAAATGTACAGACGCTGTTATTTAGATGTCTAATTCAGTTCCTTATACTATTGGTTTCCACGAAGGATTTCATAGAGCGTTAGAGTTGCTTGTAGAGCCATCTATAAGAGAACAAATGTATTCAGCATACAGAAAAGCTCATCCAGAAGCTGCTACAGAAAGAGATGTGGCTGAGGGATTGGCTGATTTGTTCGTCGATTATATGCTCGGCACAAAAGACGCTAACACCATAAAGAAACAAGGCTGGGTTAAGAGAAATATAAAGAAGGTAGCCAACAGATTAAGTATCTTATGGCACTATAGAAACAATGCTAAAACGATTCTTACTCTATTCAATGATATTAAGTCTGGAAAATATGCAGATAAATAGGTGAGCAAAGAACAGTAGAATAGATTTAAAAAGTTGTTTGGTGAAGACTTACACTATGAAATAAATGGACGCAAATTCGATCATATAGGCTCTGCTGCTGAGAAAGAACATATGGCTAGAGCCCTTGGGTACATTATAGTAAAGTCTGCCAAAGATGCTACTGATATATATGATGCCGTACACAACTCTTCGGAGCTTCCTATTAAATATATACCAATGAGGGTTATAAACAACCTTATTGGTGATCCTGGTTCTGTTAAGCCTGTTCTAAATGGATAGTACATGTCTATGGATTCGGTTACTCCTACATAGCAAGCGTTTAGAGAAGTGTTTTACGCAGAATTAAACGATAAAGGTGACGTTGTATTCCCTAATTTCTCAGCTATATCAAAAGAGGTACAGAAGTATCTTACCGAAATAATGGATGCTTATGATGGTAAATATCAGCATGATGACGATTCTGAGACAAGTGACCAGGAAGAGAATGATTATGGAAAGTCTATCGAAAGATACGATAAATCCGCATTCGAGTTTAACAAGCTTGATTCAGTAAGTAAGCCAGTAAAGATGTTCTTTGCTACGGTACCTTACTATAAGTTTGATGATAATGGTAAACTTACACTTGATACATCTAAGAACATATATGGTATTCCTACATTTATGCCTATTAAACAGGTGTTTAATGTGGTTGTTAGTAAGTTGCATGATGTTAAAACACCTTTAGACTTATTGAATAGATTACAAGAGTTGTCTACATAGAATCCTATGTATATGGCTATATATCAGAAATATAGTGATCTATACAATTCTATCTACACATTCAATAATGACGATCAGCTTGAAAAGATAGATTTTGACAAAGAGGCGTTTATGATACAGATCTTTACAGCTGTAAAAGGACACGAGCACAACTTTATCATAGGTAGATCTATCCGCAATAAGAATGGAGGTGTCGAAGTAAAGATATCTGACGCAAACTTTGATAGAGACGCCAGAATGTATCCTAAGCTCTGGAATTCATTCTTGTCTTCTGGTCAATCTGGCTTATTGCAGAGATCAGTTGGATAGAATGGACAGTTACTTCTTTCTACAAAGTATAACACAAAGAATACTTAGGTAGATATGCCTACAACTGTAGCAAGAAACGCATTTAGATTTATATCTCAGTTCTTCTCTGATTTACAGTCGTAGATACTGAATGACTCTGCTAGCGAATTTAAGATAAACGGAAGAATTAGAAGTGCAGCATCTAATAGCGATATCGAAGTACTTAAGGATGATATATGCAAAGAATTTAATATGCTTGGTATAAACTTTACCAAAGATATGCTTGATCATATGTTATCAACAAAATATAACGGCGTCGGTAGAGAGGCTCTTAAGAAGTGGATTGTTTCTACAGGTGTATCTAATATTAGTAGCTTTATTGACGCTGTTGGCAAAGTTGTGCAAACTAATGGTTATACAACATAGAAGGCTATAGACGAGATATTTAAGACTGGTTTTGTTAGCGAATTAGGTAACTGGGCTGGAGCTTATATGAAGATTACTACAGATAAGATGTCTAATGGAATGGATGGAACTAAACTGTATAATGAATCTCAAAACAACAGTATTAGCAATACTACCGAGAACCTTAATAGCCACGATAAAAATAATATGGTAGTAAAAACGATACTATAGTCTAGCTACAATATTATGAACAATAATGGTGTAAATATGGGTTCTATTGTTGCCAAGCAGTTGTAGAACGGAGAAGATTTCAATATTAGTATTTACACTCCTATTGGCTTTAAGTCCGATAACCGCGGTGACAATGGTTCTAAATATAGCAATCTTGCTGAAGCTGAAGATTACATCAATAAGTTCGCAATGCTTTAGAATGGATACTGTATATTCCCAACGCTTGCTGATAAGGGTACATATATGGTTCTTGGTGGCATAAATATTCCTGGAATGGAATTCGGATAGTCGGATAATGGCGCTTATACTGTATCTGGTGCTCCAAAGATGGTATTCTTAGATAGTACGCACTATTACTTATAGCCTAATCAATCTGTATTAAACCAATTTATCGACTATGCTTATACAGAACGCGAGGCTATTCTTGACTGTAGAGAGCAACTTGGTTTACATGTAGATAATCCTAAGGGCTTACCTGTACTTAATGATGAAGATAAGATAATGAATTATCATATCGGAAAGAAGGGCAAGCAGCCTGGTGGTATTCAGTTTAAATCACTTACAACACTTAGAGTGTATGAAAATGGATAGATTAAACGTTACGAAATAAGCAAGATGTCTCCTGATGAATAGCTTAAAACTCTTAATGAGCAATTCTTCGACAAATCTAGAGAAGAGCAAGAACAGATAATGTCTTTAACTCTTTAGGAACAATATGAACTTGAAGTGGATAAAGCCGTAAGTCTTGGTATTGTTTCAAAAGATGAAAAGCTTGGTTATCTTGGACTTAATAATATAAACCTTAATTAGAGCCAAATAGACGCAGTAGAACGCACTTTATATGCTTAGATGTACAAAGACCTCACAGAGAAAGGAATAACGCCTAATACGCAAAATTTACAGCGCACAGCGCATAGTATGTCTATTGCAGCTATCTTGCAAGACGCAACGAATAGGGCCATTATTTCCTCTGAGGAAAGTTTGAGATTATACATCGGTAATCCTGGATTCTTTAAGAATGTAGAAGATATTCAGAAACGTATTGGTGGTCTTGTATCTACTGGTGACGACAACGTTACATCTTTACCAAACTACGATGGTTCAGACGGAGAACTTTATAGATGTGCTGAAATATCAGATTACGAAGTGGCTTCAAACGCTGATATTATGAGAGAACTGCAAGAGAAGATGCGTGATGGTGAGCTTAGAGAAATCTATGGAAACCGTTATGGCTTTAGTGATGTTGACGATTTGGATATTGGTGCAGTAAGAGCTAGACTTGTAGATGATTTTGGTGAAGACGCTGTTAAGAAAATAGAAACAAGAGCTAATAACTTCTACAAAGCTTATACTGGCGGCATAAATGTAGCAGATGGCGCGTCCTATATTACAGCAGACATGTGTAAAAGAATGCTTCGTTCTAGAGGTGCGCTATTCGGCGATGTAGCCAAGGCTATTAATATCCTTGAAAGTTCTGATAAATATTCGTGGATGGATCAAAAGAACGCATACGACCTTATATACAATAAGGTGAATCTTGTAACAACAAAATATACAGCTTATGGATTTAGGAATCATACAACTAATGGAAAGAAGGTTTCTAACTTAGCTGTACCATACTACAATAAGTTTGCGTTGTTCCCTATATTTGATTGTATAGCCACAGGTAAGCTTAAGAATGTTTACGACAAGATGAAAGAGAGCAAAGTTGACAATCTTCTTATGACGTCCGCCGTAAAAGTTGGCCTACAAGGCCATTCTGAATTCGATGGAGAGACTATTAGTAAGCCGCTGAACGTTTATACGCAGAGGCTATCTGCTCTTCGTAGGCAGCTTAATACAGACCCAGAAGAGGGCGATGTTGTAGCAGCTGGTACACAGATGATTAAGGTTTGTTTATCTAGCTTACGTCTTGACAGAACTTATGGAGACATGACTGGAGAATAGCTTAGAGACAAGTTGATGGGATCTATTAATAAGCTTTCTAAACTTGGTGTAGACAAGTTTAAAAACAGATTCTATTCTAATGGCATTATAGACCAAAAGAAGCTTAGCGAGTACCTTATAGAGCAACTTGGCACAAGAAATGCTAATAAGAATCTCATAGATGCTCTTACATATAATCCATAGACAGGCTCAATGAATGCGCCTATTGCATCTACTGCTGATGCCAGCTGGATGGAATCTATGCTTATATCTGCAGCTAATAAAGATATTATTGACATTATGACTCCTGGTAGCTCATTTATTCAGAGATCAGTATTTGCTATAGAAGGCAAAAATGGCGAAGGTAATATACAGGGGCAGGAGATCTATAATGGTAAGAGATTGTAGATGATAAACAAAGAGGGTTCTATGGATGCTGTAATATCTATAGATTACTTCCAGGATATTCTTCCAAAGAACTTGTCTTACAACGAAGCTAGACAGTGGCTTTTAGATCACAATATAATTGGAGAAAAGGCTACGTCTAATACTATCGGCTATCGTATTCCTACACAGGCTCAGTCATCTATACACGCTTTACGTTTCGTAGATGTTGTACCCGCTGTTAAATCTACAGTAATACTTCCAACAGAGTTTACCAAGATAACTGGTTCGGATAAACTATATCAATGTTCAAACCAGTATAATATAAAAAACTCCTTTAATTGCTGGAAACTCCACAATATGTGGACAATCAGCAGCCAAGCCCTATTTGGGAAGGTTCAACGACTATCGAAATCATAGTATAAGAGAAATACTTATATGAAGAAGAGAGTAGAGTACACGAAAGTGGAAATGGGGAGCTTTTAGTACATGGTGATAGTGTACTAATTGAAGATATAGTCTGATCTCATTGGTAACAATGAGTTAACAAAAATGTTTGATATCGACCACCTTTATTTAGCACGTTATAACGTTAATGAGAATGGCGGTTATGAATTTGATTCAGAAAGTGCAGAAGGATTGTAGAATAGCATTATAGAAAGTATTCTTACAGTACTTAAGGATAAAAAATCACTTAATATCTTATATAAGTCTATCGATAATGATACAGAGCTTGTAACAAGTATAGCTGATGAAATTCCAGAACAAGGTAATACAAAGAGTGTAGCATATAACTTTGGCACATTGCACGAACAGGTTACTCGTAAGAATGACTACATTACAGGTAAGACTGGTATTGGTCCATTTGCATTGAATGTAACAAACCATATTCTTACAACATTGTATGGTGTTAAATTTAAAGAGTCTAGCTTTACTAATATAACAGGCATCACTGGTTTTGATTAGATTCTAGACGAAGATAACAATTAGATTTCATCTTGGCTGTCAGCGTTTATTAATGCACACGTAGATATTGTGAAAGATCCATATATTTCTAAGCTTAATGTAAATGGGTTTACATATAATATGATCAACTTACTTGCTAGAAATGGTAAGGGCAAACAAGGTCTTTATTTCTTATGCTAGCCAATTATTAGAGAGATGGCTAAAGCTGACATTGATGCTAAGTCTTAGTTTACTAGAGATCCTAAGATATTTAGATCAGCGTTTGAAATGAGAGATAAGAGGCTTGCTGAAATATTTCCTAGTGTTACCGGTAAGACAATAGACGATTAGTATATTAAAGACGCTACGGAACCAAATAAATCTAAAGGTGAACCAGCTAGACGAGCAGAGATAGTAAATTCTGTACTCAATAATATGGATATGCTTTAGAAGATTGCTAAGAATCCAGACTTAGTCTACGCTTAGACAGAAGATGGAGAAAGAGCTAGAACTTTCTAGGTTAATTGCTACATAGCATGGAAGTGTCTTGAAAAGTATTCTAACGCATTAAATAGTTTGGTACAGTATACTAAGATTGACACCCGTAAACAAGGTAAGAATTTCCTTGAAATGTAGGCTTACCTTAGAGGTTACGAAAATCTTACAAATCCAGAAACAGATCAGCTGTTTGATATGGATTCCATTAATAATCTTATACATGGTACTTGGATTGAATAGAAAACAAGAGACGCTATTCAAGAGCCTATGAGAGTTATGGCAGGACAATCATTCTAGGGTACACCTTAGTTTATGGAGCAGCTTATCAATTTATCAGATGACTTTAAGTACAAGACAAACGATAGAGAGTCCGATTTGCTTAGAAATGCTAAGACTATGAAGAAAATGTCGTAGGCTGCTAGTAGTTAGATTAAGGCTAGATACGCTCTTAGATTAGCTAAATCTTTAGGCATTGATGTTAAAGGTTTATTTGACGGTAATGCTACAATATTCGATAGACTTAACTCTATATAGGCTTGCATTCAGCGTGATGCATATGGTCTTGGTAGACTGAAAGATAACTATCTGCTGTCGCATCTTGCTCCATATATTTAGGATTAGGAAGTATTTGTAGCTGGTAAGCTTACAAGTAAACCTAAATTTATTAGTGTTATCAACAGTATGGATGAGAGCAAGATGTCTTCTGACATGTTCATAGAGTCTTGGGAAGAGCTCCTTAATGATCCTTAGGCTAATGTTAGAAGGTTTGCAAATGATCTTATATTGTATGCAATGCTTACATCTGGTGACACAAAGGGCTTTAATAAGATAGCTAAGTATATTCCTATGAGTTGGCTTGAATCTAGACACAATGAAAGTATAATTCCATTCTCTGATTACATTAGAGAGTAGCTTGATGCACCAGAAATTGATCACGATCTTATAGCCTAGAATAACTATATGGATAGCGATTTAGTTAGCAGAGCTACATTCAAAGATTATTATTATGCTTTCAATGCTTAGTATTCTCCTGCTGTAATAATTAGCAAGGATTCTCATGAACACGATGCTTTATATGTATCTGTACGAAACGATGGGGCAGTATATAGTGATCCAACATCTTATACTTTATATAAAAAGGTTGGAGAAGCTATGATAAATGGATCTAAACGTGCGGTGTATGCGTTATTACCTAAGAGAGGTTGGTCTGATAGAGATGGTCTTAATATATACGAAGCTGGCGATATCAATCTTAGCGTAAATGGTATTCCTATGAGCCAAGAGGTTATTGAGAACCAACTTAATAAACTTATGACTTATCTTAGTCAAATGAAGCCGAATATTACTGACGAATAGCGCAATAACTGGATGACGTGGTTTAACCAGATGTATTACAATGCTAATTCTGAATATCCTACAATATCTCAAGCTGTAGAACAATAGAGTGTATAGAATACTGTCAATGAAGTAAAACTTGATGGCAAAGGGCCTTCTGGATAGACAGTTTACATAAGCAAACAGTTATTCTATAAAGATTAGCCTCAACAACACCCAAATGTACAGTACGTATTCACAGATAATGCTTAGGCTTATGCTAAGGCGCAAGGTTTACCTATGCAAGGTTTCGCTAATTATAACCCGGTATTAAATGTAAGTTCTGGTGCTACTGGTACAAATCAAGCTTGCATTAGAACTGGTAGCGATGGAAAGATTACACCTAATGCGTTTGGCCTTGTAGTAAAGGTTAATCAGCAAGATGCTTCTGGTAAATGGTTGTCAAAAGATGGCTGCTTCTAGGATAATCAGGGTGATATAATGGCATTTAAATCATGGGTTAACCATATGTTTGCAAGAATAGATAGTAGTAAACCAATTGTATTCCCATCATAGATAGCTCTTGGTAAAGCAGCATTACCTAGAGAGGCTGCTGAATGGCTTGATTTGCAATTACTTTCTAGATTTAACATAAAATCAACAGTTTATGAAAATACAAGAGCTGGTTATACTGGCTACGGATTATCTATAGATGGCGTTGTAGATGATAATTACGCTAATACGTTAATTAAAGAAGAACAGCAGAAGCAGGCTTTAGCATAGATTAATCTTACTAAAGAAGATATAGAAGAAGCTGAAAGAATTAGAAAACACTGCGAAGGAGATAAATAATGAAAGATATATGTCCAAATTTACATAATAAACAAGTAGCCTAGGAATATGGTGAACTTGAGGACTTATTTGGTCCAGATACTGCTCATTTACTCTGGAGCAGAAATAATGGTTATAGTATAGATAAGGCGCCAAATGGCGCCGACTCTATATTATTTGGAGAGTTGCTGAACGTTACTAATGGAGATAGAACATAGGCTCTTATATTAAAAGCTAAAGTTTATTCAAACGAATTCTTTAAATGGTTTGGTGATTGGACGTCTGAAGATAAAGGAAATGTATCTAAGGTTGTTGATAAGAATGGAGAGCCGTAGGTAACATATCATACAGTAGGTAATGGTCACAATCCTGATTTTAAAAAATTTGATACAAATATAGAAGGGTTTAAAACAGCTATATATCACACAGATAATATTACTATGTCATCGACCTATAATGATGCGACTAGTTATATATTATCGTCGTTTAATAATGCAACATTAAAGAAATATTCATAGTGGTACACAGATTCAAAAAGGACCGTTATTAGCATTTTGAACAATGTTGAAGAATCTGATTTTAAAGATAAACGTAATTTTGATTGGTTTAATAATATTCTTAAGAAAAAAATTATAGAAGCGATAAATTCTGGTAATATAAAAGACGCAGAAGATTGTTTGTTAAAATTAGATGGACTATTTGTTGAGTATTAGGATCCAAATGTTCCTTTTAAATTAATTACTTCTGTATATGAAGATATAATAGGATCGTTTTACAATTTTAGTGATATACATAATAACGCTAATCCAGAAAAATATAAAAACACATTTGAGAACAATCTTTATAAGAATATAAAAGTTGACTATTTAAATATTAAAAACCCAAAAATAATTGATGCAGATGGTAGAGAATGGTCAAATGTTGAGAAAGATACAGATATAAACAGAATTACTAAACTTTATAAATCAGCAGTAGATAAAATAAAGTCTGCTACATTACAATAGTTAATGAAAAATTTTCCTGGAGATATGTTTCCTCCAGCAGAAGATGAAATACTATACGAAAAAAGTAATATGATAAATTTGCTAAATTAGGCAATATCTAATAATTCTGTATTACGTCCAGAAGATATAAGCATTTTAGGATCTGTATTTTTTGAAAGTTTAGGATTGAAATTTCCAAGAAGTATTGAATATTTATCTACTAGAGACGTAGAAAAAAAATATCTATTACAAGGCAATGGAGCTTATGACGGTGTAATAATAAATAATGTTGTTGACTATGGATCTTCGGTTAAAACATATTCTCCTCATACAGTATATGAATGTATAGATAACTCTTAGGTAAAATCAGTATTAAACAATGGATAGTTTGCTAACCCAGATGACATGTATGCATCTCCTCAAGGAGAATCAAATATGGGAGCATCAATCAGGTTGTCTAGCATTCCTTCTAAAGGCGATATATCAACGTTGTAGCAGTATTTAAAATCTCACAGAAGTGGCATATCTAGTACAGCTTTAAAGCTAGTTATGGCTGCCGTAAATAGGTATTTCAATGATAAATAGACTGGAATTACATACGAAATAGTAGATAACCTTCCAGGTGGAGAAGCAGCGCATTATGATAGAGTTAGCAAGGTTATTCGTATAAATAAGAACGCTAACTTTAGAAACGAAAGCTAGTCACAAACACCAGAGATACAAACTATTGTACACGAGATGCTTCATGCTGTTACAGAACATGCTATTAACAATGATTCAAGGATAAGAAAGTCTTTTATGGATCTACTTAATAAAACCAAGAAAGCACTTGGAGAAGAAGCTAAAGATTATGGTTTATCTAATGTGTACGAATTTATCGCAGAGCTTAGTAATGCGCAGTTTGTGGAGAAACTTAAATCTATACAATACACCCGCAAACAAACACTGTTTGAAAAGATTAAGCAAGCTATAAAGAAAATATATTCTTAGATTTTTGCAAGTTACAAAGACTTTATTGGTTCAGATAATGTGTACGAAGCTGCTGTTAATGATTTATTTGCAGTAATGTCTCATAATGAACAAAATGAGGATAATGTTACAGATAATGAAGTTAATGACAGATTAGCCTCAATATAGGCATCTGAAGACAAGGTTAATCAAATACATCATAGAATAACTGAGCTTTTCCAAGGATTATACAAGGACTATAAGAAACAACTTAATAAGGGTGCTAATAGACAGCGTAGAGAAGACTAGGTATGGTCTACAATATAGGAACTTAAGTCACAAGAAAAGAAAGAATCTTCAAGAATAGCTATACAATCTGCTTTAAAGACTATTGGTGTATTTGCAAGAGACCCAATTGATAATACTATTTTACAAGCTCGTAGAGATACTATTTTAGGCTTCTTGTAGGAATGTTAGAAGAATAATTTTGATAGCCTTACAGCTGAATAGATACACGATATGAAGTCTAATATTATAGACTTCTACAACGATCTTGTAAAAACATTGTCTGACAACTAGATGGATCTCGATGCTAGAGACCAAGCTGATGTCGATACGCTTAATGCTACAGTAAGATAGATTAATCAATTATGGAAAGATGCTGCATAGATTGTAGCAGACAAAATAGTTGATGAAAATGTAGATAAGTATATTAATGAATCAGAAGAGGAGAAGAATAAAATAAAAATTGTAGCTAAAGACTGGCTCCATAAGAATGATATGTATGGTGACGAATCTAAGCTTACATTATTCTTTAATTACTCTAGGCAGAATAGCCCAATTATTCGTCAAGCATTCTAGATGATACAAGATGCAGATCAATAGACTAGAAAAGAATCTCTTCCCGTTATGTAGTAGATAGCAAAGGCTTTTAATAAAGCTAATTCTATCATAGATGATCTTACTCCAGGAAACTGGTAGACAATGTTGATGGAGAGATATACAGACGGTCCTAAGAAAGGGGAGTTTACTGGCTTGTTTAGATCTGCTGTTAATAGAGGTTAGTTTAAACAGGACTAGGAAAACTTTAAAGAGAAGCTTAATAAAGAATGGCAAGATAAATATGGTTATTTCTACTATAAGGATCCTATTACCGGAGAAACTTTAAGAAGTGACACAGAATCATCTGTAGAAGAAGAACAATGGATCGGAGATCAAGAGCCAAACTATGTAACATATCAAAGAAGATACGAAGAATGGTTATGTGACCACGCGCATAGAAGATATTCTAAGACATACTTTATGGAACGTCTTAGTAAACCTTATGATCCAAAGACTAGAACTGGTCACGGTTTGTCTCCAAGAACACTTTCTAGATAGCAATATATACAAGACCAACTTAACTATTTATTATAGAAATGTTCAGATAAGTAGACCGGTTTATCTTATCCAGAAAAACTTAATCCGCATGATTATCAGAAACTGTAGATGTGGAAGGATGCTTTACAAGACCTAGGTAATCCATTTGATCAAGAAGGTAATCTTAAAGAAGGTGATGAGTTGCAAACTGCTCTTGAGATATAGTCTTGGAATAACTGGTTAGCTAAGCAAACTGACTATTCTATAGATTTTGAGGAGTTTGATAAAGAATACCAGAATATCGTAGACTAGATTAAAGCTGGTGAGAAAACAACATAGGATCTCTATAAATTTATTGATGCTAATTCAGAGTATGGTATAAACCCAGAATACCTCGAATATATCTTTGGTAAAAACAAGTCTGCTAAAGAAAGTCTGTAGAGAATGTTCTAGAACTCAATGAAGAAGCTTATTAAGACAAAGAATGGTTTTGTTAAAGATTTTAACAACGTAATCTTCTCTGAGTAGCCTGATGGCACAGTAAAAGTTCCGGATATGTGGTTCTATTCAAGATCTGCTGATATTAAAAACAATGAAGAAAATAATGCTACTGGTATAGATCCAGAGGAATTTAGAGATGCTTTTGACATCAGAGAGGTACCTTATACAGATCCTTCTGGAATGCAATTAGCTAAAGATGGTGTAACAAAGTTTGATCCGCGCAACAATCCAAATGGTATAGAACCTATGTCTTGGTTTGAGTACATACTTAAACAATATACAGATGCGGCTCTTGATGGCAGGATGCCTAGATATGTATCACTTGATGGTAAAATAGCAATAGATTTCTCTACACTTGGTGGTAATAGATAGTCAGTAGAGAAATGGATAGCTGACAATATTCTTATGTACACAAAAACGTGGGAAGGTAAGGATGGTTCCATGAAATCAAAGCAAGTACCTCTTACAATATTCTCTCAGATAATTCCAAAGAGGGCTACATTTGGCAATAATTAGCCTACATCTAGGTATATACCTAAAGGTCGTTTTACAACAAAGAAAGGATCGTCTACATCTTCTATATATGACGACAAATTCTATGATGGTGACAGAAGTGGTTTGTAGCCAGACTTTGATAAGTATGGAGATAATGACTTTGTTAAGTTTATATAGAAGGGTGATGCTAGAGCTTAGTATTACAATCTTCTTGTACAAACTATGGAATAGCAATGGGATAAGCTTGGACTAGATCCATCGTATAATAGATTTAAGCTTCCGTAGATTGAGGGAACTTCTGACATGAAGAGATCTAGAGCGTTAAGTAGTCCTAGTAAGTTCGTTAAAAATAAACTTTAGAATGCCACTGGTGCTACATCTGATGATATAAATATGAGAGACGAAGGAGATTTTGTATAGCGCAATGGTAAATGGGTTCTTAAGACTGCGCCAACACGCTTTATAAACGAAATGGAAGATCCTTCTATGATTAGCTCAGATTTAGCTTATACTGTTGGTATGTTTGTAAATATGGCTAACAACTTTGTAAACAAATCTAAAGTACAAGCAAAACTTGAAACGCTAGGATATAACTTATCTGATGAGACAAGAGATTCAGAACATCAAGGAACTGGTACTAGATAGCAAGAGCGATATGCAAAGATGTTAAAGCAATTATTTTACGAGTCTAGAGAGACAAATGATAATCCTGGAGAAAAGCCTTCAAAGAAAGCTATTGCAGCAGCAAAGCTTGTAAATAAGACAAGAGGTGTTTCTGCTTATCTTATGCTTGCCGCAAACGTTCCATCAATGTTTGTAGGTGTGTGGGACTCTTTCACATAGATGCCAGCATAGGCTGCTAGAAATGATCAGTTTGGCTTCAGAGATCTTATGAAAGCGTACCTTTATACAGGATTTAACCTTATGAAGGCTTTAGCTAACATTGGTAATCCTATAGCTAATTGCAAAGCTGTAGCTATGATGTAGAAAGATGGTCTTGTTAGAACAAACGATGAGACATTTAAAGATACTTATCGCAATAGAATTACAAAAGCTTTAAAACAATCTGCTACAGGTGGTTATACTATGGGTGATTATATGATGAACATGCTTGCGCAAAGAGCTACATATAATGCAAAGAAACACTATCCAGGAAATTCTATTGTTAAAGAAGGTTTTTATACAAAGACGGAATTTGATAGACTGATGGTCAATAGTGGTCTTACATAGAAAGAGATTAATAGAGATTGGAAAGACAATCATGGAGAATCTATGTGGAACGCATACTATTTTGATCACGGTATAGCAAAGATTAAGCCGTTATATGCTAATGTTTAGGTTTAGGATAGTAAGTTGTCTGCTACTATATAGCAAACTATGGCGTTACTTAATGGTAATTCGCCAAAGAATGATCAATCAGCTGTTAGTAATAATGTCTTACATAAATTCTTCTTCTTGATGCGTAATTTCTTTATACGTAGAGCAGAACACTGGTTTGCTGGATATACTTCAGATAATGTTGTAAGAGAGATTGAATAGGTCAAAGAGACTGTATAGAGAGGTGGTACTACAACTATTAAAACTAAAACAGTCCGTAAGCCTCTAACAAATGAGTAGAAAGCACAGAGGTGTATGTATGATTATAGTACCGGTGAAGCTAATCCTGCCGTATTGGTAAATCTTATGAGAGGAGCACATACTCAACTCAAATGGTTTAATCAATAGATGTTTAATCGTCAAGCTACTATTATCGATCCAGTTAAGTTTAATAAAAACGAAGTAAAATCTCTCAAAGAATTTTTAACCTGGGGTCTTTGTCTTGCATTGCTTTCTGTAGGATGGATGGCATTCCATAGATACGTATAGGATGATACAAAAGATCTTAAACCTAAGACATATGAAGACTCATTACCTACAATAAAGAACTTTATAGACTAGAAAGTTTATCTTAGACTTATAGATCAATGTATGTTTAGAACCATTGACTCGCAATTCTAGCTATATAATGTCTATTAGTTTGTAGTTATGGTTAAATCTGCCACAACCGTAACATCTGCTGTAGAAAAATTTACAGAAATACCTACTGCTATTGCTGACGCAGCTGGATTAACAGGAAACAACCCAACTGACATTATTAAGTCTGACTCGAAATACAAATATTTCCCACGTTGGCAAAGATCGCTAATGACCGCCTCTGGTGTATTAAATAATATACAAACATGGGGATCTAGTAGGGGTAATGATAAAGTAGGTAGATGGTACTTTGATAACACTGTAACTGGTACTGTGTTTAAAATGGGTGGATACACATGGAAAGATAGCGAATAGAAGAAGTCTAGTTCAGGCAATATATTTAAAATGGCACCAATGTAGCCGATGCCAAAAATGGCACCAATGGCACCAATGCCTGGATTTTAAACGCGTACTAAGATATTTCACATAAACTAAACCAAACAAAATAGGGGAGCAATACCGATAAGGTACTGTTCCCCTTTGTTGTTATATAAGGTTTTCTAAAAAGAGTGGAGCCTCGTCTGCTAACGGCATAGCGTAATCCGTTTCTGCAGACAAGGTGCTATTACATAGCAATAATCTTCCTATATCTGAAGTAAGACCCCAAAACTGCAAAATTCGAGTCCTTTCTTCTAGCGTTGGAGAGATTATTCCATCTTTCATCTTATATGTTGATGGCGTCATACTAAGCCTATACACCATATATGGTGTATTGTTACATCGTTTAGTATAAACGCCTTTCAAACTAGGTGATTTAACAAAACGGCGTGCTCTATCTATAGATAAAGCATTCCGTACATCGTCATTAACAACAAAATAGATACTACGATAATCCCCTGGATTGTCAGGGTCATACGTATAGATATCTACAAACCCTGATTTTTCAGAGAAGTCATCTAGCTTAATATCGTTCATAATCAAAGGCATTACTACCTTTGCAAATTTACTCATAGGTTTAAGGTTTCACTACCGTCTCCAGTGTAATAATCATAGCTGTGGTCCCAGCTATTTGTTCTCAAGTGCCATAAATAAACGATCATAAAATCATGTATTGCTACATCTCTAGAAGTAACTTGAAATGCAGACAATTTGAATACCCTTATTTCATTGCTACCTGTTGTATCTATAGCTATGATATAGAATTCAAATCCCCACTTATCGATTTCATCATTGCTTAATTTTAGTACATTAGCCAGATACCAATATACTGCTTTCTGATAAAAACACAATTGTCTACAGTAATCAAATTCTTTCATACTATCTTCAAAGTGCCATAACTTAGCTGTAGTTTTGATATCCATAATTGTACACGTTCTTGTATCAAAGTTAAATGTACAACTATCAAGCAATGATTTACATGCAATAGGAGTAAGTGCTCCATGATTTAATTCATCTTCTGTAAAATAATCCCAGTTTATCTGGAACTCATGGTATACGTGCATACTGCCATGTTCGCCAGCTCTTCGTATTAGTCGTCTTGCTAGTTTATGTTCTCCAACATTATGCTGGATCTTCATAAGCTGGTCTAAGTCATACTGAGATATAAGTATTTTCTTAGACTTAATAGCTTCGATATAATCCTTATACTCTACGCTTATTTTAAGCGCCTCTGAGAGGATTTTATCTTCACTCTTGCCAACTATACTATAAGACTTGCGATAGGCCTCTGAGAGCTGTTTATTTAGCTCTATTTCAACGGTATTTATTAAGTTTTCGCAGAACTTTTGTGCCTGTGCACTTTTAGGCTTGTCGCCATCGAACAGAACGTAATCATTCCAGAATTGATCTGGTTGAAGTAGGAACTCATGTATCATGGTTCCTTTACGTAACTGTGGCAAATCTAAGCCTTTCTCTTTACCATCCAGCATATTACGAAAATAGGCTGGCCCTTTATTTAAGAACCAGCCTATCGCGCTATTACTAATACGCGATCCGTCTTCGTAGTATGGAATGTCGTATTCCGGTATTTTGTACTTTGGTGTAATCATTAGCATCCTGCACAACAACATTTTTCGCAATCATCACAACCTAACATCTGATCAAAAGTTGGCTTTTTCTTCAACTTAAGGCTGTTTGTATTGTTCTTGTTTTTGTTTCTTGGATGAGGCTTTATAGAACCCTTAGACGAAAGGTTCATATCCTCAAACAACTCTTCGAATGTCGTAGTAGGATAATTGTTAGCTTCCTTTACGAAAGATGCTATATTATCAAAACTACATACTTCGAAGTTGTCCTTGATAAAATCAGTTAAAGACTTAACTTCTTTCTTGTCGTTAAGCTTGTCATTCAATACCTCCATTATAAGAGATGGAGACATCTCATCAAACTCACGCCAATAGCGAATACGAGAACAACGGTCTATCAGGTATTCTGATATCTCATTGTCATCGTTACATGTAAACAAAATCATATGCTTACCCTTTGTATCAGAACCATCCAATACCTGTAACAATACAGAATCGTCATAATCCGCAAGAACTTTATCAAGTTCGTCGAACAAGAAACAAACGCTTGTGTCACCAAGCTTTTCTACAAGATTTTTAAGGATATACGGACGTATGTTTTTGTCTATATTTATAATTGGAAGACCGCTCTTATTGGCAATCATCTTAGCCATTACGGTCTTTCCTGATCCCTTCAATCCTGCAAGCATTACACCAGTAAATCCGCTTTCAGACAGGTTATAGCTATTAATAACCTTGTCTATGAAACGTTCATCACGCGATGTACAATATACTTTAGAAGGTAAAGATAAGCCGCTAGTCTCTTCGAGTGAGATCGCGTCTGTATAACGGTCTACGTCAATATTATAAACCATTCCTGGGGTCAAATCACACTCAAGTCCTTCTGTGTTAAACTTAAAGTTTACGCTCTTACCTACTTTCAAAAATTTCTTTTCCATATTTACTGATATTATAATACTCAAATATTGGTTATTCATCTAATTTAATAGATGGATATTTTTTAACAAAATCAAGTTTTGCTTTCTTTAGTTTATTTTCCAGCTCTTTGATTCTGTCTAATTCGTACTCATATGTATGAACATAATGTTTTCGTTTTAAATGTACATCTTTATATGTATTGTTATATAATGATGTACACCATTCTAGATTATCAACACAATTATTGTGTTTATTCTCATCTTTATGGTTTAAAACTGGTTTATTTTCAGGATTAGGTATAAAAGCGTTTGCAACTAATCTGTGAACGGTAAATGTTCTACCTCTATCTAAGTTAGATAAAGACACATATAAATATCCATTCGTTTTGTTTTCTACGCATGTCATCATATGTTCTTTTACAGTTCTATATTTCCCTTTATATCTACCGGGACATTTATGTTCCAGACACTTTACTCTACCAAGATTACTGACTTGGTATAATCCTTCAAAATTTTTTATATCTTTCCAAACTTCATTCATAATTTTGTGATTTTATCTTTTCAACCAACTCATCTACTTGCTTGTGATTTCTCACAATATAATAACGCATTTTACTGTTATGCCGTTTCAAGTAATGCTTAAAAAGTTTCCATCTTAATGGAAAAGAATCACCCATTAACCCCTTGCATTCTATTACAAAGGATCGTTTTTTATATTTACCAATAAAATCTGGAAGATAAGTTATTGCTCTTACATGTTCGCCGAATATCTCGAACTTATCCAGTAATACGAAATGCTTTGGCTCATATTTAACTGGTATTCCAGCTTTCATAAAAGCTTCATAAGTATAGCATTCGAGTTTGCTCCTAAAATGGAGGCCATACTTATCGACCTTAGTCGCATTTCGCACCCTGCCTTTAGATTTCTTGCCTATCATAATAAAAATTCTTTCCCCTTATCTTGGATACAGAAGTCTTATTAAAATAGACAATTTCGCCGTCAGTTACTTTTTGTTCACCTACGTGATGGACACACGCACATATACAACCATCGTCACTATAACTATCCCAGATAGTCATCTGCAATTTATTTGGAAGATAAATGCGCATAAAACCACCTTTACTAAGGTGAATTTTCTTAGTCAGCTTCTTTGTAAGCCATTTATGCAATAGAGGAGACATTACTGCACCTCCCAGCACACCAAGCAGGCATCCTATTACTACATCAATCATATTTCTGTAACGTTTTTGTTAACCAGTCTTTCATGGTGCTAAATCCGTTGTCACGAACAGCATCTGATAGATCTTTGGCTTTAAATTTCTTATTAATGAAAAAAGCATCTATATTGTATTGTTTACTATATTGCCTAGCCTTAAGCATACCTGTTTTATCTCTATCATACAGTATAACTATATGTTTCCATTTGGAACGTAGAGACCTAAGTATATCTTCAGGTATAAATACAGTTTCACTAGCAGCAGCTATTGCATTAAAACCCATCTCGTAGCAACACATCACATCTTTCAGTGACTTTGTTATTATGAGTAGGTCGCCTCCTTCCTTAGGCAATTCGGATAATCCCTGTACGTGCCGATTTGTCAGATTGGTACGCCATTTAGTAAACTTGGAAGCAAGCGGACGATAAATCTTAAACTTATCATACACTTTATATGCATACATAGGACTATTTTCTTTGTAGATACTTCGGACGATACTATTACAAAGAAAGTATTTAATGCTGAATACATTGAACTTTTTTAGGGTGTCAATATGTATTCCAAACTGTTTCCAGTATTGTTTGTCTACATTGGTAAACGGCTGTCGAACTATTCCGATATCGGTATCTCCTTTCGGTATATCATACGTATTTGTCCTTACTGTTGTATTAGGATTTATTCTGCGTACGATTCTCAATAATTCTCGTTCAAGTTCTTCTCTAGTCGTTATACCTTTGTATTCTTTTATGAACTTTAGAGCATTTCCATACTCTCCGGTTCCAAGGTCTTTCCATAGCAGTCCTCCGGTTTTGGAATGAAATATTCCAAATGACGGGTTTTTATCTCCAGACCTTAAAGGACTATTCATAAGCTTTCCAACTTTGAATTGTCCTAGACAATACGTATAGATGTCTAAATCATTTACTTTGTCCAAGATGTCTCTCAAGGACATAGTAACTGCTGTTCTAGTACTATACATAACTTATAAGTTAGTGGGCGTCCACGGTCTCGAACCGTGACTATATATTTCTATATTAGAGCTTACCTTCCTCACGCCCTTATAAAAATGAGCAGTTTAATGACATGCTCAGGTCATGACGGACGGATAGTTTACGGACTTATCCAGGTCGGGGACTTCATTAGTACATCCCAGATCCAACTTAAGTATGGTTCACTCATGAAATCTGGCGCCCCAGGAGAACCGGGGTGCAATAAAAAGAGTGTGCACCTATCCTCACGGACCGGAGTTTTCTGCATACATTTGTACCAATGAAATTGTGGCTATGCTAGGAATCGAACCTAGCAGAATGGACAAAAGAAAATAAACCAAAAATAAACCATTCTTGTCATATGTCTCACGACACCCTGACTAGCCTTATTGGAGGCATTTCACCTCCAAAGGGTAACTGAATTACCTAGCTCCACCAACGCCCTTTCATGGCAGTATTACCTCCCTGGGGCGTATCCACTTGTCGTACAGTTTGACACTCCTGCTATATAGACGGTATAAAAACCATCTACCGGATTTCATACAATCAAGTAGTATTTCTATTTCTTCAGGCGTAAATCCCTTAAAACGGAAGATCAGATGCGCCTACTGCATCCGCAGTTTCCGGAGTAACGGTTGGTGGTACGTTAAGCGGATCGTTGTTCTCCTTATCAGCAACAACTGGACGCTCCATAAGGTCGTTCTTAAAGAGCTTAATCTGCGAATTTGTGTTAGACATGTCTTCAACGAAGATTCCGAGCTTACTTACCTGAGTATAGCCCTTCTTATCGTAAATAACCTTCAAACGGAGCTTCTTCTTAGTAGCGATCATAGGATCAAGCATTTGCTTTGTCCAGTCGATCATCTCCTTAAATGTAGAAAGCTCTGCATCTAGTCGCTGTGGATAAAAACAGTCAAGAATCTGACAAACTCGTCCAAACTGAGCGTTATCACGCTTCTGCAGGTCTTCGTCTGTCTTAATATACATTCCCTTTGTATTCTTCCACTCTGTCATAGTAGCTGTTTGACCATCCTCATTCTCAAATACGATCTCGAGGAAATCGAGACCCTGAGGAGACTTGTTACAATTTACCTCTTTAAGAGTGATATTCTGGTTAATGCCTACTGGCATATAACTACCATTACTAAATTCTTCGTTGTTAATTGCGGCTGTCTTTGTACTAAACATAATCTCTATTATTTTAATATACGTAATGCTAACATATCAAGTTTATTCTCAGCATAGTATGCTGTTAATCGAATAAATCGATACATCAATTTACTTAAATATTCTATCCCAATGTGTTGTAAGTGTCCCATCTTCATTACCTTCTGCAATGACAATATCCTTTCCAGCTATGTGTCTTGCACGAGCTTCCATAATGGTATCAGATGTACCACCTTTAAAGGATATATGTGTTTCATTTCCTTTGCGATATACATAACCAACCGCATCAGCTAATCCACACACAATTTTACTTAGCTTACCAACTAAGTCGAGTTCTTTTGCAGAAACTTCAACACCGTCCTTTTCGGTTACGGTGTCCTTAACGTGACCTACAAGAATAAATTCGTCACACAAATCTCGGAACATATCAACTACTTTCTTTACTGCGTCTCTAAGATACTTATAACCTGCACCGTTAGGTAAAGTTGTTACGTCTGTGCCGTCCCATTTTTTACCCATTGGAGTCTGGCGATAGAGTGTACAAGCATAGCTCATACAGATATCTTCGAGTCGTGTAGCATTGTCAATAGTGATATGCTTATAGAAATTATGACCTACTTCTTTATTCTTGGCACGAATGGCACTTGCTGCTTCTCCTAAATCGTTGATCGTACGACACTGGATGGCCATCGCATCAACGAAGACAGAGCCTCCCTCAAGGTCTATGATAAGGTTATTATCCAGCTGCGCAAGACAAGATGTCTTACCAGCCTTTGGAAGACCATAGAGTATAAGATATCTCATTTATATTCTATATAGTTCGCTACACTATATACGTTCTCTTATGAACTGCTGCATATCACTATGCAGATTTGACTATATCACCATCTCTTTTAAATTTGAGATGAACGCCATTTCCATCCACAATAGCTTTGGATGTACTTCCTTTCGGAATAGTCGATGAACTTTTTATGGTTTCTATATTCGAATAAATCTTTTCTATTTGTTGTAAAAAGAAAGAAAGATGTAAATCCATCTTCATTTTATTACAACATCCGCAACATGGTACACAATTATCTATTATGTATCCTTTTGAGTTATCTATCCTATCTATACCCAAACATCTATCTTTTCCGCAATAAAAACATTTGCTAGAACATAGTGATAAAACTTCTTCTTCAGAAAGGTCAAAATTTATACCACGTTTTATAGCATTGCTTTTAAAATGCGAATATTTTGTCCTAATGTCTTTTGGTAATTTCTTTGAATCAAGCTCTTTAAAATGAGCTTTTCTCCACTTTCCTATACATTTAGAACATCCAAAATGTTTTGAGTTTGACTCTAGATTATCGCTTCTTAAGCGAAATTTTCTTCCACATGATTTGCATGTACAAAAGAAATATACTCTATTTTTATTTGCTTCAGAAAGATCTATATCGTCTACATGTATACAACCAAAGTTTTTTCCTATAAACTTTGTGTACTTATCTATAGTTTTTTGTTTTACCATAACTTAGCTGCTAATTGTGTTTAATTATCCCGTTTTTGTTTTATAACGTTAAATAATATAAACAGGTTTCAGCAATTAGACGTTTTTTCTATAAATGTCACCACTTATAGCCCCGGATTGTCTAGGGTTTTCAGAAACTGCAGGAATTTTACTAGTAGGTAATGTTAAACTCATGATACAATGATACTAAAAGTTTTAATTAAAGCTTAATGTTAATATTAATGATTGTCTTCTTAACCTCTGGACTAAGTGAAGAGATAAAGTTGTAATCACTAAAATCAGAATAGCTATAAATGTCGGTACCAATCTGGATCTCATCATTGTAGAAAATGATAGGGAGACCATTCTCAAGACGGTAAATCTTACCGAGCTTAATACCCTTCATAGTATTCTTCTTCTTGCTATAGTTAGCAAGAATATCACAAGCCTTTGCGAACAAAGTGTCGCCCTTCAGAGGCTTGTAGATATAAGTATGATCCAACTCGTTGAACATGGCATCAATCAGATCGTCCTCCTTCTTTGTGTTAAACAAATAAGAGTTGTTCTTCTTTACAGTAGAAAGAATAATATCATCGAGAATCTGAGAATAAATGTTACCATTGTTAATGTTCTTAATGTTGTTGTCAGTAAACTTAATATCGTATGTTGTCATAATTCAGCCTAAATTTTAATTGCTTAACTTTCTATCAAGTTGTTATATGCTAAGTCATTCTGGAATTCAAGTATGCAGGGCTTTCCTGCGTCTCGATTCTTCAAGATGTGTAAATACACCTTGTTCTGAGTAGGTAAATGGCTCGGGCCGTATTCTTGTATTCCAAGAATTTCAGGTCTATGAATAACTATAACATAATCGCTAGCTTGAAATAAAGCATCAGCAGATGAAATGTCGCTTCTCATAGGATAATGCGACAAAAAATTGTTTATTCTTTCTGGTGATTCGATATTTCTATTCATCTGTGCTAGTTGTAACACTGATGTCATAGGGTACTTTTTAGCACTTATGAAAACTCTTTCGAGTTCTTGCATGGTCTCTATAACACTGCCTATAGGCTTTGTCAATAGAGCGTGATCATACATTATTATAAAGTGTTTATTAGTACCTTTCACATATGTATTATAGAAATACCTAATAATATCTTCTGCTTCCTTGGGAGTTGTAGGATTATCTACAAACCATATAGGATACTCCTTTAGCTGATTAGATACTGAGATGACTTTTCTGAAGGTATCGTCATCCAGGTCCGTTTCCGAACTATACAGAGTCGAAGTCGTTTTCCTAAGCTTACTAGAAAGCGTTCTTCCAACCTGCCTAAATCCAACCATCTCTAACGAGAAAATCAGAATTACTATTTCTTCATCAGGATTCAAATCAACAATATCAGTTGAGATCTCGTTTGCAAACGAGCTCTTCGGTTTTGTTATCACTGAGCTTTTTATCTCAGCTTCTATAGCTTATGCTGCTTCGCTATAGCCCCGCGTACATTTTCACCTGTTCTAGGTGCCGGGCACTCTTGGAAGGATTATATTTATTCACCTTCTACGCTGTACGGTGACTCAGAGCCTTTCGAAATCTCTGAGTTTACCACGGTATTCTCTTCCCAGAGTTCACCGTATTTGCCCAATTGTAATCCATACTCTTCCAAGTATAGACGGCAATATTCTAAATATCTTTCACGTTTACGCTTTAAATATACAGAACAGTTTTTGTAAAGATAGTTTGATACATAAAAAGCAGTTTTTCCAGCATAATATAGCGATGCTACATTTTCTCCTACTCTTTTTGTAACGATGTTTTCAAATTCTAAAGGAAGCCAATGCTGTAGTTCTGTTAGAAATTTTACAGTTCCAAGAACGCCAACATGTGCTCGTTTGTGATCTGTATCACACCACGACAAACAGCCATCACCATCAAAATATCCTCTAATAAAATGTTTTATTAAACCCTTATCTTTGAATATTGATATTGGTGGAAATGTTAATGTGAGAGACTTCTTTGGAGTACATCCATAAGAATTTAATACTTCCCACATATGCTTGCTATTAAAATATAGTCTGCATCTGTTTGCTCCATTATAATTTGTTTTAGATATATTAAGCAGCTTTTCTACATTTAGTTCCTTTCTTAACATATCTAAATGATCTTTATCTTCTTCTTTTAAAGATATTTCTATTCTATATATCCCGTTTTTAATAGATCCGTCTTTATTTACTCTGTATGGTGTTGTTATATTACCATCGGCAAACAAAAACCCAAGCCAATAGGCTTTGTTTTCAGTATCTATTACATCAAAATAATCGTAATTTATCATATCCGTTTTATTTTCTTAACGGATAAACGGGTGCGTTTGGTTGCAGCTTATGAAAGATTCATTACCGCTTCCTGAAATACCAGCTATGGTGTAAACGGTATTAGGTTCAATACCTCCCATACACTGCTTATTAAACTTAGCCCATCTAGTCTTAAGAGAAGTTATAGAATGTTCTCTTCGACCAGATATGTAGTTTATTGCCTCTTGGGCTACAACTGACATTGGTCGTATAAGATTAGATAAGTTCTGTTCCATAAGTCGATTCCTCAATTTTAGAGTTGTCTTGCATTTCTTCCTCAGATTCTTCCCACTGATGGTCTACGAGCCATCTCCACATCGTCTTCATATAACTTAGTTTACCTTCGTTAGTCTTTTTCTTCATTTCAAAGTCAAGACACTGAATAAGATGTTGAGCCATAGCCTCACTTTGGCCTACATAGACATTAAATAAATGCCTACATTTGTTAACGTTGGCTCTTAGATAGTTTTTCGTACCATCTGGTCGTAGAACGTATATTGGGTACATTTCATAAAACAGATCGAAATAGTCCTGTTTAGGGCGAACTACATCCTTAAGCGTATCTGTTGCATGATATGTAATTGACTTACCTCTCTCGATCGAGGTAATAAGTCCCTGAGAAATTAAGTTTGATATTTCTTCGTCGCTAACTAGGCTGACAATTTTGCGGACGTCTTGATTATAAGTTTTTTGATTCTTATCCAATACCAAACTTAGGAATATTAATTGATTTGAATTTAATCCTGGAATATCCAGGAGTTTTGTGTTTAGTTCAATAATCATCTTATATACGTTGATAAACGATTAATCATCGAAGATTGTCAACTGGCGATTAACAAACTCACTAGCTATCTTTTTTGCTTTACTAATGTAGTACTGGTAATCCAGGTGACGGTTTTCTATTGGTGTGGCATCCATCTTATTAAGAATTCGGACTCCATGTTCTGTTATTCTTGTTTCAGAACGCTTTTCATACATTTTGTCCTTGACCCTTATAAGATAGTAGCCACTATTTGATGCGTAGTATCTATTAATACGTTGAATCAGGTTTCCACCATACTCAACTTTTGATTCCTTATTTACGCTTTGTGACATTAAGAAATCACGGATATCTCTATCCTTCTTAATAAACTTGTCTATCGGTTCATTGTTCAAAAAATAGTTTATCACAGCTTTGGAGATAACAACTGGTGTCATACTATTGTTAAGACCAATATCTGTGATAAACTTGCCTTTCTTTTCTATCAGTCTTGGATCTCCAGATTGAGAGTATCCTTTGCGAACACCAAAGTAATTGTTCACGTCGTACTGATAAAACGACTCGTAATCATCGGATTCGAATGTCAACTGGGTTAATTGCTCAACTTCCTTAATTGCATCGGCTATTGCGAAGCGGGCGGATTTGTCAGCAATGTAGACGACACCATCTGTATTGACTTGTACAATCTTACAATTCAATTCTAGAAGCTTATCCACTAACATAAGTAGTATAAGTTGCCCATTTATACGTATCTTGTATACGTTAAGTGGATCATATGCCCAGCTACTTTCTTGTTGCATCTTTCCGGTAAGAGCATTAAGAGCCTGTTTGAACGCCTTAGACTTTAATAACTCTCCATTACGTTTGGCAGCTAATCGCTCCTTGTATAGAGCGTTGTACACATTCCAAAAATCTTCTCCTAAGTGAACCGGAAGCCAATGGTTTATAATAGCTAACGAAGGATACATAGACGTAACGTCGGAGTGTCCTATAAATTGTTCATCTGTAGGTTTGTAGACTCTAGGTTCGTTGATGGTGTGTATACCACCTTCTCCTATAGAGTAGCAAATATTTGAGAGAACGAACTTCTTCTCATAGTTTTCTTGTTTCTTATCAGACTTACTTGCGTTGCAAGTAGCATTCTTTACATCCAATAAGACTTCTTTCAACTTTGGGTTAGAATATTGTATGAATGGGAGTATAATGTCACCTAAACGAATGTTTCCGACTTTTCGGGTACGAGTTTTTAGCTCGTCTTTTGTTGTGTTGGTAATGTCTAAAACTGTGTGCAAGAGTATTTCCTCTCCAAATCGTACGCCACTCATTGACAGTGCATCAAACCCCCATTCTTTTTCAACTTCAAGACGTAGTTCTACATCTTCTTTTACTTTATTAAGCAAAGTTTCAGTAGCATCTACGTCGTTCACATTATACTCTATCATAGCATCGATATTGCATTCTTCTATCTGCATATCAAAGTTACCTTCGTACTCTTGCACATTTGGCATATGCAAAAGTATTTCGATTTCTTTTAAGCTTTTCTGTTGCTTAGCACTATAGAGCATCAACATAAGGTCAAACGAATAGAAGTAATTTGCATACTTATACTGTTTAATCTTATCAATATTGTCTGTTTTTTCCGAACTTATTATCTCTTTACTAAGATAATACAGAGAACTACAAATTCTCGAGTATCCTAGTCGCTTCATTCTATTACAGAAATGTATGATGTAGTTTATAACTATATCATCATAATGCTTGTTGTTATAACCACACATTATATGATCAGTTCTGTTTGTATAGAAGAAGTCAACTAGTTCTTCTAGTTGATTTTTACGACAGGATATCTCGAATTTATATAGGTTATGATTCTCTGAATCTTTACAAGTACAATGAAAACAGTTTGGAAAAACTTCTATGTCATATAGAACTACTGGTCTTTCCTTTACTATCATAGTAGTTCCAATCGGATTCGAACCGATGACCCCCGGTCTTCCCGGCGCTCTGGCCACTGAGCTATAGAACCGACCCCGTCGGGCCTGCATGACATACACGATATGTGCGGACGCTGATTGATGTTTTACGTCTTTCGGTACCTTTCTCGCTGCCACATATCAGTACCACATGTTGTCCCTAGTGAGGGTTTGCACCTCGCAGTCATATCCTTTCGGAGCACACTAGGGTGACCAGTGGTGTCCTGGTCAATTTTGAAGAGGGTACGCCTTAAGCTGCCATTCGCATCTTATTTACGCCTGGTAATAGAAGTCGTCCTGTCTTCTTGCGATGGTCTTTAAGGTTTGTACAAACAAGATTACTGCGCTTTGCTTTTACCTTGTTTGTCTCCTTACGAGCCATCTTGATGACTTTACTGCTTTCTGGAAGATTGTTTACTCCTCCATATTTAGCAGTTTCGCCATTGTCTTTTATCTGAGCAACTTCCTGCTCAGTGAACTTGTCGTCCGAATGCTGGAATCGTCCTACAAGTTGTAATTTGTCATATTTAGCGACAACTAAGTCTCTAATACGTTCTTCAGCCGCGACTCTCTCTGCCTCCCAAACCGGGAATTGCTGCGAGTAGAATAAGTCGTCTTTCTTAACCGGACATGGGTTCTTTCGTTCCCATTTCTGCAGCTTGTGCTGAACATAGCCTTCCATGAGCTCAATGCGGTTAAGCTTCGTAACCTTTCTGCGAGATTCAATTTTGATTGAATTACGCTTGAGCAGTACGAACCAAGGTTTCTTACGAGAAAGACCGTGGATACCATGTTCTTTACAGAACTTAGAAGTAGTCCCGTGAGATTTATCAAAGTCCTTAAGCCACTTCTCTTTAGTGTCACGATAAGTTTCAACATAATTGTCCAAATATTGATTATTCTGGGTATTCATAACGTTGTCTCCTATAATTAAGCTGCCTGTTTAATTGATTTTTGTTTAACTTCCTTAACCTGTGTAGGCTTCTTGTTTACAGCCTTGGCCTTAACCTTGAGTCCACGACGAAGCTTACGTCCCTCGGCCTTAGAGCCGTGACGGAAGTTGTACGTGTTCTTCTCAAGGGTCTCCTTAGCCTTTTTCTTAGCTCTACGGAGATTATAGAAGTTAACACTATCATTCTTAGAGCACTCGATAGTATGAGGATCACCTCCCTTCTTGTGCTTATTGTGGTTGCTTACAGATACGTCTATACCAGCCTCATCAAATGGAGACTTACTATCAGAACGATACTGATAAAACGTAGCGTTACCTACAAGGTCACGCAGCTTCTCTACCACGTTTGCCGGCACATCCTTAAAGAATGCTGTAGAGTTGGTAATACATGCAGATTTAATTCCACAGTCTTTTACCAGCTTCTCAAGCTCTCCCTTCTTCTTCAGAACGGAGTCGCATACAACTGTTATATTGTATACAGTAGCGTTGTTCCACTGTTTCTTCGCGATGTCTACCACCTTTTTGGTGTCGGCATCATTGAGATGCATTCGCTTGCATCTACGGGTAATTGATGCGATGTGACGAGCCTGAGCGACATTGCGACGCTCTTCCTGCTTCTTCAAACGCTCCTCCAGAGTGATTTTAACAGGTCCTGAAGCCTTTGTCTTCTTGGAGTCGATCAACTTATCCATGATGCTCTTTTTACGCGCCTGACGAGCCTCTGCGCGAGCCTTAGAAGCAGCATACTTAGCCTGCTCCTTTTCAGCCTTAGCCTTCTTCTTAGCTGCCTTGAGTTCAGCGTTCTTCTTAGCCTTCTCTGCATCAGCAGCGCGACGCTTCTTAATGTTCTCTATTGTCTTATTAGCAGCATTAGACTCTTCCTTCTTAGCTGCCTCAGCCTTAACTGGTGTAGTTCCTATCTTAGCCTGAACCTTCTTGAGGTTCTTCTTATTATTCTTCTTAGACATAATCTTGATAATTTAATGTGTTAATAATGTTGTTTTTAAGGCAAGGGATTCCTTATTTGTGGTTCGTGTAAGCCTCGATCTTACTCCTTTCGGCGACCCTTGTATTTGTCTCGAACCTATAGCATTTAAACTGCGAGATCCATCTCGAACTTATCTGCAATAGTATCCTTAATCTCAATAGAAGTCTCATTGTTGAACTTCTCAAGATTAGCGTCAAACTTATTTGCTAGTAGCTGCTGCTCGTGAATAAGCTGTGCGATCTTAGCTGATGAGAATACCTCACGCTTAGGCATAGCCTTCAATCCCTTCTTTGCCTTAGTTGATGGATCAAGTGTCTTGATCATCTTGAGCTGAGCTATAGCCTCCTTTGCCTCACATGCTGCAAAAATGCTATAGTTATTTGTCTTCTTAAAATCCTCATAAGAGAATGTAGTAGTACCTGTGTTAAGAGCTACCAAAATACCCTTAATCATAATACGCTTCTCACTAAGCTGTACAATCTGATTATACAAACTCTTGAGATCTAAGCCAGAACCCTGCTTTGCTGCAATTGCCTTCTTAGACATCAGGTTCTCTGCTCGAATGATTCGCCAATACTTATTGATAGTAATATCAATGTTCTTGCGAATTGTAATAATGTTTGCTGAGTTCAATTTAATTGATTTCTTATTCATATAGTTTGATTAAAATTAAACAATTTACTTGAATCAGCCACTTACCTAGCTCCTATACTACATATTACTGTAATAAAGGATAAAAGGGTATCCATTGGTAATCCTACCCCGCAGGGCGGATTACCTATTCTCCGCAGAGAACTTTTAAGGATGCCCTTTAATATAAACTAATAATATTGTTATTGTATTTTCTTGTAAACAATAACGGTAACGTCATGCATGAATGTGTACTCTTCTGCGCACAGATCGTACACCATTCCCGCAGGAATGTTTCTGTTTATGGCATTACTCGTTTAGCGTTTACAATTCCATACTCCAACTCAATCATTGGTTTACCAATGCAGTCTTTTACCTGCAAAACTTCTTTACGTCCGTTGATATTGATAACAATTTTCTCAGGAAACTCTTGCTGAGCGTTAAGCCTTGGCCCTGACACCCGGGACCCCGCAGGGTCCGCTCCTACGCCATCAGCAATGCTAGAATTCTGACATACTTTTGTCGCAACATCATACAGTCGTTCTACGACCCAGTTAAAGTTTTTGTCTTTAACTCCTTTCATCACAATTTCTTGCGATAGTCCTTCCATAATGGCTTTTTGGTTAAGCCCTGTAGAAAGACTCACTAGTGCATCCCATACCTTAAGAGCGAAGCTCTCAAATGGTAAGGTTTGCTCACAGCCGATTATCTTGTTCCAAAAATGGAATCTAGTTGAACCAAGAGTAATACTACCATCATCGTTAACGGTATAGATCTTGTACTTCTCTGTATGGTCCAACTTTTCATAAACGGCTGCCTTAATTTTCGGTTCTGAGAGCATTACTGCTATAAGCTTAACGCTCTTTTCTGTTAAAACAGCCTCCATGAACTTATGCTATCTTATCAGCTGGTTTAGAATCTGCCTTCTGACGCTCGTAGTCGGCAACGATCTTCTCGTTTGCTGCAATGGCAGACAAACACTGAGCCTTAGCCTTATTGGCCTGCTCAATGATTGCCTCAAGGCGAGCGATCTCACCACGGTTAAGATCGTTAAGAATGCCACTCAAATCCTTAGGATCTGAGAACACAGCCTTAGAGTTCTTGTCCTTAAGAGCGTTCTGAACTGCCTCCTCTGTGGTCTCACCAAACTTGGTGCTGTTCTCACCGAGAGGGATATCAATCTGGTGCTCGGTGCCCTCATTGAGACGGCAAACGACATCACCGATTGCATTCTGCTTGGTTGCCATAGACTCAATCGTAATATAGCCGATCGCAAAACGGCGAGGCGAACGATTGAGGACAAGGTTTACATTGGAGCCCTGCTTAGCTTGCTCCAAAACCTTATCATGATCTGGGTTGAACATACGGGTCTGAGGAATAAATACGTCCTGACCGAACATTCTGCCACCGAGCAAGCTCAGTGGGGTACGATTTGACTTAATTGTAGTTTCCACGATGTTTACATTAATTTCTGACATAATCATATCCTTTTTGATATCGTTATTGATTAACTAACGATATGATTTTTAAAATATGGTGTATTTTGGCTACACCTTTGCCGTTGTTTATTGAATAAAGCAACGCTGATACGAAGATACTCGGTTACTACTTTGCTTACTTAGTTTTCTAAAGAAAGTTCTACTATTGTAGACGCTTTTCATAGACTTAGCTACACTATTTCTACTACAACAATAGGGTAGTAGACTTGTAGCAGGAATTACGTACGTATGACGTAATTAACATTTACTGGATTACCCAGGCCCATCGTCTAAAGCTTTGAATGCTTTCTTTGCATAATCAAATGCTGAACTATTTTCTGCTATTTTGTTCACGTTTTTTCTAACTTAACCATTCTAATCTTCGTTGGTGAAATTTTGCAGAGCAACTAACACTCATAGAATCTTAGAATCCTTATAACCCACGAAAATATGTAGAATCTCGGTCGTATTTCCCTTACTATACTTACAAGATATTCCTACACGATTGTTATTAAAGCAGATGATCTCTACTGCTAACTTAAAAGCGACTGTCAGCTAGGTCTCCTTACTGCGGTACTCGGCTTATGGCATGTACCCAGCGGTTGGTTATCGGAATGTCTCAGGATCAAACCCATCACAGACTTTACGGCTTTTTACATCTTTGCTGATGTTTGCAATTTTTCTGTACCGGTATTACTACCTCCTATTTATAGTGCACGAATATTGGGAATTCAACCCATACATTTCATCTTGTCACCCACTTATAAACGTAATATACATGTATAGAGACAGTATACACATATAATATACACAGTCGTTTTACAACATAGAATATAAGCTGCCCATCAATTTCCTGTATTGCTTCGAACCTTTGTGTTTACATATACTGTTGCGCAGTATACTTTAGCATGGTTGGCATATCGGTTGGCACTCGATTTCTTTACCTCAAGTCCTTACTTACAACGTAAGATACACTCTATAAAGGGACATCAATTTTTTGTTAAACATGTTACATTTTAAACTTTCTAGATTTTCATAGTCTATATCTTTTGCATACAACATACGCATATATAATATACCAGCTTACTACTCTGTAGAGACTATATAATATTGCATATCATAATACAAATAGACTATTGGTCTAAATTGTTTTGGATGAAAGTGGAGGTCAAATGATCCTGGCTGGATATATCTCGAATCAACTTTCTACCTATTTTGCTATTTCTTATTCTAGGATAGCTTTCCATCAATTTTCTTTGACTGTAACGGAGTCATCGATCATAGTCTCATGAACGATTTAATTTTCATGGAAATTGGCTGTAAGTTCGGATTGCCTAACATCCTAATTACAACTGGAATAGATTTTCACCGCGATCTTCACCCGCGTACGATACTCCCGTGGAGCTTCGATTAAGGGACTGCCCAACCCTTGTGCTTGTTTTACTTTTATATACCGCATAAACAAGAAAAGCCTGGCGGTCTACCATGAACTCAGACGTCTTACACCTCATCCCTGGCACCCCTTCAATGGAGTTGTGACGAATCGAACGTCAAGGACTATATGCCAACGTATTCACCATACGTCCCGTGAGTATTATCCTCACGATATTGCGTCTTAGATAATTTTTTCGGCCTTTATACTAGCTTTGGACACTAGAAACACTACCTACGGCTTAATAATACTTCTATATTGTTTGGGATATCCTCGGTTCTTCCAGCACCATGCACCATACCATGTATGCAATTCTGTTCACCTACTGGGGACCAATATAGTTCATCTCGTGTAACGTTCGTGTATGCTTAGTATTATCACATACAATTCCGATACGGTTCATTATGCCCTTCTTGGGACTTATGCGTTTTTAGATTACACAGCCTCATCCAGCTTGTCTCCAGACGGTTCTCACAAGTCCAGCTGTGTAATCTATAGGAGTTGATACAACGCTACTCCTACCTATATCAAACCGTTTCAATGTTTGATACATTTCATCCTACCTTTTGAGTGATCTCGCCCTGCAAGACAGGGTTAACATATTCTCGGATCCAGTTTAATTTGATTGAGTTTTTCTTCTAGCTCCTTCGCGGGGGATGTTCCAGAATAGTACGTAGACTAATGGGATCTACTATATGTACTTACCTAATTATAGCACATAGGGTTCTCATGTTTACTTATGTACATTAGAGGCGATTTGGATATAATCACGGAGCTCTCCCTTACGAATGGTAGAGTTGTGATTAGTGGAGTCGACCTTTTCTCCAGGTTCCATAATATACAGAAGTGGTACATACGACGTATCTGTCTTCTTAATTATGGTGCGTTTAACAATTGCCTTTGCAGGCAACTGTTTATGATTACAAGGTACAGGCACTTTTACCTTAACGGTATCATGCACTGTATCAGGATTAGCACGATTCATCTGACCAAACAAATGGTCCATTGGTTGCGATACAGTAGATGCTGCTACTGTTTGCACTGTCGTCGGAAGGGGCACGTTCTTAAGATCTGCAATATTCATGCCGATCGCAAGAAATGCTGCACCTAGCAACGTTGTTACTAATTTTTTCATACTTTGATAGTTAAATTATTTGCGTTCACTTTGCCATTGGATATCAAAGGCTCTTCTAACGCGACCAACTAGTTGTGAACCAGCTTTCTTAATTGGCCGTATTATTTTTTTACCTGAGCCTTAGCCTTACCCTTGGCTTCCTTCTTCTTGTTCTCTGCTGCCTTCTTATCAGCTGCTTCCTTAGCAGCCTTAGCAACAGCCTCTTCCTCAGCCTTGATCTCTTCGTCGGTCTTAAATGCCAAGTCGATAATATTCTCCTTAGCATAACCTACGAGCGGATCAGAAGGATTACGGAACAGATTAGAGATGATACCTGCATACTGAGTAGCGTTATCCAGCATAGAATCAGACTTAACCTTAACCATCATCTCTGGAACTACATCGCGATAGTATGCACGCTTGATAGAGATAACAGTCTTCTTAGCGAAGCTATTACCATCCAAGAAGTTCTTCTTCAGGTTCTCAACAAACTCACCTGGAGCTGCAAGAACTGCTGCAGTAGCCTTATCTGCAAATGCGATATTCTTGTTAGCTGTATCAATGTGAGTCTGAACACGCTCCTTCTCAGGAAGCTTGTTCTCTTCCTCAATCAGAATCTTGCCCTTAGAGCGAACCTCATCAGCACTGATAAGAACAAGACATCTTACAGCGTCTGCAATCTGATTGTCGGTATACTTACATACACCGGTGTTCTTGTCTGTAGAATGGTCAAGAAGCTCACAGAACGCAGATACAGGAGATCCTGACGTAGCGGTAACGTTGAAGAGGTGAGCGCCAATTCCATAAGTGAGAGTTCCGACACGACCCGTAAGGCTAACAACCTCACGAAACACGTCATGAAAACTCATGTTGTTGACACGATCAAGATTACTCTTAGCAGAAGCAAGAGCCTTCTCAGCGTTTTCCTTGTACTTCTTGTCCTTGGTGTCCTTGAGTGTCTTCTCGGCGGACTCAATCGCACGCTTAGCTTCTATAGAGCGATACGCCTTATAGAAGTTCACGCACTGCATGATGCTGTCCATAAGCTTAGAATCACGATTCATAGCCAGGAAGCCAGACAACGCCTCCTTAAGCTCTTCCTCGTCCTTGATCTTTGTAGGATCAAAGATCTTACCTGCTGTTGCAGCACGAGCCTGTGCGTCTTTGTCAAGATTCTTTGCAGTTTCTTCTGAAACTTGTACAGCTGCACCTGTAACCTCAACTGCTTCAGCGTCTTCGGTCGAAGGCAAGAGCTTAGCCTCGTCAAAGTTTACACCAATCTCTTTAAGAGCTTCCTTAAGCTCTGGGAGCGCAGACTTGCGAATTACTAACGCAAAGTCACTAGAACCATACTTAACCTCATTGCACATGCATACAGCAATGCCAAGAGCATTAATATGATTGATCTTGTCGATGGCTCCCTGTGGGATACCAGTATGCTCTGCAGCGTTCTCATCCAAGAAGAAACGCTCATGAGCCATCTTCAACAAGTCTACCTGATGGTTACGGTCCATGCTTGACCCACCTGTTGTTGTGAGCATAGCTGCAGCCTCAACAGCTGCATTTACACCGTTATCACCATTGTTGTTATTCTGGGCAACCTTAACGTTACCCTTGTTCTTTTTATTAGCCATTTTGATAATGTTTAAAAATGTTAAATACTAAAATTAATTAATAAAATCCTGGGCAACTAACTTAGATTCAACTTGTGTCGAATATAAAGTTCGTTTTTAACCAATCTTGTGGAGGTTTAGTGAGCACTTTAATATGCCCATCTTCACCCAAGTTAAGCGCAGCGACAGCATCTGCTACAACTGTATCCTTACCTGCTGGTTTTGTCTCATCACATGTACCAGCGCCCTCTGAGGGTTCCAAAGCCTGAAGTGAGCACGTCGGTGCCAGCATGGGAGTTGTAGAAGATTTAACTGTGCTGGCTTCACTTTTATGGTCAACAAAGGCACTGTTGACCATGCTCTTACCAGTAAAACCAAGCAAGAGACTCACAAGAATGATCCAGAACAACTTGTTACTCTTGTTGTATCTTGCGAAACCAAGAGCGATAAAGATTGAGAGAATCAATAATAAAAGTGAAGTCATTTTGTTAAACTTTTAAGTTATTTTTAATTTTCCTACGAGTGCGGCTTAATGCTGCTTTTATAGTGCCTGTAGGAGTTTTTAGCACTTTGCTAATTTCATCAACTGATAGATCCTCTACGTAAAACAAATTAAAAATCTTTTGTGTCTTTTTAGGGAGCTTTTCAAACTCCTTTAAAAGAAATTCATGTTCAAGAAGATTGACAAGATCTTCTTCTTCCGAAGAACTAGTTAATTCTACGGGTAGTCGGCCCATATCTTCTCCTAATTCCATAGATTTCTCCTTTATCTTTCGTAAATAATCTATAGCCGTTCTATTAGCTATAATTCTCAGCCATCCGCCAAAAGACGAATAGTCTGTGAATGTCGAGAGTTTCTGGTGAACCTTAAGAAATACAACATTTGTAAGATCTTTAGCTTCATCCATATCATTCACGTAATGAAAGAGTACGTTGTCAACGAACTCCTTATAACGGTTAAACAATTTATTAAACGCAAGCTCATTTCCCTTCTGAGCTTCTTTTATGGTCTCAATCTCAGATTGAGTGATACGCTGATACTCCATATTGTGGAGTAGGGGAGATCTCTCTCACCCTACCCCTGATAAAACGGAAGGTCATATACCATCTTTTGACGGTACAGTGACCAAACGTTGTTGACGAAATTGTTAAAGAGGATTAATTTTAAATCTTTTCCGCCGGTCTTCATTTCTACTTTTTCAAGTAGTCCTGAACCAATACGCATACGAGTTGTAAGTGTTTTGAACTTCATAGAATTGGTTAGGACTATTGTTTTCATAATCCAATCACCAACTCTACGCAAATGTTCATTACAACAGTATTCGTATATACAATCTTCGTCTAGGCTATCTCCAGCACAGAATACGTGCGCTCCATCAGTGAAGCCCTTTTTAAGGCGATTGTGGAACCAGTTAATCACATCTTCTACGTTGTCACTTTCATAGCCTAACAGACTAGCTCTGTAAATTAGCATTTTAGGGAAATACTCCATTTTTTATTTTGTTTAATTAAATGTTTTCTTAATAAACTTAGAAAAATCTTCAAGATATTCCTCTAGAAAACCAGCTTTCTCTGATAAGAAGTTATCAAATAGTGCCATATTACCGCATTTACACGATATTTTGTAATAGTTATCTAGGAATTTATAGTTATTTTGAAACCATACTACCCAACTATTAACCCATACCCAAAATGCATATTCTCCAGCATTGAAAGTCTTGTTGATGGATTCTAAGTTTATAGAGTCTGCAAAATTAAAGTTTTGAGACCCCTCGTGGATTCCAAGAGCTTTTCTTATTGACGCATTCTTTTCATCTGTTCTAGGTTTCCCTTTTCCAGTGTTGTAGATTGCTATATTCTCTTGATATACACGGTCTATCCATCGCGTTTTAACAGCATACTTAATTCTTTCGTGTGGCTTCTTACCAATATTTGATAATCTGCCAAACTCTGTACACCATTTAAATGCGAGGTCGACGACATAAGGACACCTGTCCTTTATCATCGCTTTGTATCCCTTTGTCATAACTAATAGGAAGAAGCTGGGGAATCGAACCCCAGACCCAAACCAAAAGGCGACGGTACCAACTTCTTTCTTCTCTCCACTTAGGTAGGAAACACCTAGACCAAACTTACGCTACGCAAGTATAGTCTACAATGTTATTTACATTGCCGTTTAATTTATAGTATAGTGCTTAATGTATTTATCTCCTCTGACAATCAAAGCCAGAACATGCCCTTATAAGCAGTTTTACAACATGCTTAGGTTGCCCAAACGGAATCTAAGCGTAGGGAGGAGGAACGTGGACATGCGGCGAGTCGAACGCCGGTCTTGCCAGATTATTTCATACACACTGTACATTCACTTGTAAATGTTCCGATGATCAGTCAGAACATTTGATTTAAACCACTTTAGATTCGTTCTAAGACGTTTTCGGCAGCATCGTGGTTAATTACTCCACTTATCTCCTACAACGCCTCAGAACGCATTAGAACATGGTTGAAAATATATAGGAATCCTCATGATACGAAGATACTTAGAGGGCTATATTCAGCATTTTTGATACATTTTGCAGGGTTCGATTAACTTTCTCAGAGCAACCAAATCTCCCCGATACAAAGATACGCACAAAACATATTGTTTGATCTACTGTCCCAATTTATTGTGTGGGTTCACATCTCTTCTTCTCATCGTGATACGAAGATACTTGATGAGAATGTTAATTCATTCTGAGATTCCTTCACTGTCTCGTCCCTCGGGACCTCCTGTAGTACTTGAGAATCTGTGTACGTGATACGAAGATACTTGTACTAGAAGAAGAATTATAAGCGATCGAACTGATAGTTGGCATAATACCAGCTGTTTGGATACTTGTCGCGCAACTCACGGTCGTGCTTCTCGTACTCCTGGTTCAGTTCGGTCATCTGCTTACGCTGATCCTCATCGATCTTCTGAGACAGGTCACGGAACATATTTGGCGTGATCTTCTGGTCGTCAGGAACGACGGTACCATTCTCGTCCTTGCCCAGAAGACGGGCCAACAGCTCTGTACGCTTCTTCAGAATATCGAGGGTGATCTTTGCCTTCGCACGGTCCTTACGGACATTGAGAAGCTCCTTAATACGGAGATAGTCAGCACACTTAACGATCTCTTTGACCTGGGAGATCTTACGCTTCTCCTCATCCTGGCGGATCTCTTCTGCCGCCTTGTCTGCAATGTCGGTTACGAGGTTACCCTTAACCAACTTTTCAACAACGTTGTCTACTGACGCATTCTGCTGCTCTTTAGCAGCACCTTTTGTTTCTGCTTTTGCCATTTTGATAATGATTTAAAATGTTTGTAAATAAAATTAATTAACACATGTTACTTCGCCCACACTCCATGATGGATTCTTAACCAATACTGCACCGTCGCTATTAACGGTGATGTCACATGGAGCCTTGTGGGCGCAGTTAGCCAAATGAATGAGTGCGAATCTAGCTTTTTGAGCTTGACTCTCATTAGGGTATTTGGATTCGAATGCCAATGTCTTGACAATCTTACCCTTTACCTTCTTAGTCGTATACACTGGAATCTTCCACATCATAATCGAGAGGATTTAATTTGTTCTGAAACTTGTCACGCTTATAAGCTTTTGCTTTAGCTTCTGCATGACGTTGACGATACACTTTCTTTGTATTACGTTGTGTTCTACACATAGTTACATATTATCTTGAACCATTTTGAATACACAAATAACATCGGTAGAAATACCATAAGAATCACGCATTCTCTTACTTACACCACAAGATATAATCTTGATAGCGCTTGTGAGAGACTCGTTGTTAGGCTCGTCATTTACAGCCTCGGACAATGCAAGCAACAACTTCA